TAGATGGAAATGTGTAGGAACAGAAGGTTCTAATACAGCATACGAAGAACAAACATGGCCAGTAGCTTTTAATAACACAGGAAGCTTTACTTCTCTTGATTCTTTAGACATAGATATAGTTCTAGGCTGGATAATGAGTGAAGCAGATAAAGACAATCAAGTAAGAAAAGTTGCAGCAAAAATAGAAATAATTAAGAACACAAAGAGTATAGGATAGATAAATGGCAAATACAAAAGTACCAGCAAGATTAATATCGTCAACCACACTCACAGTAGTGGCAAGGTCGGCAGGAATTAATATAACATTAACAAACGGTATATTAGCCGTAATAGCACGCTCAGGAACAATCAGCGTAGGGGTAACATAAAATGGCAGATAGAATACCATTAATAGTTGATTCAAGTTCGAATCAGGTAAAAGAATTACCAGCAGGTGATAGTATTATCCTTGCTGATAATGAAAAATTAAAAGTAGGAACAGGTTCAGATTTAAATGTTTATCATGATGGATCTAATTCTTTTATAGATGAAACAGGTACAGGTAATTTGTATGTTAAATCTAACTCAGTGTTATATGCAATGGGAGATGATATTAGATTAATGAATGCCGGAAACAGTGAGACTTTACTTCAAGCTGTTGTTAACGGGGCAGTTACATTAAGGTATGATAATACTGCTAGAATAGCTACAACAGCCACAGGCATAGATGTTACAGGTAATGTTATATATTCAGGTGGTTCATTAACAGTAGAAGCTGCATTAACAGATGGTTCTACTGTATCTTGGGATGTAACTGCAAGTCCAGTTGCAAAGGTAACACTTGCCGGAAATAGAACATTAGCTTTACCTTCGAATCCCTTAGGTTCAGGTCAATATGCTTCTTTATTAATTATTCAAGATGGAACTGGTTCACGAACATTAACATGGAACGCAGCATATGAATTCAAAGATGATACCGCTCCAACACTTACAACAACAGCCAGCAAAGGTGACCTATTTACCTTTAGGTATAATGGCGCTAAATGGCTAGAGGTTGGGAGAAATCAAAACCTCTCATTGAGTTAATCATATGATAGATGCAGGAATAGGAGCAAACTCCGCCTCAGATACTAGGTATGGTATTGATAATTCTTTGAAGTTAAACTCAGCAAATTCAGAGTATTTATATGAAACCAGAGATGCTTCAGGTTCAGATTGGAACAGGCTTTTATGGACTGCTTCTATGTGGGTTAAACATATGCCAACAGAAAGTTCAGCCACTTCTCCAAAAGAAAGAATGTTTGGTGCAGCAGATGCTAATAATGATTTTGATATTCGTTTTAGAGGACAACCAATAGGATTTAGAAATAATTCAGATGTTGATGGTGTAGCTGAACTTAGAACAACAGCAGTGTATAGAGATTATAATGCTTGGATGCACATTGTAGCAGTATGGGATACAGCCAATAGCACAGCAGGTAATAGAATGAGACTGTATGTAAATGGAGAAGAAGTAACTGGTTTTTCTACAGATACTCAACCTAGTCAAAACGAAAAATCTGTTTGGGGTAAAAAGAACGATGGTACAGACGGTAATGTTACTCACACTATTGGGGCTTATTACAATTCTTCATCAGGTTTTGCACAAGGATTTAATGGTTATATGGCTGAAGTACACTGGGTTGAAGGACAAGCATTAGCCCCATCAGATTTTGGTGAGTTTGATACTGGTATTTGGATACCTAAAGAATACACAGGTTCTTATGGTACTAATGGTTTTTATTTAAAATTTGAAGATAGCTCTAATTTAGGTTTAGATTCAAGTGGTAATTCACATAACTGGAGTTTAAGTAACTTAACAGCAGCAGACCAAGCTACGGACACGCCTACTAATAATTTTGCTACATTAAATCAGCTACATTACACAACTAAATACACAATAACTGAAGGAGGTACGAATCAAGTATCTTCTGTAAATGGATGGGGTACTAGTGTTGGATCTATAGGTGTCACATCTGGTAAATGGTATTTTGAAATAAAAACCCCGGACAATAATGGATATACTACGTTCGGTGCTATAGACGCAGATAGTATCTTGAGTCAATACCTAAATGGAGATGCTCATGCAGGAGATACTCCCTATGGCATAAGTTATTATGGTGGCAACGGCGGAATCATAGTGAATGGTTCTTACATATCAGGAACTTCTTTCTCCAGCTATAACACTCAAATTATGGGATGTGCATTAGATTTAGATAACAATAAAATATATTTCTCTAAAAGCGGAACTTATGGAAATTCAGGGAATCCTGTAACTGGCGCAAATGGAATATCTTTACCATCAGGTGGAAGTGGTACTTGGTTTTTTTCAACTTCAACGTATGTACAACCGCTTGCTACTAACCAAGGTGGTTATACAACTTTTTCAATCTCAAGTGCAGAAAGCGATGAAAACGGCTACGGAACTTTTGAATATGCACCGCCTACAGGCTACTACGCCTTATGCACTAAAAACTTAGCGGAGTACGGATAATGGCATATACAAATATAGACGATCCATCAGCGCATTTTCAGACTACTACTTATGCCGGTGATTCTAGTAATTCTACTGTTATAACTAATGGTGGAAATAGTGACTTAAAGCCAGATTTAGTTTGGATTAAAAATAGGACTTCATCTGGTGGTAACGTTAGTGATCATATGTTATTTAATTCAAATGTAGGCATTGGGACTGGGGCAAACTCTCCTTACCTAATGACAAATAGCAATGCACCAGAAACAACCAATTCAAATGGATTACAAGCAGTTAGCTCAAATGGGTTTACCCCAGGCTCTATGACCAGAACTAATGAAACTGGTAAGAATTTTGTAGCTTGGCAATGGAAAGCAAACGGTGGAACTACAAGTTCGAACACCGATGGAGATATAACTTCAACCGTGCAAGCTAATACTGATGCTGGGTTTAGTATCGTTACTTATCAAGGTAATACTTCTAACAACCAAACTGTTGGTCACGGCTTGGGCGCAGTTCCGAGTTGTATTATTATAAGAAATAGAACAAGAACAGAAGATTGGAGATTGAATTATAACCACGTAAACAGTGGTACAGGAATGATTAGATTAAATAGCACAGATTCTTATAATACAACTGCTACAACCTTAATGAACGTAGCTCCAACCTCTAGTGTATTTAATATTAGTACTGATTGGTCAGTGAATGGTAACTATCCATTTGTAGCTTACTGCTGGGCAGAAAAACAAGGCTACAGCAAGTTTGGTTCGTATATCGGTAATGCAGATGCAAATGGTCCGTTTGTTTATACAGGCTTTAAGCCTGCTTGGGTGATGATTAAATTTAATGGTACAGATGATTGGTATATATTTGATCACAAAAGAGCAGGTTATAACCCTGAGGTTTTTAGATTAAGAGCAAATACAACAGGCGATGAAACAACGGGAACAGATAACACAGTTGATCATTTATCAAATGGATTTAAATTAAGGTTTACTGGTGGCTCTATAAATGGTAGCGGTAGTACATACTTCTATATGGCCTTTGCAGAAAATCCATTTGTAACATCAACAGGAGTGCCAACAACGGCTAGATAATGTATAAATACATATACAAAGAGGAATTAATATGTGGGCAATAGTAGAAAGCGGATCAATTACAAAAATGTATACAAGACCGCGAGCATTTAAAATAGGAAGTAATCAATATCCTGCAAACACGATGGCATTATGGTCAGAATCGGAATTGCAGTCAATTGGTGTATATCCAGTTACAATCGACAATACCAATCTAAAAGATAAAGAATATTATATTAACACTAATATTACATATGCAGTAGATGGTTTAACAGTGACCGGCACGTACGGAGCAGCTACGGCAATAAGTATGACAGATACTTTATTCACAGCACAAGACGAAACAGATGGGCTTGGAACAGAAGGTGAAGTAGCAACAAGAGGATTAAAATATAATCATAAACAAATTATTAATCAACAAGCTGCTGGATTACTACAAGACACAGATTGGATGGTAATAAGAGAAGCAGAAGGTGGAACAGCAGTACCAGGTGCTACTACAACTTGGAGAGCAGCAGTACGAACAAAAGCTAATGCAATGCAAGTACAGATAGACGGTGCAGCAGATGTAGATGCATTAGCAGCTTTATACGTTTATAACGATGCAACTCCGCCAGTCAGACCACTTGGTGAATTTCCAACACTATAGGAAAAAATAGATGGCAACAAAAGTTAAAACAGGTGTAATAGATAGCTCAGCAATCACAAGTGCTTTAATCGCTAACGCAAGTATTACAGCAGATGATTTACATACAACTTTAGATCTGACAGGAAAAACTGTTACGGTCGCTACAGCCTCGGCCGGAGATAATGATACCTCAGTCGCAAGTACAGCTTTTGTCTCAACAGCTATAGCTAACTTAGCTGATTCAGCACCATCTACCTTAAACACTTTAAACGAATTAGCCGCTGCGTTGGGCGACGATGCAAATTATGCAACGACGACGACCAATGCGATAGCAGCAAAAGCGCCATTAGCAAGCCCTAGTTTAACAGGAACAGTTACAGTGACTGGTGCTTCAAGCGCTTATAATACTTTACAGCTTACATCTAATTCTACCGGGCACGGAACAGTTATAAATTTAGGAGATACTTCTGATGCAGATTATGGAAGTATAACTCAATTTGCTTCTTCGGCTGGTGAAGGAGGAAGAATGAGATTCATTGCTGGTACAACAGAAACAATGAATTTAAGAGGGGGTAAAGTTGGCATAGGAACAAACAATCCAGCAGCTGCTAAATTAGATATAGTATCTGCAGATAATTCTAATACGATTGCCGTTGTTAATATCCAAAATAATATGGATAATAGCAGAGAAGCTTTAAGAATAACCTCATTAGGTGATTATGATGCTCACATGAGTTTCTATGCCGCTGGTTCTACAAGTTATTGGGGCGGTTTTGGTATAGATTATTCTGATGCTGGTAAGTTTAAATTGCAGACTGATAATATATTATCTAATGGCACAAATCTCATGACTTGGGCTCGGGATAATAAAGTTGGAATTGGAACTGTAAACCCTAGTGCTCATTTACACATTGATGTGGCAACCCCAACAATTAAGCTTGGTGGTTATAGTTTTATAACAGAAGATGTAGGAGACGTAGATTCTCTTGGTCTTTGGACTCATACGACTGAAAGCATACTTTTTGGTCAAACAGCTAATAATTTAACCTCTCACAACATAACATGTCGAATAGATAATAACGGAATTTTAAGGCCTACAAGATTTAGATTACCAGCAAGTGCACTTCCAACATCAGCGCTTTCAGTTGGTGAGTTACATGTGGACACAGGTGATAGTAATAAGGTTAAAGTGTATGATGGGTCTGCGTGGGTTAGTCTTAATAATGCTACACTTGGCGAATCAGGTAATCCTGCAGCTGATGGTGCAGCTCTGCTAGCGGCTTCTGCTGCAAATGGTGCTTATTATTTTGACCATGATGGAACTGAGTATCAGACTTATTACATAGGTGATGTCTTAGGTGGAGGATGGCAACTTGCAATGTGCGTAACTAATGGTGCAGATAGTGGAGATACTGTGGCAGAGGCACTTGGAAGTGCTACTGGTAGAACTGATTGGTTTAATGGTGATACTACTGTTGGTTCTGGAAATACTGGTGTTAGTGCAACAGGAACTAACTGGTTTACTGCATCTAACTCTAATGAGTTAAATGTAACATCAATGACAGGTCTTAATAAAACTAATTCAAGAGGAAGAGGTTTCTTTAAGAGTTTTACTAACATGATGATTCGACAAAATATTGGCGGAACTGTAGGATATAGAAGTTATGTTTTAAATGCATCTAATTCTTTATATAGCTGGTTTCAAATAGCTGACCATACGGGATTTACAAATAGAACATCAAGTTCATCAACTGCAGGAAGTGGAGTAACAACTAATAATTCAACAGCAATTCGTTTAAGTAATATAGATTTTAATTATCAATTAAGTAATGATGGAGGAAGAATAGTTACATCGGGATCTGTTTCGTCCGAATCTTCAGGTGGAATCGGCTGTCGAGTTGATGGTCACAGAGGATATGCCTGGACAGGTAATGTCGTAAATGACTATACAGCCCGATCATATTCCCTCGATGGAACGATTGATGACCACACACTATGGATATTCGTAAAATGACATATTTAGAAATAATTCAAATCACATTCGGGGATCACCCTGATACTACATTTTCTATGACAGATCCAACAGATTTGTCAACATTAACTTGGTCATCAGGTAACCTTGATAAACCAACCCAAGAACTTTTAGATGAAGCAGAAACAAGAATTCGTTCACAATACGTGATACGAAGAACGAGAGAATACCCTACTATAGAAGAACAATTAGACGATATTTATCATAATGGAATAGATGGGTGGAAGGCAACTATTAAAATAACAAAAGATAAATATCCTAAACCGGAATAAGAATAAATGGCATTAACAAAAGTACCAAGTAATTTAGATGCAACAATTGCAACTACACAATCACAGGGCAATAACAGTACTAATATAGCTACAACTGCTTATGTTGACTTAGCTATATCAAACTTATCAGACTCTGCTCCTGCGGCATTAAATACGTTAAATGAAATCGCAGCGGCTTTAGGTGATGATGCCAATTACGCATCCACAACAACTGCAGCAATCGCAGGTAAACTACCGTTAAGTGGTGGCGCTATGACCGGTGCTATTACAACTAACTCCACTTTTGATGGAGTAGACATTGCTGCTAGAGACGCTGTATTGACTTCTACAACTACGACTGCAAATGCGGCACTACCAAAAGCTGGTGGTACTATGACAGGTCAATTAAACATAGTAGATTCTTCAACAACTTTTGGTTCAATAATTACAAACAACAATGATAGCTCACAAGGCTTACAAGTAAGAACTTCAGATAATGATTCTGGTTTATATATATTAGATTTACAAACTTCATCAAGTGCTACAGGCACAAACTATGCCTCAGTATTTAATGTAGCTAAAAGTGGCCAAGTAGTTATAGGTTCTGATTCTGGCGGTCAGACAGCTAAGGTTTTGGAACTTATTCCACCTGATGTCATTACTGATTACTCAACTTATATCTTAAATATAGGTGGTGGTAAAGCCGACAATAGCGTGGGAGCAAAAAGCGGTATTGGATTTGGTTATACAGCCACAGCTAGGCCAACAGCTCCTGCGACAATAGGTTATCATACCGAAACCACTAGTGGTGGAACTTATGGTTATCTTTACTTTGCCACGAGATCAACTGTTGGAACAGAACAACCTACAGATAGGATGGTTATTAGCAAAGAAGGCTATGTTGGTATCGGAACAACTTCTCCAGATAAGTTATTAGAAGTATCGGGAACTGATGTTATAGCTAAATTTACAGGAACAACAGCTAACCCACCTCAAATTGAATTTGAAAACTCAGTAAGCGTACAAGCAACAATTGGTTTAAATACTACTCATGATTTTATTATTGACACAGCAAGTGAAAATGTATACATAGGAAGTGACGCCGCTACTTTAGGTACAAGGATACTTACCGTACTTTCTACTGGTTTGGTTGGTATTGGAACTCCATCTCCTACTGATCCTTTAACAATTCATCATGGAACTCCAGGAATAGCATTTAAAGATACATCAAGTAATGGAGAAGCCTTTTGGCAGCTTGATGGTACACAAGTGAAATTTGTTAATAAATCATCAGCTGGAGAGATGATGTTCGGGACAGTAAATGCTAGAAGAATGTCTATAAGCCAATACGGCGCTTTACACATTGATACTGCTAGTGACTATACTGGTAAACAATGGCTTAATGAAAATACTGCAGGTTCTCCGTTAGGTGGCACATCAGCATCGACTAATACTTATCAAAAATTACGATTGTGGGTTGATGGTGATGTTAACTTAAGTCAAGGAAGAGGAATACACTTCGGCGATGTTACAGATGCTGCGCCGCTTTGTATAAGAGAAGGATCTCCATCAGAACACGGCACAGATAGAGACAAACTAGAAATATTGGCCAGAAAACAGTTAACACTTACTTCCAATTACAGTCGTATTACACCCGGAGATACATCAGCAGCTGGTGCAGCAAGAAGCTCGAGTTTTTATATTAAAAAAGACGGACAAATGGGTGGTACATGGACAGAAGTTATTACTACTCCTAATGGCGGAGATCAAACTACTCGAATATTTGAAGACTGGACTGGAAGATGGGTAATGGTTGGAAGATTTGCAGCGGATGCTAGAACTTCGATTCAAGGTACTTGGGGTTCAGTTTCAGGTTTAAGCACGGCCGTTGCACAAAGTACAGCCACAGCATTTAGTGCTGATTGGGGAGATGCATATCCTTCTGAAGTAAGAATTATGGGTTGTACAGATGTTGAAGAATATATGGACACAAGAACAATAGACTTTGTCTATGGAAATAGACCAAGTGGAGTTCATTCATATACTCCAAGACAATGGAAACATTTCTTTGCAGGACAAAATGCAGATGGTATGCTAGCAAATGCTGGTGGTTCTCCTAGATTTGGATTCACTGTAGGATATGCATACGATGGAAAAGGAAGATGGTATAATCCAAACATGCATGGTATGGGTATGTCGGATGGAAACACAACAAATCCAAGAGCAGCTTATACTACAGCAACAGCAAATGCATTTAACTGGCATGGAGCAGCAGATGCTAAACTACTAGCAACTCATTATAGAACCTTTGCTTCTCAAGATTCATACCAAACAACTGGTTTTGGAAGTGATGACAGTGTTCAAGGATTTTATGATTCATACCCAACCGAATATACAAATATGGGTGGTGGTACTAATGGCGGCGGTGTTCATGCAACATTAACTTCAGCAGTATTCATACTACTTAAATTACAATGGTAAAATAAAATGGCAGAAAATATAACAGATAAAGTCTTTCCAGCAGAAACTCTAGTAGAAGGAAGAGTTGTGGAATGGCATGATGGAAAAACTTATATATACACTAGCGGTGTATGGGTAGAACAGGAATAATTAAATGGCATTAACAAAAGTAAAAGCAGGTAATATACTATTAACTACTCCAAGCGCGAGTAGCAATGATGTTACCCCAGCAACAACAGCATATGTAACTACTGCACTCGCAAATTTAGCGGATAGTGCACCAAGTACATTAGATACATTAAACGAATTAGCAGCAGCTTTAGGCGACGATGCTAACTTCTCTACAACTGTAACAAATAGTATTGCTGCAAAACTACCACTAAGTGGTGGTACTATGACCGGTGCTTTGATTGGAACTAGTGCTACTTTTACTCCTTCGTCAGGAGAAAACTTCGTTATAACAAGAGATAGTGGTGGTCCTTATATTGGTGCTTCAAGTAACCATAGTTTAAGAATTATAACTAATAATACAACAAGATTAACTATTGACGCATCAGGCAATGTTGGAATTAATCGTACAAGTATTACTCAACATGCAGCAGATGTTAATACTTTTGCAATACAATCTAATAAAAATGGTAAAGCAGGTGCAATACAGTTATTTTCAGCAAACGATTCAGTTTCATCTGTTATACATCAAGATACTGCTGGTTTAGCTTTAATAACCAATTCATCAACATCAGGTGATAGAAATGATATTTTATTTCAAACTGCATCATCAACAAAAATGAAAATTACTGAAGCAGGATTGGTTGGAATTGGAGAACCTTCGCCTTCAGCACCTTTAGATATTGCTGCCACTTCAGCAGGTATAGAATTACAAACTACAGATAATACTTCTTATGGATATTTAAATTTTGGTGATCCGCAGGATAATAATATAGGTCAAATACTTTACGACCATGGAAGTAACTATATGCGTTTTCAAGTTAATAACACAGAAAAAATGCGTATACACTCTAATGGGGGTATTAGTTTAACAGGTAACCACCAGTTTAACTTCAGAGCAACTGGCCTCAGCAATTCAGGCCTTGGCGCAGTCATGGTATTTGATACTGTAGCATCAGGAAATGCTGCAGGTTGTTATAGCACAAGTTCTGGAATGTATCAAGCAGCTATTGATGGTTGGTATATGGTTAGTGTAGGTATAAGATATGATTCAATAACTGGCTCCTCCTCCAGCTATGCAAGACCTCAGCTTAGATATTTGGCAGACGGTGGTAGCACTTGGCTATATCCACACACTGGTTTTTGGGTTGACCCTATTATTGGCACAGACTTTGGAACAGGATCTTATATGAATTGTACTTATAGTGTACCAATGTACTTAGAAGATGGTGACAATATACAATTAATAGAGCAGGGAGCTAGTGCCACAATAACTCATAATCATGACGAATCACATTTTGGTGTGATATTCATGGGATAAACTTGTATAAATACATAAAAGGATAATTAATATGGCAGCACCAAACAGTAAAATAACATTAATTGATCATTGTTTAAGATCACTGGGTGCACCTGTAATCGAAATCAATGTAGATGACGATCAGGTTGATGATAGAGTAGACGAAGCTCTTCAGTTTTATCAAGCATATCATTCAGACGCAGTTGAAAAAGTTTACTTAAAACATGAAGTTAGTAATTCACAATTAACATTAAGCGCATCAGTTGCTAGTAATTTCACAATAGGTGAGATAATTACTGGATCAACATCCGGTGCAAAAGCTTTAGTCCATTCTGTATCAGGTAATAAAATTACATATAATGTATTAGTAGATTGGAGTAAGACATTTCAAAATGAATCAATTACAGGCGCGGACTCGAGTGCGAGCGCGACGGTTACTTCTGTTACTAAAGGCGATATGGAAAATGGATATATTACAATACCAGAATTAGTTACGGATGTGTTAGAGGTATTTCCTATTAAAGAAGCGGTTTCATCTACTAATATGTTTGACATTAAATACCAAATGCATTTAAATGATATCTATTCATTAGGATTTTTAGGTTCTTTAACCGAATATGTTATGACACAACAGTGGTTATCTTTATTAGATATGGTAATAGATGATGGTAAGAAACATTTAAGCTTTGATAAACACAAAGATCAATTAAGAATCGATATGGATTGGGCAAAAGAAGTTATACCAGGTGAATATATTATCGTACATTGTAATAGAGTAATCGACCCAAATACTTACACAGAAGTTTATAATGATTACTTTCTAAAGAAATACGCAACGGCTCTTATTAAAAGACAATGGGGAACAAACCTATTAAAATTTGAAGGAATGGTTATGCCAGGTGGCGTAACGTTTAACGGTCGACAATTGTTTGATGATGCAAACGAAGAAATAACAAAATTAGAGGAAGAGTGTAGATTAAATTGGGAAGAACCAGTAGATTTCTATACAGGATAAACCATGCCAAGATCAGTTTTCTTTTCACAGGCGGTTAAATCAGAACAAAATCTTTACGAAGATTTAGTTATTGAAAGCCTAAAAATATTCGGACAGGATGTATATTATATTCCTCGAACATTAGTGAATAGGGATAACGTATTAAATGAAGATCCAGCATCTAAATTTGACGATGCATATTTAATAGAAGCTTATTTAGAAAACGTAGATGGATTTGAAGGACAAGGGGATTTATATTCTAAATTCGGTTTAGAAATACGAGACGAAGCAACATTTGTACTTTCTAGAAGACAGTGGGAAAAGATTGTTGGTATATTTTCAAGTGATTTAGTTAATCCGAGACCGCAAGAAGGTGATGTTATATTCCTTCCAATGACCAATTCATTCTTTGAAATATCTTATGTTGAAGATGATTCACCATTCTATCAGTTATCTAACTTACCAGTATATAGACTTAACTGTTCGCTATTTGAATATTCAGACGAAGATTTCGATACAGGTGTAGAAGACATAGATCTAAAAACTGGGGCATCGGCTTACCAAACAGTTATGGATTTAGCTATTACCGATGGCAATCATTTCCAAATAGGAGAAATGGTTAAACAAACAATTGGTATTACTGCAGCAGGATTAGATATAATTATTAAGGGTGAAGTACAGAATAGAACTAAATCTTCAGATACTATTTCACAGGTTGGGGTTTCAAACATAGAAGTTCTTAATAGCGATGGAGTTGCTAAAGAGTTTATAGTTTCTACTAATAACCCAATGGTTGGAGAAACATCAGACTTTACAGCTTATGTAACTAAGGTATACGGAATAAACGACGTAACTGAAACATTTGATACAGATGGCGGAGCACAAAATGTTGACTTCGAAAATTTTGCTGATGACTTTATTGACTTCAGTGAAACAAATCCATTTGGCGATCCATCGGAGCTTTACTAATGTTTGGTACACATTTCTATCACGCAACAATGCGAAAATCAGTAGCAGTGTTTGGTACATTGTTTAATAACATAAATGTTGTAAGAAAAAAAAGTGATGGATCAATTGTAAACCAGGTTAGAGTTCCTTTAGCATATGGACCTAAACAAAAATTCCTTGCAAGGCTAGATCAAGAAACAGGATTTGATGCTCCAATGGGGATTAAATTACCTCGTATGGCTTTCGAAATAACTTCTTTAGAATTAGATGTAGTACAGAAAGGACAAAAAAGAAACAGAATTATAGAAAACCACGCATCAGACGTAACTAAAAAGAAAACACTACAAAATTATACAGCGTATAATATTGGTATGCAGCTAAACATTTTAGCTAAAAACCAAGACGATGGATTACAAATCGTAGAACAAATACTACCATTTTTTCAACCGGAGTATACTCTTTCTATTAAACCGGTATCTGGATTTGATTTTAAACAGGATGTACCAGTTATATTAACTGGAGTAAATATTGAAGACCAATATGAAGGTAGTTTTGAAGAAAGAAGAATATTAACATATACCTTAGACTTTGTTATGAAAATGAAATTCTATGGACCAACAGTTAATACTGGCGTTATTAGAGAAATCAATCTTGACTTTGAAAACCAAACAACTGGGGAATTCTTCGAAGGATTAAACTATACAGTTCGACCTTCAGATACAGTAGATACACAGGTAGTTACAATAGCGTACGATGAGAACCAATTCGTAGTTGGTGGTGGAGTAGCTAATTATACCGTTAACGTCGAGGCAGTGGGGGTTCAAAGAACATCTGCGTCAACAAGTTCTAACTCTACAGAAATACAGCTAGATAATACATCACAATTACAAATTGGTCATACTATAACTGGAACCGGCATATCAGGAACAGCGCAGGTATCTAGTATAGATTCACCAACAAAAATAACTATAAGTTCCTCACAATCAATTGCAAACAATGTAACATTGACGTTTACCGCTAATAAATATAACTTATTCGGTCAAGTTCAACCAACACTAACTCTATATAGAGGTCAAACATACATCTTTACTCACCCAAGTGCTCATCCATTTAGAATATCAACTGTCTCGGATGGAACACATGTGGCGGGAGGAACTGCTTATACAACTGGAGTGACAACATCTTCTACTACTACAACATTTGTGGTAGGAGAAAATACACCTGAGCAAATGTTCTACTACTGTGGAAACCATGCAAAAATGGGTGGACAATTTACAATATTAACATCTTAATGGATATATTATGGACAAAAAAGACAAGCTACAAAAGTCATTAGAGAAAAATCTTCCTAGTAAAAGACCTCCGGCAGCTAAACTGCAGGACAAAATAGATATTAAGGATGATTATGAATTCTCTAGAAAAACCTATAAAGATTTAATCCAAACTGGAATGTATAGTTTGGATACGCTCGCCGAGCTCGCCCGCGAGAGCGAGCACCCACGTGCGTTCGAAGTATTAAGTAGAGCCATAAAAGACGTAGCAGATACTACAGAAAAGCTTATGGACTTACAAAAAAATAAAAAAGCTTTGAATAAAGAAGAAGAAGAAAAAGAAAAAGAGAGATTAGTTACTAATAATAATCTATTCGTAGGAAGCACAGCAGATTTACAAAAGATGATATTGGATAAAGATTTTATTGATGCAGAGGATTAAAAATAACGAATTCGGGTATCTAGGTAATCCTAATGTAAAACGGGATGGTGTAGTCACAGAATTTAGTAAAGAAGAAATAAGGGAATACATGAAGTGTATGAAAGACCCTGCTTATTTTGCTAAAAAATATGTTAAGATTATATCACTCGATGAAGGATTAGTACCTTTTGATTTGTATCCTTATCAAAAAAAGATGTTTAAACACTTCAATCAGAATAGATTTAGTATAGTGTTAGCATGTAGACAAAGTGGTAAAAGTATATCTAGTGTGGTTTATATCTTATGGTATGCAGTATTTCACCCAGAGAAAACCATAGCTATACTTGCAAACAAAGGTGCGGTAGCCAGAGAAATGTTATCTCGTATTACATTGGCTTTGGAAAACTTACCTTTCTTTTTACAGCCAGGAACAAAGGCTTTAAACAAAGGGTCTATAGAGTTCAGTAATAATTCTAAGATACTAGCAGCGGCAACGTCTGGAAGTTCTATAAGGGGTTTATCCATTAACTTATTGTTCTTAGATGAGTTCGCATTTATTGATGATGATGCTAAATTTTATACATCAACCTATCCGGTGGTATCGGCAGGTAAAGATACACAGATTATAATTTGTTCTACAGCAAATGGAATAGGTAATGTATATCATAAGCTTTGGGAAGGTGCTTCTCAAGGAACAAATGAATATAAGCCTTTCAGAATAGATTGGTGGGATGTACCAGGAAGAAATAAAACTTGGCAAAAACAAACTATAGCGAATACATCGGAATTACAGTTTGAACAAGAGTTTGGTAATACATTCCATGGAAGAGGTAATACACTTATTGATGCTAATTACTTATTAGCTCAACAAAGCGTTGAACCTGAATTTATAAAAGAGAATGCCTGGATATATGAAACTGCATTAGAAGGTCATGAATATATAATGACTGTGGATGTTGCAAAGGGAAGAGGACAAGATTACAGTACGTTTACTGTTATTGATGTTTCAACCGAACCGTTTAGACAAGTAGCTACGTTTAGAGATAACAATATATCTCCAATGTTATTACCTGATATAGTTTATAAGTATGCTAAGTCGTATAATGATGCTTACGTGATTGTAGAAAGTAATGACCAGGGTTCAGTAGTTTGTAATGGATTATATTATGATTTAGAATATGAAAACATGTTTGTAGAATCGTCAGTAAAGGCAAATGCAATTGGTGCTACGATGACACGAAGGGTAAAAAGAATAGGTTGTTCTACTATAAAAGATTTAATAGAGCAAGGTAAACTACATATCCAGGATGCTAATACAATTATAGAGATGAGTACATTTGTTTCTGTTGGATCTTCTTTTATGGCTAAAGCACCTAACCATGATGATTTAATGATGAACCTAGTAATGTTTGCTTGGTTTACTTCAACAGATATATTTAGATCATTAACAGATATTGATATGAAAGATATGTTATACAGAGAAAGATTAGCTGCTATACAAGATGACATGCTTCCGGTTGGTTTCTTAGGTGAGAAATCTGAAGAGCATAAATATACTAAAGACTCAGACGGTAATCTCTGGTTCGAACAAGACACTAAATTTACGAATTGGTAATATGAAATTTAAAGAATATATAGATCCTCAACCAATAGAGGAAGCAATAGATACCTCAGACCAGGCTTTAAAAAAGACCTCTGGTTTACATCTTGTTGTGCTCGGTCTAGGAGACGAAGAAGGTACATTTGCAGATGTAATACAAGAAGTAGCTAAAAACAAAAAAATAAAGTATACTCTAATTAACGTAGAAGAAGCTTATATAGCAGATGCGGATTTAGATGTTGGAAATCTTACGTTCCATAATTACGACGGCGAGGATAAAAAGATTACCCTTGAGAAAGAAAAGTGTATCGTATTTGTAAGAGCTGGGGCAATACAAACATTAGTTTCCCAGGCTTTAGTATCTACGCTAGGTGCTTATGGATTCTTTCTTATCAATGATTTAGAATCTATGATTTTATGTGATAACAAGCTATCAAGCACAATTCTTTTAGATAGGTATGATATTAGTACCCCAAAAACTGCTATGATTAGTAACGTTAAATCTATAGAAATAGCACACGAAAAGATCGGCGGTAAATTCCCAGTTATAATTAAAACCCTTACAGGTACACAAGGTGTGGGGGTTTCTAAAGTAAACGATATGGCTTCGTTAATATCTGTAGCACAATCTCTATGGAAATATGATGCACAGATATTAATACAACAATTCCTAGATATAAAATCAGATATACGTACATTAGTTGTGAATGGTCATATCATAGGCGCAGCACAAAGAATAAAGCAAGATGATAAAGAATTTAGAAACAATGTACATTTAGGTGCTAAAACTGTACCATATAATCTATCGGAAGAAGAAAAAGAATTGATTAAGCGTGCAGCACGTGCGTCTGGTACTATGTATTGTGGAGTAGATCACTGCAAAGTTGGAGATCAGTATTACATACTAGAAATAAATGGATCACCTGGAATACGTTCTTCGTTCATGGCTTATGATCCAGCAGATGGAAAAAAGATAGGCAAAATGTCCGACAAAGAAGTATTCGAAGTTATATTAGATTACTATTCTTCTGAACTACACCGAAGACCTTTATTTAGAACCGAAGCTGGTTATATAGAAAGAGTTATAGTAGAAGGATTAAATGCACCAGTAAGAGCTAAGTTTGATACAGGTAATGGCACAAATGCCACAATGTTACATGTAGATAAATTAGAAATAGATGGTGATACAGCTCATTGGGTTAAAAACGGACAGAAATTTAAAAATGAAATAATAGATGTATCACTAGCAAAGCATTTACAAACCACAGATAAAAGGCCTGTGGTAGAACTAACAATATCCTTTAATAATAAACAATACACGGTTCCTTTCGGATTAACTACAAGAGATTCTGCTTCAGAAATGCTTGTAAATAGGAAGCTATTAAGTATATTTAAGGTATCAGTTAATCCAAATAGGAAGTTTATTTTATCGGATTGGGTTCCAAAGAACGATCGCAGCGATGTGTAGTTCCATAGAATCTTATTATGTATAAATAAACATATTGAATATAAACGTATTATGAGACATATTAACTAACTCAAACAGAGGATAAAGCGATGGCATTTCAAGTATCACCAGGCGTTGAGGTCAAAGAGATCGACGCAACTAGCGTGATTCCCGCTGTTTCTACCAACATTGGTGGATTCGCAGGGTCATTTAACTGGGGTCCGGTTGAAGAAATTAAAACAGTAGGTTCTGAATCAGAACTCGCTGAACATTTTGGAACACCAGATGACAGTACAGCTAAATATTTTCTTACAGCCGCGGCATTCTTAAAGTATGGCAACGCGCTGAAGGTTGTTAGGGTATTATCAGGGCATGACAATGCTACTGGTGATGGTTCCGGACAACTGATTAAGAATAAAGATGATTATGATAATAACTACGCTAACGGATCCCTTTCAAAGGGTGATTGGGTTGCTAAATATCCAGGCGTTCTAGGAAACAGTCTGAAAGTATCAGTAATATCGCAAGGTATTTCTAGCTTTTCAGGTTGGACATATGCAGGGTCATTTGACTCAGCACCAGGAACATCGGATTATGCAATTTCAATTGGTAAATCGGGCGCAAACGACGAATTACACGTAGCAGTTATTGATGAAGATGGTTTATTAACAGGTACTGCAGGTACTGTGTTAGAAACTTTCGCATACGTTTCCCAAGGTTCAGATGCTAAGAAGAGTGATGGAACTACTAACTATTACAAAGAGGTTATTAATAATAACTCTAAGTATATTTGGTGGACAGATCACAACACTAACTTAGCTGAAGCAGGCTCACTTATTTCAAGTGTAGCAGGAAACAGTTTTACAACACACACAGGCGCAATGGAAGCTTCATTGGCCGGTGGATCAGACGATAACGCACCAACAGCAGGCGAAATTCTATTAGGTTACGACCTATTCGAAGACGCTGAAACAGTTGATGTTAACTTATTGTTTGCATGTCCAGATGCTAACGGAGCAGAGACAATAGCAGAAGATCTTATTTCAATTGCAACAGCAAGAAAAGATTGTATGGCTTTTGTATCTCCACCGATAGAGGACACAGTAGGAAGTTCAGCTCCAGCAACAGACGTAATGGCTTTTGCAAACGGACTAACTTCTTCATCATACGCATCTTGCGATAGTTCAGCTCTATACGTATACGACAAATATAACGACGTATATAGATGGATCGGGGCAGCAGGACACGTAGCAGGTTTATGTGCTAATACAGATCAAGTAGCAGATGCTTGGTTCTCACCAGCTGGTGTTAACCGTGGTCAGTTATTTGGCGTAACTAAACTAGCATACAATCCTAAAAAAGCAGATAGAGATACATTGTACAAAGGAAGAGTAAACCCAATCGTTTCCTTCCCAGGACAAGGTATGATGTTATTTGGAGATAAAACTCTTCTTAGCAAACCTTCTGCATTCGATAGGATTAACGTTCGAAGATTGTTCATAGCATTAGAGAAAGCAATTTCTACAGCAGCTAAGGCACAATTATTTGAATTTAACGACGAGTTCACAAGAGCTAACTTCCGTAATATGGTAGAGCCGTTCTTGAGAGACGTCAAAGGTAGACGTGGGGTTACAGACTTTTCAGTAATATGTGACACTACGAATAACACCGGAGCGGTTATTGATGGTAACAGATTCGTGGCAGATATTTTTATCAAGCCAGCAAGATCTATTAACTTCATTACACTAAACTTCATAGCAACAAGAACAGGCGTCGATTTCTCAGAAATCGCCGGCTCATAAGGGAGAATAAATCATGGCAATATTAGGCGTAGACGATTTTAAATCGAAACTAGTAGGCGGTGGTGCTCGTTCTAACCTATTTAAGGTTACAATGAACTTCCCTGGCTATGCAAATGGTGATGTAGAACTTACATCATTTATGTGTAAAACAGCTCAATTCCCGTCATCAATAGTAGGACCAGTTATGGTACCATTCAGAGGAAGACAACTTCAGTTAGCTGGAGATAGAACTTTTGAACCTTGGACTATAACAATTATTAATGATACTGGTTTTGAAGTGCGAAATGCTTTCGAGCAATGGAGCAACGGTATTAACAGTCATAACGGAAATACTGGTTTAAGTAATCCTACTGATTATCAAGCAGATGCTATTATTGAGCAACTTGATAAAGAAGGTAATACTACTAAAACTTACGACTTTAGAGGGCTTTGGCCATCTAACATCGGAGCTATTGACGTTTCCTATGAAAGTGCAGACACAATTCAAGAGTTTACTGTTGAACTGCAAGTACAATATTGGGAATCAACTGGAACCACTACCTAATTTAGGGTTATAAATATATAAGACGAGAGGGATTAACCTCCCTCTCTAATTATATAGAGAGATATAGTATGGCAGAATTTTTCGGATTCGAAATAAATAGAAAAGGAAAGGACAAAGAAGTTCCTAAAGTTTCCTTTGTACCAAATACAGATGAAGACGGCGCAGGTGTTATTACCAGTGGCGGACATTTTGGTGCATATTTAGATATTGATGGCGACAAAGCTAAGAACGAAGTTGAGCTTATTATGAAGTATCGAGACGTAGCATCCCAACCAGAGGCTGATGCGGCTATTGAAGATATTATTAATGAATCAATTGTTGGAGATCATAACGAAGCTCCAGTAGATATCGTTTTGGATAAAGTTGATACATCAGATAAGATTAAGAAATTAATCAAAGGAGAGTTTGATAATATATTAGAAATGCTTAACTTTAATAGTTATGCTCATGATATATTCAAACGTTGGTATGTTGATGGTAGATTACCATACCACATTATAGTTGACGATAACCTTAAGCTTGGTATTAAAGAGCTTAGGTATATTGATCCAACTAAACTAAGAAAAGTAAAAGAGATTGAAGAAGAGGAAGATCCTAAAACAGGAGCTAAACTTATTAAATCTCAGAAAGAATTTTTTATTTTCCAAGATAATGCAATGGGAAAATATAATCAAGGACTTAAAATACAACCAGACGCTATAGCATATGCGACTTCTGGAATGTTAGATAGTTCTAGGAAAAGAATTTTATCCTATTTACATAAAGCTATTAAGCCGGTAAATCAATTAAGGATGATGGAAGATTCGTTGGTTATATACAGAATATCACGTGCCCCAGAACGTAGGATATTTTATATTGATGTTGGTAACTTACCTAAGGGTAAAGCTGAAGAATACCTAAAAGGTATTATGAATCAATATAGAAACAAATTGGTATATGATGCAAAGACTGGTGATATTAAAGACGATAAAAAGCATATGAGTATGCTTGAAGATTTCTTCTTACCACGTAGAGAAGGTGGAAGAGGAACAGAAATCACCACGCTACCAGGCGGCGAGAATTTAGGTCAAATAGATGATATAGTATATTTCCAAAAGAAATTATATAAATCACTTAACGTACCTATGAATCGATTAGAACAAGAAGCTCAATTCTCATTAGGTAGATCTTCCGAGATCACCAGAGATGAGGTTAAGTTTAAGAAGTTTATCGATCGACTAAGAAAAAGATTTTCAGACCTTTTTATGCAGTTGTTAAAAACACAATTGTTATTAAAGGGAATTATAACCAAAGATGATTGGGCGGAATGGAAAGAATCTATAGCGTTTGATTATATAGAGGATAACTACTTCAGTGAATTAAAAGAAGCTGAAATGTACCAACAAAGGTTTGAAATGTTAAGTTCACTAGATGAGTTTATGGGTACGTTTATATCTAAAGAGTGGGTTCAGAAGAATATTCTACGCTTTAACGATGATGATATAGAAACTATGCAGAAACAAATCGATGACGAAGAGAAAGGTGGCGAACTAGATATGCCAGATCCGGATGATCCGAGATTTGGTTAAGTTTAAGACTTTTAAATGTATAAATAAATAACACAGGATAAATAATGGAAATCGCAGATATTATAAACAAAGTGGGAACAGGCGACAATGTAAATGCTAATAAAGCATTTGATACTGTTATGGCAACAAAGCTAAAAGATGCTTTGGATGCCAAAAAAATAGAGCTTGCTACTAGTATGGTTGATCGTAAGATCGAACCAGTCGAGCAAGACTAATTACGGAGAAACTCAATGAAATTAATTTCAGAGTATTTAGATAGTAATATAACAAATTACATTACCGAAGATAAAAAAGGTAATAAAAGCCACGTCATAGAAGGCGTGTTTATGCAGGCCGATACGAAAAATCGAAATGGCCGTGTATATGAAAAAAAGATTCTAGAGTCAGCTGTTAACAAATATGTTAAAGAGCAGGTGACAACTGGTAGGGCTGTTGGTGAGTTAAATCATCCAGAAGGACCTACTATTAACCTAGATAAAGTTTCACATAAGATTACCGAACTCAAATGGGACGGAAGTAATGTTATTGGAAAGGCATCAATATTGAAAACACCTATGGGTCAGATCGTCGAAGGTCTACTTGAAGGTGGAGTTAAGCTTGGTGTATCAAGTCGTGGTATGGGAAGCCTTGTGCAAAAGAATGGTGCTAGTTACGTGAATGGTGACTTTATGTTATCAACAGTAGATATCGTTCAAGACCCTTCCGCTCCGGAGGCATTTGTCAACGGAATTATGGAAGGTAAAGAATGGGTATGGGATAACGGTATATTAGTAGCGCAAGACATTGAATTAATTGAGACTGAAATAAAGACAGCAAAGAATATCAACTCTTCGGATGTTGAGATCAGAGCCTTTAAGAATTTCCTCTCGAAACTTGTAAATAAATAATCCGAGGAGGATAACGACATGTCAGAAGACGTAAAAAACGCCGAAGACGTATCAATTGACGAGCAAGCTTCTAGCGAAGAGCAACTTAACGATGAAAATCAAGTAATCGAAGATGTTGTTGAGAGCGAGGAAGCTGTTGAAGAAACTGCAGAAGTAGAATTAGAAGAAGCTAAAGCTAAAAAAGAGGATGATCTTGAAGAAGATGCTCCTAAGGCTATAGCAACTCCTAAAACTAAAGCTGGTGTTATTCAAGCAGCCGTTGATATGCTTAAAGGTGTCAAAAAAGAAGACGCACAAAAACTATTTGCGAAAATGGCAGCGATCTCTGATGACAAAGATCTAGACGAAGAAGAAGAAACTGGTTCACCAGTAGCTTCTAAAAAGAATGAATTAAAAGCTAAAGCGAAAGTAGAAGCTCTTGATTTTGACGAAGATCTAGACACAATCATCAAAGAGGAAGCTACGCTTTCAGATGGATTCCGTGAAAAAGCAAGCGCTATTGTAGAGGCAGTACTAACAAGTAAATTAGCCGAATCAGTAGAGCGTTTAGAAGCAGAATACGTGCAAAACCTAGAAGAAGAGGTTTCTGAAATTCAAAATTCATTAGTAGAGAAAGTAGATTCATACTTAAACTACGTAGTGGAAAATTGGATGAAAGAAAACGAAGTTGCAGTAAGTACAGGTCTTAGGACTGAAATTGCTGAAGACTTTATGACTTCTTTACAATCAGTGTTCAAAGAACATTATATTGAAATTCCAGAAGGCAAAGAAAACTTGTTAGATGAACTATCTGACCAAGTAGCTGAGCTAGAGGAATCTCTAAACAAAACCACAGAAGATAACATCAAACTACACGAAGCTAATCAGTCACATGAGAAAGTTTCTATAGTAAGAGAAGCATCTTCAGGGCTTGCGGAAACAGATGCTGAGAAATTTGCTAAGTTAGTGGAAGATGTAGAGTTTGATAACAAAGAAACTTTCGAACAGAAAGTTGCTACTATCAAGCAATCATTTTTCAAAGGCGAAGTAACTGAATCAGTTGATGAAGTAAACAGCATGGCAGGCGAAGACTCAGCGGAAGTTGAGCCAGTAAGCGAAGCTATGTCTAGATACACTCAGGCTATAACAAAATTTAATAAATAATCTTAAGGGGAAAAACAAAAATGTTTAACGCAGATTCACAATTAATGGAAAAATGGAGCCCAGTATTAGAACATACAGGCGCGCCAGAAATCCAAGACAGATATAAAAAAGCTGTCACAGCAAGGCTTCTTGAAAACCAAGAAATTGCATTACGTGAAGAACAAGCCCAGGTACAAGGTAACTTTATTTCAGAAGCAGCAGCAGCTAATAACATTGGCACAGGCTCAGCTCCTAACAATATTGGTACTTTCGACCCTGTTCTTATTTCTTTAGTTCGTAGAGCTATGCCTAACCTCATCGCTTATGATATCGCTGGCGTTCAGCCAATGACTGGTCCAACAGGACTTATCTTCGCAATGAAATCTAAGTACGCAACACAATCAGGAACAGAAGCATTCTTTAATGAAGCTGATACTGATTTCTCAGGTACTGGTACTCATCAAGCAGATCCAACTGGTCTAGCTGGTGTAGTAGATGCAGACACAGATGGATCTATCGCAGATACAGCTGACGTAGTCTCAACTTTCGGTTCAGGTATTGCTACCTCAGCTGCGGAAAGACTAGGCGTTGGTGCATCAGGCGACGGTTCATTCGGTGAAATGGCTTTCACAATCGAGAAAGCTACTGTAACTGCTAAGTCAAGAGCTTTAAAAGCTGAGTACACAATGGAACTAGCACAAGATCTTAAAGCTATCCACGGTTTGGATGCAGAAGGCGAATTAGCTAACATCTTATCAGCTGAAATCCTAGCGGAAATCAACAGAGAAGTAGTTAGATCAGTTCTTAAAACTGCTAAAATCGGTGCTTTACAATCTTCAACAGCCGTATCCGGTATCTTTGATGTCAACACTGACTCAGACGGTAGATGGATGGTTGAGAGATTCAAAGGTCTTATCATGCAACTAGAAAGAGAAGCAAACGTAATTGCTAAAGAAACAAGACGTGGCAAAGGTAACTTTGTACTTTGTTCTTCAGACGTAGCTTCAGCTCTAGCAGCTGCTGGTCTTTTAGACTACACTCCTGCATTAAGTGCAAACTTAAACGTTGACGATACTGGTAATACATTTGCTGGTGTTTTAAATGGCAGAATGAAAGTTTATATAGATCCATATGCGACTGTAGACTTTGCATGTGTTGGTTATAGAGGTTCAAATCCATACGACGCAGGACTATTCTATTGTCCATACGTTCCTTTAACTATGGTTAAAGCAGTTGGTGAGAATGACTTCCAACCAAGAATGGGATTCAAAACAAGGTACGGCATGATTGCTAATCCTTTCGTAGCTATTGACGGAACTATCGGTGCAGATAGATCTAACCAATACTTCAGAATCTTCAGAGTTGACGACATAATGGTGTAAATCATTAGTTAATTCTAATTCTTTAAAAGGGGTGCTTCGGCACCTCTTTTTTTGTATACTAACTTTTTAATTCATATAAATAATAGTATGGCATTAACAGATAATAAAAACTTTCTTAGCCCAGTAGGCTTTGCATTTAAAATAGATACCACAGAGTTTCCAAATCTGGAATACTTCTGCACGGCAGTTAACTTACCAGGAATTACTTCAGGCGACACACCTTTGCCTTATCGAGGAGTTAATATAGCTATGTCTGGGGATCGTATGTCATTCGAAGATCTTTCTATAAGGTTTAACATAACAGAAAATATGGAAAACTATATAGAAACATTTGATTGGATGCACAATTTAATACAAAAGAAAGATGCTGATAAAAACTATAAAAATGACGCTACGCTATTAATATATAGCTCACATAATAACATCAATAAAGAAATCAAATTCTTTGACATATTCCCAGTACAATTAAGTTCTGTGGAATTCAACGCTCAAGGAACCGACATAGAATACTTACAGGCAGATCTAGTTCTTAAGTATACTTCATTCGAATTCGTTTAATAAAGGGTTTACTTTTACGGTAAACTGTGGTATAATAGATACTATGAATAATTTAGAAACAATAATGGAAATGTGGAAGAAAGATAGTGAGATTGATGAAATGAATCTTGACGAATCTTCCCGTGCAACAGCAAAACTACACTCAAAATACCTAGAACTATATACAGTAAATAAGCTTAAGTTAAGAAAATTAGATCTTGATTTAAAGGTTATATTAAGAGATAAGTTCAATCACTATAATGGTAAATTAGATCAGGAAGATTTAGATCGTCTTGGTTGGGATTACGATCCACTTAATGGGTTAACGGTACTTAAATCTGATATGGATAAATACTATGATGCAGATCCTGTAATACAAGAGCATCAATCTAAGATGATCTATACAGAAGAACTAGTCGCTGCTTTAAAAGAAATATTAGAAAGCGTTAAGTGGAGACATCAGACAATAAAAAATATGATTGAGTGGCGTAAATTTACTAGTGGAATATAGAATACACCAAGAAAAATTTAAAAACATGGATCGTTTTTACGATGTAGTTCGTAGCGCCATGAATAAGTTAGGTCATACTGAATCAAATACTAAGGGAGATATTAACTTCTATAATCATTTAGAAAATAATAACAAGTTTAGTAATGATGTTATTATATTAAAGCCTACCGCGCCTACTTCAAAACATTTTACATTAGACCGAATGGGATATGCTAATACATCAGAATTAGCCTATAAAGAGCCAAAGGTAAATGATGATATAGAGCAAATGGATTGGCAAGGTATTATAGATCTTAGAAACACCAAGCCGAATAAATGGGATGATTCCATTTTACTTAAATGGCGACCAGCTAAAAAGATTAAACAACATATCCTTATCATTGGCCAGCAGCCCCACGACGAAACAGTAAATGGATTTGGATTTGGTGATCATTGGAAAAAACTTACCATGATCGTGGATTATCTATTTAATGAACCTATTATTGTTAAACTACATCCAGCTATGAAAATACGCGGTAAAGTAAAAGATCAAATAGATAGATGGATTCAAAGAGGAATAGATGTACGAATTGGGTATAATAGCATTCATGACTTTTTACCTTATACTACTTGTGCTATTGTAGATAATAGTACAGCAGGAATAGAATGCTTAATGCACGAAGTTCCAGTTATATCATACGGTTGGCCAGAATATCATTGGGCAACTAAAAAATTACAAACATTACCCCAATTAGATATGCTAATACACAACCCAGAAGAATGGAACAACCCTGTATACGCAAGACAGTTTATTGAATGGTACATAAACCATTACCTTTGTACTGATATAAATAATACCATGAGAAGATTAAAAGAACTTTTATAATGGACCAGATTAATATTACCAAGAAGAACGAATCGTTCCTACATTTAGAAACTGATCCTGGGATCGAGATGGAATTATCAGAGCATTTCTGCTTCTTTGTGCCTGGTTATAAATTTATGCCTGCATATCGTAATAAGTTTTGGGATGGAAAAATACGCCTGTTTGATACGCGTAAAAAAACTCTATATAATGGTTTGTATAAGTATCTTAAACAATTTGCAGCAGAGCGCGAATACGAAGTCCTGACCAATGATTCAGCACAGTATGGAAGTGTAGAGCCAGAAAAACTACCATTAGATTTTGGGACTGCGCCAATACTAACATCCAATCAAATACCTATTACCCCAAGAGATTATCAATTAGATGCATTAGAACATGCATTAAAGAACGAAAGAAGTTTATTACTATCACCAACCGCATCTGGTAAATCCCTTATAATATATCTTGCAGCGAGATGGTATATAGAACAACACCCTAGTCTTAAAATACTAATTGTAGTTCCTACAGTATCGTTAGTTGAACAAATGTATTCAGACTTCGAAGACTATAGTTCTACTGATGAGCATTTCCATACAGATGAATATGCTATGAAAATCCATGGTGGTACTGTAAAAGGTGAACGTATGGGTAGAATAGTTATATCCACGTGGCAATCAATCTACAAAAGACCAGCTGAATTCTTTCAGAACTTTGGGATGGTTATTGGCGATGAAGCACACCAATTTAAAGCTAAGTCTATGACTGCTTTAATGGAAAAATGTACGGAAGCTAAATATAGAATTGGAACAACAGGTACATTAGATGGAACACAAACACACCAATTAGTGTTAGAAGGATTATTCGGTCCAGTACATAAAGTAACTACAACCAAAGATTTAATAGATGACGGGCAATTAGCTAAGTTAAATATTAGTATGCTTTTATTAAAGTATAAAGAAGAACACTGTAAAGAAATATCTAAACTAAAATACCAAGAAGAAATAGATTTTATTGTAAGGTATACACCAAGAAATAATTTTATATCTAACCTTGCTATTGACCAAGATGGTAATACATTAGTCCTGTTTAATTACGTCGAAAAGCACGGCAAACCCTTACATAACATCTTAAAAGATAAACTAAAGAATAAGAATAGAAAGCTTTTTTATGTCTCGGGCGAGACGGACGTGGACACCCGCGAGAGCGTAAGATCAATAACCGAAAAAGAAAATGATGCTATTATTGTTGCTTCATTAGGTACATTTTCTACAGGTATAAATATTAGAAACCTACATAACATTATCTTTGCTTCTCCGAGTAAATCACAGATAAGAGTATTACAAAGTATTGGTAGAGGTTTAAGAAAAAGTGATAGAGATACAAAAGTATTTGATATAGCAGATGATTTACATTGGAAGACAAATAAGAATTATACCCTAAATCATGCAGCAGAAAGAATTAAAATATATTCAAAAGAAAAATTTGATTATGAATTATTTGAGATAAATATATAATATGGAAGATTTAAATATAAGACATTTTAAACTTATGAATGGTGAAGATATCATAGGTGTTGTATCTGTTAAAAATGATGATAGTTGGCTAATAGAAAGACCAGTACTTATTCAATCCAACATACTTGGCGGATTTCAGTTTACACATTGGTTCCCTTTTTCAAATACGAAAGTACATAAGCTACAATTTACTAGTATTATTAACAGTACTGGTATCGATCAAGACATAAAAGAAGATTACCTTAATTTTGTGCTCACTGCTAAGAAACGCACACGTAAGATAGAATCAGATATGGATGTGATGGCACAAATGGAAGCAGCCGTTGATCGTAGAGTAGAGGATGAGTTTAATGAAGGTAACCTTATTAAGGATAAGAAGAAGATAATTCATTAGTGTACCTCTTCCCTCGAAAGTACTCTATTATTATATCATATAAACTACGATTTGTAAACCTTTTTTTTAATTATTTTTAAATTAATTTAATGGTTTACTTTTAGTTAAAACTATGGTATAATATACATTACTATGCTAAATTATGGAGATTAATAATGGCAACAAAAAAGAACAAAGCTCATTATATTAACAATAAAGAGTTTTCTTTAGCTGTAGTAGATTACGTTAAATCTGCCACACTAGCTAAAGAGAAAAATAAAACAATACCTGTCGTAACAGATTATATTGCTAGATGCTTTATAAAGATTGCGGAAGGATTATCCCACAGACCAAACTTTGTAAGATATACCTATAGAGAAGAAATGGTTATGGATGCAGTAGAAAACTGTTTAAGAGCTATAAACAATTATAATATTGACACAGCTACAAGAACAGGAAATCCAAATGCATTCTCTTACTTTACTCAGATTTGCTTCTACGCTTTTATTCGTAGGATTACTAAAGAGAAAAAACAACAAGAGATTAAATTTAAATTCATCGAAAAGATGGGTATAGAGGATTTTGTTGAAATGGGTATGGATGGAAATGTAGCTCAGGAAACAATGAACTACGTAGATACTTTAAGGCAAAGAATTAGCCAGATCGCAACTAAAGATAAGGCAGTAAAAGAATTTGCTCAAAAGGAAAAGAAAGAAAAGAAATTAGAACTGTTTATGGGGTAATTATGAAGAAGATGTCAACCAAACAAAAAACTGCTCACAATAGAGTGACCGCCAAAAGGCGTAAGTCATTTATGAAAAGACGAGCACATGTTGCTATACTAAAAGCAGCTTATAAAAAATCATCTGAGATATCTAGACAATTAGAAAAGATTAGATATAGACAAGTCAAAGCGGCCAAGGCAGCACAATGAAGGTAGCAATATTAAATGACACCCACTGCGGTGTTAGGAATTCAAGCGATATATTTTTAAACTATCAAGGTGCTTTTTATAGGGATGTATTTTTTCCATATTTAAAAGAACATGGTATTAAAAACATATTACACTTAGGTGATTACTATGAGCATAGAAAGTTTGTTAACTTTAAAGCTTTAAACCAAAATAGAAAAGACTTCTTAGAACCTATGCGTGATGCTGGTATTACTATGGATATTATTCCTGGCAATCATGATGTATACTTTAAGAATACCAATGAGCTATGCTCCCTTAAAGAGCTTCTAGGCTACTTTACATCTAATGTTAACATTATCATGAAGCCAACCGTATTAGATTACGATGGTTTGGGCGTAGCAGTTATACCATGGATCAACAATGCTAACTATGAAGAATACACAAAATGGGCTATGAATTGCAAAGCTCCTATCCTTGGTGCACATCTAGAATTAAAAGGTTTTGAAATGATGGCAGGTATGCCTAATCCACATGGCATGAATGCAGATATATTTGGTAATTATGAATCAGTATTATCTGGACACTTCCATACAAAATCATCACAGAACAATGTACATTATCTAGGTTCGCAAATGGAATTCACCTGGGCAGATGTTGACGATCCTAAATATTTTCATATATTAGATACTGAGACACGCGAGATCACGCCCGTGCGTAACCCTATTACTATGTTTAAAAAGATTGTATACGATGATAGCAAAACAGATTATAACGCTGTAGATGTTAGCGAATACGAAAAGAAATTTATTAAACTAATTGTTCTTAAGAAAGACGATTTATACATGTTTGATAAGTTCATAGATAAACTACAGAGTATAGAAACTTATGAGCTAAAGATAGCAGAATCATTTGAAGAGTATATGGGAGAAAGCGTCGAAGACGAGAAAATATCCCTCGAAGATACAACACAACTTCTAGATTCCTATGTCGATGCAGTAGAAACCGATCTGGATAAAGATCACATTAAGGTAGAGTTAAGAAAACTTTACACTGAGGCGCAGAACCTAGAGGTAGTATGATACAATTTAAATCATGTAAGTGGGAGAATTTTCTTTCCACAGGCAGTGACCCAATAACAATATTATTAGATAAATCCCCAACAACATTAATCGTAGGACAAAACGGAGCAGGTAAATCTACTTTACTTGACGCTTTATCGTTTGCTTTATTTAATAAACCACATAGAGATATAAACAAAAACCAATTAGTGAATAGTATTAATGGTAAGAAAACTTTAGTAGAAGTAGAATTTAAAATAGGAAACCAAGACTTTAAAATTGTAAGAGGTATTAAGCCTGCACGATTTGAAATTTGGCAGAACAATAATATGATTAATCAATCTAGTAATGCTAGAGATTATCAAAAGTTCCTAGAGCAGAACATATTAAAGCTAAATCATAAATCATTCCACCAAGTGGTTGTATTAGGATCTAGTTCTTTTATTCCTTTTATGCAATTACCTGCTTGGTCACGTAGATCTGTTATAGAAGACTTATTGGATATTAATATATTCTCTAAGATGAATACACTGTTAAAAGAACGTAACTCCAAAATAAAAGACGAGTTAGTTGATATTAACCATAGGATAGAATTACTTAAAACAAAGATAACTGGGCAAAATAAGTACATTAAAGATTTACAATCGCTTAACCAAGACCAGATAGAAAAGAAAGAAGATTCAATCGAAGTACATAAAAAAGAAATTAAATCTACCTTTGAGGAAAGCAGAGACTTAGGACAAAATCTCGAGACCTTATTAAAAGAGGAGGATAAACGGTATAAAACTACTAATGACGAAATGTCCAATTTAAAGTCCCATGACCTCCAGCATACCAGTAAGATTAAAGAGTTAGTAGGTCAGGCAAGATTTTATGAAGATAATGATCAATGCCCAACCTGTGATCAAGATATAGAACAATCATTAAAAGAAAGTAAAATAGAAGATATTAAAAAATCTGCTGCTAACGTTCAACAAAATAAAACTATATTAAGTAAACAGATAGAAGATGCTAAGGCAGAACTACAGGATATTCAAAACAAAACTAATCAGCTTAGACAGAAACAACAAAAGATTAATTCTAACAATGAGAAGATTACGGTATTACAAAAAGAAATAGATCGGGTACAAAAAGAAATTGGTCAGCTAAGTAGCGCCACGGGAGATGTATCTAAGGCTAAGAAAGAGCTAAACAATAGCAGAAAATCCAAAGAAGATATTACCGAAAAGAAATTACAGTATGTAGAAGAAAGAACATACAATGAAGTCATTGGGGAAATGCTTAAAGACACCGGTATTAAAACTAAGGTCATTAAGCAGTACCTACCGGTTATGAATAGGTTAATTAATCAATACTTACAAATACTAGACTTCTTCGTAGCATTCCACTTAGATGAAAACTTTAATGAAACAATTAGATCAAGACATAGAGATAGTTTTAATTATAGCTCTTTTTCTGAAGGTGAAAAACAAAGAATCGATTTAAGTTTATTATTTACTTGGAGACAGGTTGCTAAGATGAAGAATAGTGCAGCTACCAATTTGTTGGTCCTCGATGAAACATTTGATAGTTCATTAGACCACGATGGAATAGAAAGCTTAACTAAGATTTTATCTACTTTAGAAGATGGAACAAACGTATTCATTATCTCCCATAAAGGTGATATCCTGGAGAACAAGTTCAGATCTAAGATAGAATTCTTTAAACAAAAGAACTTCTCAAAGATAAAATAACGTAACGTCACAGCCACGTCACAAATACGTAACGAATCGTCACAGATGCAAAATAGTTGTTTACATCTACCTTGAACTACGGTATAATACATCTATACTTTAAAAAAATAAGGAGTTTTAATGTTACAATCATCTATATTACCAAAATTACTAGCTAAGGAAGATATTACTATTAGACATGGTAATTATCATACTGCCTGGTTCGATGTAAAAAATAGGGTCCTAGGATTACCTAATTGGAAAGATATGGGCAAAGACGTTTATGATCTATTATGTGGTCATGAAGTTGGTCATGCATTATTTACTCCAGAGTCTGGATGGCATGATAGCCCAGAAAAATTAAAAGGCGCTCCTAGATCTTACTTAAATGTTATCGAAGATGCTAGAATAGAAAGAGAAATTAGAAACACATATCCTGGTTTAATCGCTGCAATGCAACGTGGTTATAACCAATTACTTAAAAGAGATTTCTTTGGTGATATCTATAATTTAGAATGGGACCAAATTAAACTTATTGATAAGATTAACCTTAAAACAAAATTAGGTTCTATGATCGAAGTTCCATTTAATGATGTAGAACAAGGATTTTTAGATAGAGCTTTTACCAACAAAACTTGGGATCAAGTAGTTCAGTTAGCAAAAGACGTCCTAAAGTATACTCAAGAAAACCAAGACGAGCTATTACAGCCACAGGAATTACCGCAAGTTGTTCAAGACGTTATGGATAAAATCGAAGAGATGGAAGATAACCAAGAGCAAGAAGATCAGGGCCCACAAGGCGGTCATGATGATTATCCAGCAGACCAGGAAGAAGCTCCAGAGTCTAATGAAGGTGAAGAAGAAGTTCAGAATGCAAACGCAGAAGAATCTGAAGAAGAATCCCTAGAATCATTAAAAGAAAAATTAGAAGAATTATCTTCTCGACCAGAATATCAACCAGATGAAGATATATCTGTTACAGATGAAACCTATAGATCTAAAGAAGAAGAGTTATTGGATCTCGGCAGAGATGGTAGTGGTTATACTACAATAAACGAACTAAGACCTTTTCATATTGAAAATGCTGTTATTGGATATGACCAATTAACAAAAGAAAGAGAATGGAAAGCTAAGTACTTTGAAGAAGATCTAACTAAGGATGTAGAAAATTTTAAAAAGTATGTTAAAGAAACTAAAAGATCTGTTAACTTTGCAGTTAAAGAATTCGAGCAAAGAAAGGCAGCGTTTAGATATCAAAGAGCAACTACTGCCAAAACCGGTAGATTGGATGTTGGCAAGCTTTGGTCTTACAAAACTTCAGAAGATATATTCTCTCAAGTAACTACCTTAGCAGATGCTAAAAATCACGGTATGATTATGCTTGTAGATTATTCTGGTTCAATGGCTAATTCAATGCCTTATGTTATGGATCAGCTTTTACATATGGTTCACTTCTGTAAAGCTATTAATATCCCATTCGATGTTTATGGATTTACTACACAAAACTCAGCATTCAAATATGACGAAACTACATTTACTAGCCAAATTCAAGATGGCGATTTAGACATGGGTGATCTTTCTATGCCTTTAGTTTGTTCTTCAAGCTTTAATAAAAAACAATTTACAGATGCTATCTATCACATGTACTTAAGAAAGGCAGATGATTACTGGGGATCAAGAGCACCTTTAGCTAAAAGCGAAGAGTATGGCGGCACTCCACTAGATCAAGCGCTAGTGGTATCTCACCACTTGGTTAAAGAGTTTAAGAATAAGCATAGAGTAGAAAAAATGAATTTCGTTACTTTTACAGATGGCGATTCAGGAACTATGCATGCAATCCAAGACGAAAAGATGGCAAGCAAAAAAGTTAGTTCTAGAAGTTATAGAGGCGAAAGAATTATTATTATAAACAAAAAAAGAATAGAGCTAAATAGCTATAGAGCTACTGAGGATCTTCTTCAAAATATGGCTAAGACCCTAAACGTAAAAACAATGGGCTTTTTTATGGCAGATGATGCTCATCACTTTAGACAAAGAGTTGGTATGCTAGCACAATACTGTGATCAAGATATCTATCATAATGAAGATTTTAGAAAAGAATGTACTAAAGAATTTACTAAAAACAAATGCATCCACAAACCGAATGCTTTTGGATATGATAACTACTACTTGCTTAAAGGTGGTAAAACTCTATCTGCAGAGAATGGTGAATTCGAAGAAAAGGTTACAGAAGATATGTCAGATGCTCAGATCAGAACAGCGTTTAAGAAGTTTAGCAAAGGTAAGAAAACCAATAAGGTTCTTATGACATCCATTGGTCAAGCAGTTGCTTAATCGAAAAGTTACGTCACAATTTCGTGAACTTTTCAAATTAGGGGTTTACATCCCCTTAAAAATACGGTATAATGGTACCTATATTTAAAAAGATAAGGAGTCTATATAATGAATAACATGAAAATATCAACCCAAAGAATCTTAGAAGAAATTTCTAATAAGTTTCCAGGCCAAACGGATTTCCGTAGAGCCATAATCGAAGACGTGGCAAAATCCATGGGCTTTACCGCTAAGGATTTTTATCCTTTACTTTCTTCTGACAACAGAGTTAAGATCGGTACTTATTCCCTAGAAGGATTATTACCAGAAGCAGCTCCGGCAGCTATGGACCAGGTCCCAGCTACTGCGGCTCAAATGCAATCTATTACAAGCGATGAAAGAACTTTCGCTACAGTGGATCCTACATTCGTCCCATGGGGTTCTTTTAAAGATGTTACCCAGATTATTAAATCTGAAATGTTTTATCCTACTTACGTTTCTGGCTTATCCGGAAATGGTAAAACTTTTATGATCGAGCAAGCTTGTGCTAAGCTCGGCAAAGAATTCATTAGAGTTCAAATCAATCCAGAAACGGATGAAGATGATTTACTTGGTGGATTTAGATTAATTAACGGCGAAACAGTTTTCGCTAAAGGCCCAGTTCTAAAAGCAATGGAATCCGGTGCAATACTTTTACTCGATGAGATCGATAGAGCTACCAACAAGATCATGTGTCTTCAAGGTATCTTAGAAGGCAAACCAGTACTTGTTAAAAAGACTGGTGAAACAATTACACCTAAAAAAGGTTTCAACGTATTCGCTACTGCCAATACTAAAGGCAAAGGTTCAGACGATGGTAGATTTACCGCAGCTAGTATCTTAGATGATGCTTTCTTAGAAAGATTTACTATCTCAGTAGATATGCAATTCCCTTCAGTTTCTGTAGAGAAAAGAATTCTACAAAAACATATGGATAAATTTGATACCCAAGATACAGAGTTTGTAACCAAGCTTGTTACTTGGGCAGATATTATCCGTAAAACATTTTACGATGATGGCGTAGACGAAGTTATTTCTACTAGAAGACTTTGCCACGTTGTCCAAACATTCTCGATCTTTAAAGACAAAATGAAATCAATCGATCTTTGTATTTCTAGATTCGACGAAGATACAAAAATAGCTTTCTTGGATCTCTATACAAAAGTAGATTCAGGGGTAGAGCTAGAAATACCAGGAGATGAAGATGCCCAAATCTAAACCAAACTATAAATTTAACGAAGGAGCTTTGATTGCAGAGCTCCAAGGTTATATCGATGCTACCTATAATGGTCACTATTCTAAAAACAAATTCCAATCAACGGAATTTATTTCAGACTGCGGTCATGGTATGGGTTTTGCAATTGGTAATATACTTAAATACGCGCAGAGGTACGGCCGTAAGGGCACACGCGACGATCACCGAAAAGATCTAATGAAAGTATTACATTACTCTTTAATTGCGCTTAGCGAACACGACAGGTCTTAATATGAATGTAATACTTAATTTTTGGAACAAACACATATGGACAATAACATTTGTTATTTGTTTACCCCTTATATTAGCTTTTATTTCCCAAAAGGTATATGGATCAAATAGTGACATTGGAGAACAAAGAGTATGCTTAGCACAAAACATTTACTTTGAATCTGCTAACCAACCTGATGCAGGTAGAGTGGCAGTAGCCCAAGTGGTTTTAAATAGAGTGGACGATTTACAATTTCCCAATACAATTTGTGGAGTAGTTTATCAAGCTAAGATGAGAACTAATTGGAAAGGACAAGAAGTACCTATCCTAAACCAATGTCAATTTAGCTGGTTTTGTGATGGTAAGTCTGATGAACCTACAGATTCTATTACTTGGATGCAATCCATTCGTATAGCAGATCAGGTTATGTTTGATTTTAACTTTGATCTTACCGAAGGTGCTTTATACTATCACACAATTCATATCGATCCTTACTGGAACGATTACTTAACCCCCACGGTTATTATTAATGACCATATTTTTTACAAATAGGGATTTACATTCAACACAAACTATGGTATAATAGTACCATTAAACTAAAAAGGAATATATTATGCAATTATCAACCGACACAGTAGAAGTTCTAAAAAACTTTTCTACAATTAACCCAAACCTAGTTATCGAACCTGGTCAAAAACTACATACGATCTCTGAATCTAAAACAGTTATGGCTAAGGCAGAAATCGTAGAAGACTTTCCTAATCAGGTTGGGATTTATGATATGAATGAATTCCTTTCTGTGTTAAATCTAATACCAGGAAACAATATTGATTTCCACGATAAACATCTAACGATTTCTTCTGGACAACAGAATGTAAATTACTTTTATTCTAATACGGAAATTCTAACTACACCACAGAAAGACATTAATATGCCTGATGTAGATGTTGGCGTTACCTTATCAGAAGATGTACTATCTAAAATTAAACAAGCAGCAAATGTTTTAGGACATACAGATTTATCTATTACAGGTAACGAAGGTTCTATCATAGCTAAAGTATTCGACGCAAAAGATGCTACAGCAAATGATTATACTTTTAGTATTGAATCAGATAATACAGCTAAAGGCAAATTTAATTTTGATTTTAACATTGGTAACCTTAAGTTAATCCCAGGTGATTACTTTTTAAGCTTATCAGAAAAGAAAATATCCCACTGGCAGAATATGAATTTCCCAGTAGAATATTTTGTTGCCCTAGAGCAATCAACAAATTTTAATGTATAAATATATGCATGAAAAGAATTCTCCATTTAATTATGGGGATAATGGTGGAGGTGCTGATTATCAGGCCTCTATATTTAGTCTACTTTGCAAAGGAGAAATAAAATGACAGACGCAGTAGAAACTCAAGCAGCAGAAGAGCCTGTACAACTCTCGCTAGGGGATATCCAATTATTTGTTCAGATCATAGATCTATGTTCAAAAAGAGGAGCATTCGAAGGCCAAGAGTTAGAACCAATTGGAGCATTAAGAGGAAAGGTTGTAAGATTCCTGGAAGCTAATGTACCAGCCGAAGAAGGCGCACCGGTTCAAGGTGAAATGGATGTTGAACCTTCAGAAGAAGAAGCATCAAGCTAAACTTGAAAACAAGCCTATTGCGGGAGGGTCAAATCCCGCTAACCTTAATTAGGATTATATAATGGATAAAAATGAAAAACAAGAGCTAATCACAGCTCTAAAAAATGGTACCGTTCAGGTAACATTTCAAAAGGTAAACTCAGATGAAATTAGAGTTATGCCTTGTACCCTTAACCCACTTGTATTAGAAGCACATAATGTTAAGCCAACAATTGGTGGTATAACATCTGATTCAGATCAAATACCTGCCTGGTCTATAGACAAACAGGCTTGGCGTTCTTTTATTGCTGATACAGTATTAGGTTGGGAAGTACTATGAATGAATTCTTATGGGTCGAGAAATATCGACCACAAATTATTGCAGACGTAATACTGCCTTCTCATATAAAAGCTACATTCGAGGATATTGTTAACGGAGGTGAATTACACAATATGCTTTTAACCGGAACAGCCGGTCTGGGAAAAACCACCGTAGCAAAGGCATTATGCAATGAACTAGATTTAGATTACCTACTGATCAATGGATCAGAAGAGGGTAATATAGACACGCTTAGAAATAAGATTAAACAATTTGCCAGCACAGTAAGTTTACAGGGTGGATACAAGGTGGTGATTTTAGATGAAGCAGATTATCTAAACCCCCAGTCCACCCAACCAGCACTAAGAGGTTTCATAGAAGAATTCTCAGGTAACTGTAGGTTTATACTTACTTGCAATTTTAAAAACAGAATTATAGAACCACTACATTCCAGATGTTCGGTTATAGAATTCAATATAGCTAAAAAGGACATGCCTCCTCTTCTTTCAGATTTTATGAAAAGAGTGGAATACATCCTCGGCGCAGAAGGCGTTAGCTACGATAAGCAAGTAATTGCGGATCTAATTATGAAGCATATGCCAGATTGGCGTAGAGTCTTAAACGAATTACAAAGATATAGTACCAGTGGAAACATTGATACAGGCATCCTAGTGAGCGTTAGCGAGACTTCTATCAATGATCTAATGCTTCATATTAAAGTAAAAGACTTTAAACGTATGCGTCAATGGGTAGCAGACAACATGGATACGGAACCAGCTTCCGTCTTTAGAAAGATCTATGATAACATGTATGAATATATTGACCCTAAATCTATACCTCAGTTAGTTCTTATTCTAGCTGATTATCAATACAAGAATGCATTCGTGGCAGATCACGAACTAAATCTTGTGGCGTGTTTAACCGAAATAATGGCAGGAGTAGAAATAAAATGATCTATGAAATTAACCAAGTATATTATGAAAAGGGTAGAACTGCATATAGGGTATGTATTAAAGATGCAGATAGCAATGAGCTTAAATCCGAAAGAATATTTAGAACAAAAGAAGATGCTAAGAGTTACATAGCACTTAAGAAGTTATATAAAAATGAATCCCTTTGATTACATAAATGCAATTAATTTTACTAAGAAGAATCTAATAGTAGATGATGAGACAGAAAAAGCTTATCAACCATTCTTAGTTAATAGAACTTTATCTCACTTTAGAGATACTGTATTATATGCTAATGAGATGAACATAAATCACCACCTAGATAGTGCGCTTCAGAATCAATTTTATATAAATATAATAAGAAAGAAGAAAAGATTCTCTAAGTGGGTTAAGCCATCAGAGATAGAATGTTTGGAAGTGATTAAAGAAAATTATGGATATAGTAATGAAAAAGCAAAATCAGTATTGTCCCTTTTTACTCCAGACCAAATTGAACAGTTGAAACATAGGATTTATAAAGGTGGAAAAAGAAAATAATGAAATAAAAGAATGGGTCCCAGCTGATATGCTGGAAGTGACTCTAAACGAACCGGATGACTTTCTTAAGATAAGAGAAACATTAACACGTATCGGTGTTGCATCCCGCAAAGATCAAAAGCTATATCAATCTTGCCATATATTACATAAGCAAGGTAGATACTTTATAGTTCACTTTAAAGAACTATTTCTATTGGATGGTAAGCCATCTAATTTAATTGAAAATGATGTACAACGTAGAAATACAATTGCTACATTATTATCGGACTGGGGATTGGTTACAATGAATAAGCCATCTCAAGCCCAAGACACTGCGCCTCTCAGGCAGATCAAGGTCATACCTTTCAAAGAGAAAACTGAGTGGGAGCTATGTCCTAAATATAATATCGGAAATACTAAGCAACAAGATTAATTAGATATGCATTATCTTTACAATCTTGTTAATTCTCCCGGCTTTCATAAACTTATGAAATCGTTTGAATAATTTTTTCATATTATTATTTATACGTATAAAAATAGCATCTAGTTAATTAGTACGTATAAATATAATCGAAGAATGCGGCATTGGGCCGGTTCTCAATAACCTTGCTATATATAGGAGGAAATAACTATGGTAAGAAGTAATCTGAACGTACCACGTTCACTATTCGTTGGTTTTGATGGATTGTTTGAAGACTTAGAAAGGATTCACAATTCGGCTAGAACTGGAACTGATAACTACCCACCACACAACATTGTTCGTGTAGATGATGAAAATTTCATTATTGAACTAGCAGTGGCTGGATTCAGCATGGATGATCTCGAGATTGAGGTCAAAGATGGGATCTTAAAGGTGAAAGGTAATACTGGTGACGATGAAAGGTCGTATGCGTACAAGGGTATCTCATCCCGCAAATTCGAGAAGAGCTTCCGACTCTCTGAATTTGTCGTAATCGATGGGGCTGACCTTAAAGATGGAATACTCGTGGTGAATGCCAGGGTCGAAATCCCAGAGGAACAGCGTCCAAGGAAGATCAAAATAGGGTCTACTGGGGCATCAAAGAAGAAGGAATTCTTGAAAGAGTAATTCCGGTGAGCAGCGAAACTCGGTAGGTTATAATAATAATTTACCGGAGATAAATCATGACACAATTAAAAGCTTACTTAGCTGATAATCATGACATCGTTAGGACCTTAAAAGATATGTTGGTAACTGCTATGATCGCCATAGCCTGCGCAGGTACAGCACCTGCACTGATTTGGTTATCATTATTATCTTATTAAGGCTCTCGATATACAATTCATGCGGGGGGTAAGAAATTACCCCACCGTTCCTTGATTGAAAAAAAGGTTTACAAACCTTCTAAACTATGGTATAATATACTCACTATGCAATTTTATACAAACATTTCTCGCTATGGCAATATGCTACTTTATCGTGGTATAGAAAACGGCCAAAGAGTTCAAAAGAAAATTAAATACAAGCCCACATTATTCGTGGCAACCACCAAAGCAACCAAATGGAAATCCTTAGATGGATATCCTGTTGCTCCCATACAATTCGAATCTATGCGTGATGCTAAAGATTGGGTTCAGCAAAACAAAGATGTAGCTGGCCGTAAGATCTTTGGTAATACTAAACATCAGGCAGCTCTGGCTAACGATCTATTTCCTGGCCATATAGAGTTTGATAGATCTAAAATTAACGTAACCACTATTGATATAGAAGTTCAATCCGATGATGGATTCCCAGAACCTTCTGCAGCAGCTAAAATAGTTACGGCTATATGTCTTAAAAATAATATCGACAATACATATTATGTTTGGGGCTTAGGCGATTACGATGTAAGTAAATCCCTAATGAAAACCAATCGCGTGATCTATAAAAAATGTGTCGATGAACAAGAACTTCTTATAGACTTTATTAATCATTGGGCTACACCTTCGCACACGCCCGATGTTATTACTGGCTGGAACTCTAAGTTCTTCGATATACCTTATTTGGTTAATCGTATTCGTAGAGTCTTCGGCCCAGATCTTGGCGAACAAAATATTAAAAAGCTTTCACCTTGGGGTATGGTAGAATCCAGAGAGGTGGCAATTGGCTACAAATCTAGCAACAGAAATCAAACGTATGACTTCCAGGGTATATCCCAAATGGATTATATGGAAGTATTTAAAAAGTTTGGTTATGCTTATGGTCAACAAGAATCATATTCACTTAATAATATTGCTCACGTAGTTCTTGGCGAAGAGAAACTATCATACGAAGAACACGGATCACTATTCGATTTATATAAAGCTGATCATCAAAAGTTTATTGATTATAATATTAAAGATGTAGAATTGGTAGATCGCTTCGAGGATAAAATGGGTTTAATTACCCTTGGCCTTACTATGGCATACCGAGGCGGAGTTAACTATACTGACGTATTTGGTACTACCGCAATATGGGATTCTATTATCTTCCGTGATCTATATCAAAACAACGTAATAGTTCCTTTCCCGAAAGATCAACTCAAAGGTGATTACCCTGGTGGTTATGTAAAAGAACCACAGGTTGGCATGCACGATCATGTAGTTAGTTTCGATTTAAACTCTCTATATCCATCGCTCATTATGCAATACAATATGTCACCAGAAACAATTCTGAATAAAACAACAGCAGGAGTAGATGTAGAAAATGTATTAAAAGCAACTAAGATCGAAAGATCATCAGATGAATGCATAGCAGTTGGCGGACAACATTTTAGAACAGATGTCCAAGGTGTATTACCTAAGATCATCGAAGAGATGTACACTGAACGGGTAGATGTTAAAAAAGCTATGATTAAAGCTCAGCAAGAATTACAGAGAATAGACAAAAGTGACAAACAAGAACTCTACAGAATACAAAAAGAAATATCGCTCAACGAAAATAGACAAATGGCAATTAAGATTCTTCTTAATAGTCTTTACGGTGCTCTCGGCAATCGTTATTTTAGGTTCTTCGACCAACGGGTCGCAGAAGCAATTACGCTATCCGGACAAGCCATCATACGATGGGGTGAAAATGCAGCCAATGATTACCTAAACAAGGCCCTTAAAACCTCCTCAGACTACGTCTTAGCAATAGATACTGATTCATTATATATTGGGTTAGGTCCTTTAGTAGATGCGGTTAAACCGGATAATCCTATAGATTTCCTAGATAAAGTTGGCCGTGAAGCCATAGAACCTGTCTTTGAAAAAGCATATCAAAAGTTCTACGACATATTTGGCGGCTACGGAAACAAAATGGTTATGTCCCGAGAGGTTATAGCAGATCGTGGTATATATCTGGCTAAGAAAAGATATATTCTAAATGTGTTAGATAATGAAGGCGTTAGATATGCACAACCTAAAATTAAAACAATTGGCGTAGAAGCTAATAAAAGTTCTACTCCGCAAGCTTGCCGTGAAGCTCTAAAAGAAATGTTTAAGCTAATTATTTCTTCTGATGAAGCTACAGTCCAGGCAGCAGTACAACAATTCAAAGATCATTACTTTGCTCTTAGACCAGACCAGATTGCTTTCCCGCGTGGTGCTAATAATATTACTGGTTGCATAGAAAGACGTACGTATAGAAACCAAGCGGGCGAGCAGGTTACTACCGAATTTTATAAGAAAGGTACACCGATTCACGTGCGTGCGGCCCTCGCGTACAACTGGCTAAGAAAAGATCTAGATCTAAAACAATATCCAGAACTTAGAAATGGCGATAAGATTAAATTCTTATATTTAAAAGAAGGTAAGTTTAAGCAAAATGTAATTGCTTTCCCAGACTTTCTCCCAAAAGAATTTAACTTAGAACAACACATTGATAAGGAATTACAATTCCAAAAAACATTTACCGATGCAATAGAACCAATTCTAAATGCTATTGGCTGGACATCAGTCAAAGTTAATTCACTGGAGGATTTCTTTGGATAAGATAATATATGTAGGTACTAAGCCAGGTAATTTCCCACCAGAGAAATCACCGACTATTCGTAGGATAACTAAATGGTCAGAGCAGGCTGGAGTACAAGATTGGGATTGGACCAATCTATCAGATAACAACATGATAGAAAAGATTAAAGGTTGCAAAGTAATAGCTATGGGTAATGAAGTCCATAATTACTTTGTAAAGAATAAAATAGAACACTTAAAGGTTCCACATCCATCTGGATTGAACCGAATGTGGAATAACCCAGAACTAGAACCTTCGGTAATAGATCAAATTAGGGGTTTACATTTAAATGAAACTATGGTATAATATACCACTATACGGAGAAATATATGAAAAATATACAATTAGTTAGGCTTACATCCGGCGAAGAAATAATCGCTAACGTAGATCTAAATGGTATCGATACTGATACTATAATCTTAAAAGATAGCATTGTTCTTATCCCAGCCGGCGAAGGCAAGATTGGATTTATGCCTTTTATGCCATACACTGAAGCTAAAGATGGATTAGAAATTGATCTTAAGTTTGTTATGTTTATGGTCGAACCAAACAAACAGCTAGTGGAACAACACAGAGCAGCTACTTCTGAAATACAGATAGCAACACCAAACACAGGAATCATAGTATAATGTCTAAGAACTGGGTACAAGATATAGCTTTAATGCATAGCAAATATGGCGTTAAACAATGGGTTGCAGATAACCCTGAAAAGCTAGAACAGCTATTGCATTTTCGTATATCATTCTTAAAAGAAGAATATGAAGAAACATTTAAAGCAGTTGGAGAAAAAGATCCTGAAGAAATAGTAGATGGTCTAATAGATCTATGCGTTGTAGCAATTGGAACATTAGATGCATTCGGTATTGATTCCGAAAAAGCATGGGATGAAGTACTAAAAGCCAATATGAAAAAAGAAGTTGGAGTAAAAGAAACAAGACCTAACCCTTTAGGTTTACCAGATTTGATTAAACCCGAAGGTTGGACAGCTCCATCACACGAGGATAACCATGGTAAGTTGCACAATATTTAATAGCATTTATGATAACAAAACAGACAAAAGAATGGACTACGAGTCCTTCGAAGAGTTTGAAGCAGTCCTCGTTGGACTACACAACTCTGACAAATATTCTAAAAAGTCTGAAGCTCCTCTTATCAGTCCTGCTACATATTTGCCTGATAGTACTCGTGCTAACGATAACGTGGTTTCTTGGGGCGGTTTTGGTATTCTTGATGTCGATGACTTTGTAGGTGAAATGAATGAGATCGAAAAGAAATACGAGCAATATAGATATTTCTGTTATTCGACTGCTAGTTCTAGCTTAACAAATCCTAAATTTCGTTTAGTATTTCCTTTAACCCAATGGGTGAATAAAGAAGATATTAAACACTTTTGGTTTGCACTAAATAAAGAAATCGGTGATATCGCTGATGCACAAACTAAAGACCTTTCCCGAATGTATTATGTTCCATCGCAATATAAAGATGCGAACAACTTCTGCTTTTCACACGATGGTGATATAATGGATCCGACAGTATTAATGTCTAAGCATCCATATCTAAATCCAGCAGAATCTTTCTTTGATAGATTACCTAATAAAATAAAAGAAGGTTTAATTGAACATAGAAAGTCACAATTAAAAAACACAAACTATACCTGGACATCTTATTTTGATTGTCCATTTGTTAATAAAAAACAGGTCGAAGAATACAAAGGTATTTCCGGCACTGGTTGGTATTTAAAAATGTATCAGATAATGGTTTCAACCGCAGGCAATGCAATGCAACGTGGTTATCCTATTACTCCTGAAGAAATTGCCCATATCTGTAGATCTTTAGATATGGACACAGGTAATTGGTATGCAAAAAGAGATCTAGTAACAGAAGCAAATAGAGCAATCGACTTTGTCTTTAAAAATAATTTATAATATATGGGGCGGTAGCTCAGTAGGGAGAGCGCCTGGTTTGCAACCAGGAGGTCGTGGGTTCGATCCCCTCTCGCTCCACCATTTAGGAGAATAATATGGGAATACAAGTACTAGGTGATAATGTTTTAATCGCCGAAACAGAAAAAGAAGAACAAACAGCAGGTGGGATTATTCTTACTGAAGCTATTGATAAAGGTAATAAACCAGGATTGGTATTAGCAATTGGTGATTATATCCAACAAGATAATGCAGATCCAGAAAACGTATTTGCTAAGATAGAACCAGGAAACAGAGTGTTTGTTAAATGGTCAGAGGCAATGCCAGTTAACGTCGAAGGACAAGCTGCGGTATTAATAGATCGAAATCACATCAAAGCGATATTAAGTTAAAAGGGGTTTACAAATACCTGAAACTATGGTATAATACATCTATATTATGGAAAAATTAATCGAATATATTAACACCTTAGACTTAAAAATAAGTCAGGAAATGTTTGACCGACATGATGAAGAATATGCTACTACTAAACGTGGCTATTCTTCTCGTGCTAATCTGGATTCAGAATATCTAGAAGACATGGTCGTAGAAAATGTAAAAGGCGCTAAAGAAGTTACTGGCAAAGATAGATATTTTGCCGATATTAAATACAAAGGTATGGTTATAGACTTTAAAGAAATAGCTTCTGTTTGGTATAACTTACAACATGATTACATTAGATATATGGATGCTAACCGCAAAGGTAAGCTTACCCATTTTCTATTTTTTAAAAGCAATAGACTAAGATACGACAACAATCTTCCAGATGTTATCCCAGTAGATTATGATCTAAAGTTTGAATTTTTAGGTATTTACGATGTAGATACCGTTATGAGTGGATTGGATAGAAACATGAAACGAGTGAATGTATATAATTTAGGAGACAATTATGGCAGGCGAATCAACATTTAAAAAAGTAGGTATCACAGATACACTACATCATAGAATGGAAATACCAGAGGATTATCATGGTAAAGATATTATTATTGGTGATTGGTTGGGCGAAATATATCACACACCTACAGATCAATATTACACACAAAGTACTAGATCACAATACTATTTTCCAGATGTAAAACCAGAAGGTGGATTCGATAAACATATTTGTCCAGGACATTGGTCTGGATATAGATGGGCAGTTCAACAATTTACAAATCCTGGTGATTATGTTTTAGATCCTACAGTAGGTACAGGAACAGCAGTTGTAGAATCTATGAATCATGGAAGACATGGCGTAGGAATAGAATTAGAATTCTCAGAGATTACAAGAAGAACAATTCAAGTACAAACAGACAGAGGTGCACCAGGTAATGGTACTATTATAGAAGGTGACGCTAGAGATCTACACGAACACGTTGGAGATCAACAATTTGATATGGTAATTAATGGAACACCTTATCCAGTTCTTGGCGGTGGTCAATCAGATGCACCAGAAAGAGGTATGACTTCTAAAGGTTTAGGAGCATCGATACAATATCAGAAAGATAAAAACGTTGGTGTTCTAAAAGGTAAAGTATACTGGGAAACCATACTAGAAATATATACAGCTTCTATAGAGAAATTAAAACCAGGCGGAAAGTTTATTACGCTTATTAAAGATCCAACACAAAAGAAAGCTCCATGGTTATTACACAAAATGGTTGCTGAATTACTAATGGAAAATCTTCCAGTAAAACCTTATGGTACTTTTGTACACAAGCATTTGCCACAAACTTTGTTTATGAATACATATCCAAAACAATGGCCAGATGCAAAACAGATTCCCTTATATCAAACAGGTACAGTGCTTGAAAAATATTAGGGGTTTACTTTTAACTAAAACTATGGTATAATATACATTATGAAACCACTACACATACTTAAACAAGCCGCTGATCTTATAGCTAAGAAAGGCAATGACTACCAAAATCCTAAATCTAGGATTAGACAATCAGACTACTATCCAAATGGCGCACAAACCATTTTAGATATTATGACTGGCAAAGTTAATCGTATGCATTCTGTTTTGGATGCTATGAAAGACGATGAAAACTATATGGAAAACTTCGAATCACTACAAGATTCTGCAATAGATTTAATTAACTATTCTGCCTTCTTCTCATCATATTTAGATTATGATATTGACGGCCAAACCCCAGACAAAGACATATTTAACAGGAACATAATCAGAGATGACAATAGCAAGTAATTTAAAACTAGGATTACACGACTTAAGAAGTAATTTATTAAATCTTGGTTATGAAATAGAAACCGAAAGATGGCAAGGCGGAACAGAACATCCTGCCTTCCTAGAAATATTACATGCAAGTATGAAAGCAAATATGTACGATAATGCAGAAGAAGCTAGTACAGAATTAAAAGCTACCCAACCATGGGCAGATATTCATTTCGACGAAAGAGTAGGTGGTATACCTTGCAATCCACCGCCATCACATACAATGTGGTTAAAAGACACAGATAAATATTTAATGGATACGGCTTTTTCACATAGCTATCCAGAAAGAATGTGGCAAGATACAGAACAAATGGGAGTTAGATTTAATATAGCAGATCTAAACACAGCAGTTAAACTATTACAAAAAGAACCTAAAACAAGGCAATGTTATATACCAATCTGGTTTCCAGAAGATGGTACAGCCGCTCTCGCGGGCGAACGCGTCCCGTGCACGTTCGGGTGGCATTTTATGTTACGTGATGGTAAATTACATTGTGCATATCATATGCGATCATGCGATGTAATGCGACACTTACATAACGATTTATATTTCGCTAATAGGTTATGCTTATGGTTAATAGAACAATCAGGCTTAGATGCAGTACCAGGAATCATGCATTTCTCTGCTAGCTCTTTACATTGCTTTACAGTAGATAAATATGGACTTAACAATTTGGTAAATGAATAATGTGCGGATTTTTAATAAGCAATAGAACACAAACAACAGCTAATGGAATGCAATCTCTTAAAGAGATGGAATACCGTGGGCTAAGAACTAAGTATCGTGGATATAAAACATGGAAAGATTATGATATGTTCCATACTGCTTTACCTATGATCGATGCAGATCCAGCTATAGCAATCCAACCTATTCAATACGATGACGAACCACCTTCACTTTTTGTTGGTGAAATATTTAATTATAAAGACTTTGGTGAATATGCAAGCGATGCTCATATGATACATCAAAGATATAGAGAAGAACTTTCACATGAATTCTTTCATAAGTTCGATGGCTTCTGGAGTTATGTTACATTTTTTAATGAACATCCAATTGCTTATACAGATTTCCTAGGTATTAAACCAATCTATTATCGTAAAGATGTAGAAGTTATGGCATCAGAACCTGATGTACTAAAAGCCTATGGCCCAGTCACACCGGATGAAATATTCCATTCTAATGTTATGAAATGGGGTTATGATCCCCAAGGCGGAACACCATGGAATGAAATACATCAACTAAAGCCTGGACACTTTTTATATAAAGGTCGAGAATATCCTTATTGGGATTGGGCTTCAGTTCCGGTGACCAATTTGTACGATGACCTAGCCTTAGCGGTTAAATTAAGATTAGGTGGATTCAGAGAAGCAGCCGTTCTACTGTCAGGTGGGTTAGACTCCACTATCGTATACCAACTTATTAAACAGCAAGGACTAAACGTTACAGCTATTCATGTTGATAACCACGAAGAAAAATATGCTAAGATGGTAGAAGCCGATTTAGTAAAAGTTACTTTAGAAGAGGTTAGCGATCAGGATGCTATTAGAATACACCAAAGCCCTGTAGATCTTGGATCAGTTAAACCACAAATTGCTATGGCAAGAAAGCTAAAAGAAGAAGGTTACCATATGGTATTAACCGGCGATGGCGCAGATGAACTATTTGGTGGCTATAGAAGAGCAGAAGAATATGATTCTCAAATGTCAGATGTGTTCTGTGAATTACCTTTTTACCATTTGCCTAAGCTAGATAGAACTATGATGAGATCAACTGTAGAGCTACGTGCTCCATTCTTATCGCCAGCAGTTATAGTTCATGCATTATCTATTCCATACGAAGATAGAAACGGCGAAAAGAAAGTATTAAAAGAAACATTTAAAGATATTGTTCCACCTAAAATACTAAATCGTAAAAAAGAACCATTAAAGACAGATGCTATACGTGAAGATAAAATGAAGCAAAGACAAATTAATAATAAAATATGGAGAGAGCTTTATGAGTGATAAATGGGATAAAAGATACTTAGCTTTAGCTGAGCAGGTCGCTGGTTGGAGTAAAGATCCAAGTACGCAGGTTGGCGCAGTTGCTGTAAACGATCAAGGTAATGTTGTTGCTCAAGGATATAATGGATTTCCAAGAGGCATAGAAGACACCGAATTAAGATATAATGACAGAGAGCTTAAATATAAATATGTGGTACATGCAGAAACAAACTGTATATACAATGCGGCATTTAATGGTAATTCATTAGATGGATGTACAATGTATGTTTGGCCATTACCAGTATGCCATGAATGTGCAAAAGCCATTATACAATCAGGAGTTTGCAGAGTTGTGTCCCCACAATTTACTAATTCCGAAACCGAGCTAAGATGGAAAGATTCATGCTCACAAACCCTGGATATGTTTGAAGAAGCTTATATCCAATATGATTTCATTTAGGGGTTTACAAACACCTTAATCTGTGGTATAATGTACCATACAAACAAATAATAAGAGGAATTAATGCCAAGTATAAATTTAATGCCTAGGAAAAGACATCCTAAGGATAAAAGACCTTCTAGCCCAATGCCATTCGATATTGCGTTAAGAAAGTTTAGAAAGGCCTGCGATAGAGCAGGTATTGTTAACGAAGTTCGTAAAAGAGAATTTTATGAAAAACCAACCGCAAAGCGCAAACGTAAAAAAGCAGAGGCAGTAGCCCGAACCAGAAAAGAAGAGCGTATGAATAAACTAGGACCAGCAAGGAGATATTAATATGGGAATAATGGATAAACTAAAAAAGAATAGCAGGATTAAAGGTACAGCAGTACTAGAAGATTCTATTTACTTTGGAGAAAAAGACGTAGTAACGACAGAAGTTCCTATGATTAATGTTGCTTTAAGTGGCGATATAGAAGGTGGGCTTACAAACGGTTTAACTGTTTTAGCAGGTCCAAGTAAACATTTTAAAACATCATTTGCCTTATTAATGGCAGGTGCTTATATGAAAGAACACGATGATGCAGTTCTAATGTTCTATGATTCAGAGTTTGGATCACCACAATCATATTTCGAATCATTCGGTATCGATACTTCAAGAGTATTACATACACCAATCACAGACGTAGAACAACTAAAATTCGATCTAGTTAACCAATTAGATGAGATAGAACGCGACGATAAAGTTATTATTATCATAGATTCTATTGGTAACTTAGCATCTAAAAAAGAATTAGAAGATGCTTTAAACGAAAAATCAGTTGCAGATATGTCAAGAGCTAAAGCTTTAAAGGGATTATTCAGGATGGTTACTCCTTATCTTACCATGAAGAATATCCCTTTGCTTGCTGTGAATCACACTTATCAAGAAATGGGATTATTTCCTAAAGCAATCGTATCAGGCGGAACAGGTATTTACTATTCAGCAGATAACATTTGGATTATAGGAAGACAACAACAAAAAGTTGGAACAGAAGTTAAAGGTTATAACTTTGTTATTAATGTAGAGAAATCTAGATTCGTAAAAGAAAAAAGCAAAGTACCTATTTCGGTTACCTGGGAAGGTGGCATTAGCCAATATAGTGGACTACTAGATGTAGCACTGGCAGGTGGATATGTACAAAAACCTAACGTTGGTTGGTATTGTAGAGTCGATAGAGAAACTGGCGAACTAGTACAACCAAAGGTTAGAGAGAAAGATACCCTCACAGAAGAATTCTGGGATCCAATATTCACTGGCACAGATTTTAAAAAGTTTGTTAAAGCCCACTACTCTATTGGACATAAACCAATGTTAGATGTAGAAATAGATTTACAAGAAGAGTAAAATAGTGTATAATATAACACATAATGATTATACCTTTGTTGAACATGAGGATATCGATTTCTACGGAATTAGATTAAATAATAAATACAAAGGCGTAAAACTTATATACGGTAAAGTCGGGATTAAAGAATCCCCTGAACTAGACATAGCAACTTTATCTTTTACATATCAGATCCAAGATCCATCAGATCACGATCATGACGAATTATGTAAAGATGAATATTTTAATAACTATATCGGAGCCGTTTTACAACATATAATTGATGAAGCGGTAGAAGACAAATTAAACGAGGATATAATTGGACATAACAAATCAAATACAGACACATTCGCTTAATCACTTATTAAACAACGAGGATTATTGCAGGCGTGTTATACCTTTCTTAAAGAAAGAATACTTTGACGAATCACATAAAGTTGTATTCGATCTTATGGTTAAGTTTGTTGCAGCTCATAACAAACTACCTACAGCCAAAGTTCTAGAGTTAGAACTACAAAAACTAAAACTACCGCATGAACAATTAAATTCATCTGCGGTATTAATTAATGAGCTAAGAACTAAATCAGATGTTGATACTGAATATTTAATTAATGAAACTGAGAAATGGTGCAAAGAAAAAGCAGTCTATAATGCTATTATGGAATCCATTCAGATCATTGATGGTAAAACCGAAAAGAGCGACGGAGCTATCCCAGAGATATTATCCGAAGCTCTTGGTACATCTTTCGACCAAGCTATTGGTCATGATTATATTGACAACTCAGATGATAGGTTTGATTTCTATAATAAGAAAGAAAACAGAATACCATTTGATCTAGATTATATGAATAAGATTACGAAGGGAGGCTTACCCAATAAGACCTTAAACATTGCGCTAGCAGGTACCGGCGTGGGTAAGTCCCTATTCATGTGTCATTGTGCAGCATCTAATTTACAACTCGGCAAAAACGTTTTATACATTACAATGGAAATGGCAGAAGAACGTATAGCAGAAAGAATAGATGCTAACCTAATGGATTATCCAATACAATCTCTTGGTACTTTACCAAAGAATGTGTTTAACAGTAAGATCGAAAAGATTGCTCAGGCATCTATCGGTAAGCTTATTGTTAAAGAATATCCAACAGGCGCAGCACACACTGGACATTTCAGAGCTTTACTCAATGAGTTAAAGCTAAAAAAGAACTTCAAGCCCGATATAATTTATATCGATTACTTGAACATTTGTGCTTCTTCCCGTATGCGTGGGCTCGGAGGAAGTATAAATAGTTATTCGTACATCAAAGCTATCGCAGAGGAAATGCGTGGTCTTGCTGTCGAATTTAATGTGCCGATAATGTCAGCAACCCAGACCACGAGGTCTGGATTCGGTAATACCGACGTTGGCTTAGAGGACACTTCGGAATCATTTGGATTACCGGCGACAGCTGATCTAATGTTTGCTCTAATATCTACAGAGGAACTTGATGAGCTAGGTCAAATTCTGGTAAAACAGTTGAAGAATCGTTATAACGATCCGACCAAATACAAACGCTTTGTTATTGGTATAGATCGTTCCCGCATGAAACTATACGATGTAGAGGAATCCGCTCAGACAGATATTATGTCTGACATGATACCGGATAAACCAATAAATAATTTTGGTAATAGGGATTCGAAAGATACCTTTACCGATTTTAAAATATAGAGGAAAAAAAATATGGACGTATTATTAAACGCCAAAAACTGGTTACTCGATCGAGTAAAAGAAAGAACTTCACATGATGGAATCTTATTGATTGCATGTTGTGGGTCTGTGCTTTTATTTGGTGGACTTGCCAAACTACTCGCATGGGTAGGATTATTATGGGGTGTATACACACTCGTAGGGAAGGAGAGCTAATATGTTTAAGAAATTATTAATGCCATTATTTGTGGCAACTTGTTTCTCACCTTTCACGTTTGCTGATGTTTCAGGTAAAGTTGGAGTAATGTCTGACTATATGTGGAGAGGGCAAACACAATCCATGGGAGATACTTCCTACAATCTAGGCATAGATTATAATCACGACAACGGATTATACGGAAGCGCTTGGATGGGACAGGTCGACTTTGGAGACGAAGCTGAATGGGAATATGATTTAGCAGTAGGATATAATCTTACCGTTACTGATAATCTTTCACTCGGTGGTGGAGTTATACAATACTCTTATAATGAAGGCTATGATGATATTGAAGAGCTTTTTGTTAACGCAAGTTACAAGAACTCAAGTATATATTACTATGTAGATAGCGACAACTCAGATAATACATATATGGAATTTACGCAACATCTTGCGTTTCTTTCAGATGTACCTGGGGATTTCTATGTTAAATATGGCGACTTTAACAATGGGGATGATTGGGCAGCGCTCAAGTATTCCAACATGGTAGCTCCGAATGTACAATTAAGTTTGCACATTATGGATGGAGTTAGACATGGAGATGCCACAGATAGCATGGTACTAGCTATGCATTACCTTTTCTAAAAGAATCGGGAATTTATATCATAACGAAGCCAGGTAGGAATTCTCTTATCTGGCTTTTTTTTACGTCACGATTACGTGAATTTTTCAAATTAATTGCAATTAGGGGTTTACAAGCCTCCTCTTTTATGGTATAATACACCTATCATTTAAAATAATATAGGAGTTAAAAATGAAAAAAGCAAAATCAACTTACAACGGACTTAACTGGGATACCACCGGTAAGATTGCGGTTGAGATAAATGGCCTTGATAACATGCAAGATCTAAACGATATAATTGCAGTTCTGAAAGCTAAACAAAAAGCCCTAAGAAATGAATTGGCTAGAACAGCTAGATCCCAATTCTCTATTGGTGATAAAGTTTCAGTTAAAGCCAAAGGCAGAATCTTAAAAGGTTCTATTATGGAAATTAAAATAAAAAATGCTACCGTTAAAATTAACGACATTCTTTATAATGTTCCACTATCAATTATGGAGGCAGCGTAATGTACGATAAACCAATTATTAAACCAAATCTTTTAAAGATGACACACCTCGCAACAGGATACCCTGTAGAGGTAGAACTATCAGATGCTGAAATGACTTTAGCTAAAGACAAATCAGATAGCATGAACGCATCATGGGAAATTATGTGTAATTCTGTACAGTGGAGAACTGGAATAGAAATCATAGGTCAAATGGAGCTTGATAGCTTAGGCGGGAGACCATGTCACTAATGAGAGCTGAAATAGATACACTAATCGAAGACATTAAATCTGACTTTGTAAAATTCGCAAACGGAGATGAAAGACAAATAGATTCTTTTAATAACAATATAAGAATTAGCGAAGGTTCTAAGTATATTAAGATCGAAACAGGAACATCTGTTTGGGGTTTTATAAATAAGACTAACAAGAATTTTCATCCAGGTGATATATTTAAATCCAAGAATTGGAAAACACCTACGTTGAACAGAGCAAGAGGTAATATACTTTCTGGCAAATATGTAGTTAGATGGACTGGTCCTTTATATCTACATGATATAGCTGGTAAAGGTTTTTATAGTTGGCAATCAGATGAACTTGCAAGAAAATCTTAATAAAGTCTGGGAATGCATAGAGTCATTCGATACGGAAAAAGAAAGAACTCATAGAAGATGGGTTCTTAAAGACCGTAAAGAAAACGTCCAGAATCTAGTAGATTTTCAATTGGATGAAAAATTTAACCTGAGGTATGAAATATGGAAATAACATTAGCGCATTTTATATTAGCTAGCATTATCACGGGATATGCATGTCTTTATTATTATAAGCAAGGAATGAAAGAAGGTGCAGAAAGATGCATCCGGGTATTGCACGAACAAAAAGTAATTGCATACGATAGCACGGGGGAAATTTACCCCAATCCATTCTTTAAGAAAAAATAAGTCATAAATAGATCTATGAATTCATTTAAATCTTTTACAGTTGAACCTATTCTTATTAAAGAAGTTTCTGGGTTGTCGGCAACAGAGTTAGACAAACCAAACGGACAAACTGGCGAACATCGTTTAGATATCCTAAAGAAACTTATAAAAGGTAAAACACCTTTGGAATTAAAGAAAGGCGGAACTACGGTCGTTACTGATATAGAAGATGCATTAGCTAAACTTGATGTTTTCCTTAAGCAACCTTCTAACTTAGTATTCCAAACAAAAAATGGTCCAATTAAACTAACACAATTAGCAAAGAGTAAAGTCTTTGGCGGTGGTGTTGGTGGAGCAGGAGCTGGTACGGCAGACACAGAAAGAAATGAATCTCATAATGCATGTATGATGAAAGCTATGGTAGATAACCCAGGGCACGATTTATCATACTATGATGACGAAGTAATAGCTCAGGCTTACAAAGATAATGGCACATCAAATGTTAGTGCTAATACAGACAAGATATTAGAAACTCCAGAAAATTGGTGGGCATCGTCATACTATATAACAAAATACCTAGTTAGTAAAAAGCTAATTCATAAGAACATGGAATTCCATCGTGGATCAAAAGAGATGATAAAGATATATGCTATGAAAAATCTAGCATTTAAAAATTCAGGCTTTGCCCCACTAAAAGATGATAAGTGGAATCCAGGCGATGTATGGGCAATACAAAAAGGATTTAATTTAGATAAGTTAAATACTATGTCAATACACGGTTTTAATAAATCTTTAATTGCGGCATTTACAAAAAGAGAAATAGTAGGTATATCACTAAAACTAGTTAAGAATGATTCTGTTCCTTTTAGTGTAAATAATTATAAACAACCACCGGAAGTACTCCTACACAAGATAGCTTCTATGGGGTTTGAATCTGGAAGAGGATCGTTTTGGTCTTCAAAAGGTTCTTTTATTAAAACTACGTCATTACAATTAGACTTAAAAGATAACACTCCTGGTGGAACTATTAAGGCTGAAGTAAAAGGTAAAACATCTAGAGGTGGTGGAATTAGCTGGGGCATTATGCAAGATATAGTCCAACATGAAGCAGGTAAAAAATTACCTAAACATACTGGTGGTATAACTAAATCAGCTAAAAATATCGCAATGGGTAAACCAAAAGATGTACAAGCTATGTACAAAATGTTTAATGAATTTTATAAGAACGTAAGCTATGAAGCTTTTGTAGCTGAACTAGAAGAAAAAGATTGGCAATGGATTAGTGCTAAACTAGCTTCTTTAACTTTACTTTATACTATAAACAAAGCTGGTGGCAAGAAATCTAATGCCATCGTAACAAGAATGATTAACTACGCCGGATCAACGACTGCTGAAGGCGGAGTATATGTTAAATTAGGAAAATAAATGATATCATTTAAAAACCATAACCTTACAGAAGCCAAAAACACTCACATGACTCATATAGAGGATTTAGTGTTGGATGGCGGAGTTAAGGGAGCCCGCCAAGCTATCAACGCTCTACGCAGTATGAGAGATATGTTGAGTGGTCACGCAAAATCACCTGTAGACGTGACCGTAAAATGGGACGGGGCTCCCGCCGTATTCGCAGGTGAAGATCCAAGAGATGGATCGTTCTTCGTAGCTAAAAAAGGAATCTTTAATGCAGATCCTAAAGTATATAAAAGCCACGAAGATATAAAGGCTGATACCTCAGGTGATCTATCCAAAAAGCTTATTATGGCTTTTGATGGATTAAAGGACTTAGGTATCAAGGGTGTAATACAAGGTGACTTTATGTTTGATAAATCGGACCTTAAAGGTGAAACGATTAACGGACAAAAGATGATTACCTTTCACCCAAACACTATTGTTTATGCAGTACCATATGGATCTAAATTAGAGAAAGATATATCTAAAGCAGATGTTGGTATTGTATGGCATACATCTTATAAAGGTGGAACATTCGAAACTATGCAAGCTTCTTTTGGCGGTGACATAGTTGGTAAATTAAAAAAGAGTTCTAAGGTATGGCAGGTAAATGCAGACCTAGAAGAGCTATCAGGTAAAGCTACATTTACCGCAGCAGACAATATGAAAGTAACTAAATTGTTATCTGAAGCTGGTAAACTATTCCAAAAGATATCTTCTGGGGTATTAAAAGAATTAGAAAACAATAAAGAATTAAATTTAGTTATTAATGTTTATAATAATAGTATGGTGAGAAAAGGCCAAAGAATTAAAGACGAGAAGAAACACGCTAAGGGATTAATCCAGTTTGTTACTGATCGATACGCTAAACAAATCGATAAGCGTAGTTCACAGAAAGGAAAAGATATACAAATAGGTAAAAGAGATGAATTATTATCGTTTTTCTCTACTAGTAACTTAAAAAACTTAGAAAATGTCTTTAAATTACAGAATTATCTTGTAGACAGTAAATTAATTATTATAAATAAACTTAACAAACTAAATAAAATCGGAACGTTTGTTAAAACAACATCCGGATTTAAAGTAACCAACCCAGAAGGTTTTGTTGCTATAGATCGTATGGAAGGTGGAGCAGTTAAGCTTGTTGATAGATTGGAATTTTCTGCCAACAACTTTAGCAAAGATATTATAAAAGGTTGGGATAATCCTAACTAAAATGGGAATTCAAAGGATATGCAAATTAAATCATTTAGTGATTACTTAGTCGAAGACACAAAAGAAGTCACATTCGTGTTCGGGCGTTTTAATCCGCCTACTATTGGTCATGAGAAACTATTTGACCAAACAAAAAAACTAGCCAGATCTGGCACATATCGTATATACGCATCTAAATCTGTAGATGCTAAAAAGAATCCATTACAATTTAAAGACAAAGTTAAGTTTTTACGTAAGATGTTTCCTAAACATGCTCGCCAAGTTATGGCTGATAAGGATGTAAGAAACGTTTTAGATATTGCTACCAAATTATACGATCAAGGATTTACAAAAGCAAGTATGGTAGCAGGTTCAGATAGAGTAAAAGAGTTTGAAGTATTACTTAACAAATATAATGGTGTTAAGTCTAGACATGGTTTTTATGAATTCCAAGGTCTGATTAAAGTTTTAAGCGCAGGCGAGCGCGACCCGGACGCAGAAGGTATATCAGGTATGTCAGCATCTAAAATGCGACAAGCAGCAGTAGATGGTAACCTACCATTATTTGCAAAAGGATTACCAGCAAGATTTTATCCAACAGATTTATATAATGCTGTTAGAGCAGGTATGGGTTTAAAATCAGAAGGATTTAGACCACACGTTGAATTAGAAACTGTATCAGATATCAGAGAAGATTACGTGGAAGGAAAAATATTTAGAATTGGTACTATGATTCGTATGAAAGAATCAGGTGAAGTAGGTAAAGTGGTTATAAGAGGAACTAATTATATTCTTGCAGAATTCAACGGAAGAAAAAGACGTTGTTGGCTAGATTCAATTCAAGAAGAAGGCGGTGCTGGAGATCATGGCACAGGCAAGCTTACCAAGAAATACAAAAAAGATACTCCGAAGATGGAGCTAAAAGATTCACCTTATAATAAAATAGTTAAAGACAATACGATCTTATCCTTCGGTAAGAAGAAAGATAAGAAAGAAGGTTATAACGACGGTGATTCTTCCCGTGGAGATAAAAATTACGATTCATTTAAGACTGGAAAAAAATCTACAGATTCTAAAAGAAGAGCTCAGCAGAATAAGCAAAAGGATATGAAAGATGATAATCCAGATGCATACAAAGATTTACCAGGTGATAAGAAAGCAAGAAAGAAAGGTTTACCACAATCTAAGTTTACAAGTAAATATAAACAGATGTATGGTGAAAACTTTGAAATGACTTTTGAAGATTTTATTATAGAGAATAAAGGTCAGGTAAAAACAGCTTTAAAAAAGAAATCAAAAGCAACAGGTGTTTCAATGTCTATACTAAATAAAGTATTTGATAGAGGATATGCTGCATGGAAAACAGGTCATAAACCAGGAACAACTCCAGTACAATGGGGATTGGCAAGAGTTAACTCTTTCTTAGTTGGCGGTCCAGTTTGGAAAAAGTTTGATAGCGATCAAGCGGAACTAGCAAGAAAGGGCGGATTTAGCCCAGGAAAATAAAAAGGAATAAAATGAAATCATTTAAAGAATTAAGAGAAAATAATACTAAGTTTAAGTCATCTAATCCTACGAAAGATGTTGCAGGATATCCTGAAGCAAAGGGCGTAGTTGGAAAAATTATTAAGTTTAGTGATAGAGATGGCAGAGGAGTTGGCATCGGAACAACAGTCTTAGATAATGGTAAACCTGCAAAAAATGGAAGTAGAGACGAAGTTATTAAAGTAATTAAAAAACATGATATTAAAGGATTTAGATTTGGTGGAGACTTTATGAGAAAAGAAGTTAACGCAAACAAAAACCTAGAATATCCAACTTCTCTTGCTAAGAAAACCGGACTAGTTAAATCAATAGATGGTTATAATGCATCTAAATTTTTACTAGACGTAATTAAAAAATTTCCAAAAACGGAAACAAAAGGTAAAGAATATGTGGATTACGATAATGTAATGATCCACTTCATCGAGGTATAAAATGAAATTTAAAGAATTAAGAGACGTAGTAGAAAAAATGTCAGGTTCTAAATTAACAGGACAAGAGATATCTGTTTGGTACAGAAAGAACAAAGACGTAGATAAAGCAGCTAAGAAAGACAAGAATATTAAAAAAGCTGTTGAGATAGCATTAGATCACGGCGGAGCTATGAACTTTGCTATTAAGAAGATCGAAAAGATTAAAAGAGGTTTAGCTGACAATCCTCATGTAGCTAAAGCACTATCTTTTGCAAACTTTGGTGAAGACAAAGATACTATTTCAGAAGGTACATGGGCAGTTCCTGATTCATATGAGAATTTACAAAAACTACAATTTAATTTCTTAAATAAAAAAACCCCTGGTACTAAAGCCAATGCTAAACTACTCGCTAGAAAAATATACGGCATATTCGGGGATGATTCTTTCTTTGATGATTTACTAAGAATAGAAACCGATCCAGACCCTAAAGTCGATCTAAGAGATATAATTGTTAAGCATCTAGAAGATTGGAACATGAAATTTAAAAAGGGTGGAGTCTATGTAATCACCCACGCACCTAAAGACTGGTGGGAAAAAGAAGGAGTAGGTGAATCAGCTAAGAAAAGAAAATCTGGTAATATTAAACCAACAGGTCTTGGTTCTCCTGTAAGAGGTAAACTTATGCCTGTAACGGAAGGTGTTAAAAAAGTAGATTCATTGGATAAAGCAGAAAGAATGCTTAACTATAAGATTAAAGAACTACAATATAAAACAGCATTAAAAACGTTTAATGAATATGATGCAGATCCAGAAGTAAAGAAAGAAGCTAAAGGAGCTACAGGATTAAACAATGCAGCTTTAGCAAAAAGAGTTCCAGAAAGATTTAAAGGGATAGATCAAAAAACAGCCCAAAGAGTAGCAGATGCAGTTAAGCCAAAAGGTATGATTAGCACTAAACTCTATATGGAGTTAGGTGATCTTTGGGATAAAAAGAATACAAAAGGGTTTGAAGCTCTTCTTAAGAAACATAAGGTATAAACATGAGAAAATATAATCCAACAAATTCAAAAATTACAGTAGACGAAAGCGGTAGAGTAAAATTTAAATATCCGCAAGAAGATATATCTGAAGCTAAGATGAAAGATCTTCTTCGTAAACATAAAAGAGAATTACAAAAAGCACAAAGAAGCGGTAATTTAGAATTATCTAAAAAAGCAGAAGAAGATCTAATGCAATGGGCAATGGATGCTGGAGAAATTAAAACTGACGATCCAGATGATTTTAGCGATTGGTTAGATGATAACCTTGACGATATAATTAAAGGTAGAATTAAAGAAGATGTAGATTTATCAGAAGCTAAATTTAATTCAAAGAAAGAATTATCAGATGTTGCAAAGCTAGATAAACTACTAGAGAATGCATACAAAGGTATGGGTAAATTACAACATGGTAAGTCAGAATACCTAAGAAAATTAAATGATGGTATTGTAGAAGCTAGAAGAGCTCTAGATACTTACGTTGATGCTATTAAGAGTGGAAAGTTAGACGACAAATGAAAAAGTTTAAAGCATTTAAGAAAGAAGAAGATTCACCTTGTTGGCCTGGATATAAGCAGGTTGGAACTAAGATGAAGAATGGTAAAGAAGTTCCTAACTGTGTTCCAATTGGGGAAGATTTAGACGAAGCTCCATTAGTAATGAATGATATGGATATGGTAAAAGCTATATTAAAAAAGGTCGAAGATGATATAGCAAAGCTTAGTTTAAGGAAGAAAATAGAACAAGCCTGGCCGAAGATTCAGATACTAGCTAAAATGGCTGGTTATAAAGTAACCAAAACTGCACAAGAAAAAGGCAGAATATTTAGGTCGGACATTAAGAAATAATGTATACTTTTAAAGAAAAGGATTTTGGAATGTATGAAGGTAAAACTTATCCACTAGAAACTCCTATGTTAGAAGGTGGACCAGAGCCAGAGTTAAATAAACCAAAGCGAAGTGGACCAGATGATCCTAAAAAATTCGTGGTTTATGTAAAAGACCCAAAGACAGGAAACGTTAGAAAAATAAATTTTGGTAATGAAAAAGATTTTGATGGCGGTAACGCTAAGATAAATAATAAAGATAGAGCTAAGGCTTTCTCAGATAGACATAATTGTCCAGCTAAGAAAGATAAACTATCTCCAGGTTATTGGTCTTGTAACTTACCGAGATATGCTAAAGAGCTAGGACTTACAGGTGGTGGAAATTACTTTTGGTAAACCATACGAAGACTCTAGTAACATAAGAGAATTCGATGTTAAACGGGATGATGCCGAATATGTATGGCATAAGGATCCTGAGAACAGAGAATGTGAAATATTGGAAGGGGATGGATGGCAATTCCAATACGAAAATGCACTACCTTGGGCTATTCACCCAGGGATGATTTTTGAAATAAGAGGAAAGAATCATATGCATAGGTTAATTAAAGGAAAGAATAACTTAAAAATTAGGATAAAAAAACATGAGTAGAGAAACTCAGGCGACCAAACTTTCGCGTATAGAGGCGGATGCTACCGCAAGATTTGATCGTATAGAAAACAAAATGGACAAACTGTCCGAAGCAATCATCGCGCTTGCGAGGGCAGAAGAAAAGATTTTAACTCTTACATCTTTCAGTAAACAACAATCTGAACAGATTCAAAGGGTTATAAATAGGGTTGATAGTATAGAAGAACTGGTTACATCCAATGCTTCAACTATCAATATTATTAACAAGATATTCTGGATTATCATGGCCTCAGCGGCCACTGTGATTACTGGAATGCTTATATTGCAATAGAGGAAAATATAAATGAATAATTTATGGAACGATGACCTAACTCAAAGCATTGCTAGCACAGTAAACGATGTACTAGAAGGTAAAAAGAGTTATAAAAAAGAAGAAATGGATCCAAAAGATCATGTCAAATCTGGCAAAGATGGTGGATTCGATGTTGTAGATGCTAATGGCGACGTAGTTAAATCTTTCGGTAAGAAAGAAGAAGCTGAAGGTTATGCTATTAAAAACCACGACAAATTAATGTCTGCTAAAAACGAAGTAGCAGAACCAGAACCAAAAGGCGAGAAGGAATTCAAAGCTAAGCATAAGGTTAAAAAGTCTGGCGACAAAGAAGACGGTACTAACATGAAAGAAGAGATTACTATCTCTATTGATTACATGCATAAGATCGACGAAAAGCTTAAGCCAGGAAAAGGTAAAGAAACAATCGATGTAGATTACATTGGTGATAAAGGTCTTACCAAAAAACTAGAAAGCAAGTTTAAAGTAAAGATTAAACAAACTGGTTCTACAACAGCTGATATAACAGGCGAGAAGAAAAATATTCTATCTTTCATGAAATCAGATGCTTATATGATGGATGATGGAGATATCGAAGAACTATTTCCAGAACTATTAGAATCTGTTTCTCCAGAGATGGCAGACGAACTTCCAGCAGCTGGTAAAGAAACTGGTTACATGGACGAAGAAGAAAAAGATCTTTCTCCAGCTCAGAAAAAATATCAAGCGTTTTTTAAGAAAGCTCTTAAGAAATTTGACGCTGAATCACCAGCTGATTTAGACGACGAAAAGAAAAAAGAATTCTTTAACTACATTGATAAAAATTATAAAGGCGACAACGAAAGCGACTAAACAGGAAAAAAAATGAAAACATTTAAAGAAATGAAACAATACATTCAGGTACATGAAAGGTTTAAAGCTAAACCGCCTATGTCAGGTATGCACTTAACAGGGTTTGAGGGCAAATTAAAACTAAATCAACAATCTGGGCACGAAGATAATCATAGTGATGCAGTTATTAAGGACTTCAAAGCTGCGGTTAAAATAGTAGATAAACATCTTAAAAAATTAGGAATGAAATCTGTTCCTGAAGTTTTTGTTGGACCTAAAGACGTTGCAAAAGAAAAAGGCGTTAAGGTTGGAGCATTTGCTAGTGATTTTGCTATTAGCGTATATCCAGGATTTCGAGATGGCCCTAAATTGCCATCTGGTAAAAAAGATTCTGAAATTAATTTAGACCCAATGGTAGCTGAATTAGGCAAGCTAAAATCCTTCGTCAACTTTCCAAGAAGCGACTGGAGCGATAACTGGGACAAATAAGCTATCATAGATAGTTACATGATGAAAATATTTGACGAGCTAAACGCTAAGAACTTTAAACTGTTCGCAGCCAAACATTATAGCAATCCAGAATGCACTGATGCATCTGAGTTTGAAGAAGATCTTTCTAGATTTAAATATCTAAAAAGGTTATTAAGACGATATGAAGAAGCAGAAGATTTACAGGAACGACTGATTCTTAACCATATAATTGTCTTATATAATGTATTTGGAATAAAAGCTGCGAACAAAATGATGTGGTATAAAATACAACCAGAATACTGGCATTATATAAAACCGTTCTTAGTATTTTTAAATTATCTACCTGAACAGGAAAAGGTAGATGTACCATTAGATCCATTAATAGTAGAGAGGTTACGAAATATATAATGGGAATATTATCAAGAGCAGCAGATTTAGGATATGCATTTAGATTCCTAAAACTTTTGACCACTAAGTGGGAAAAGCTACCTGCCTATGAATTAGGTATAATTGATAAGCGTGGACGTAATATTAAAAAAGCAAAAGAGCTTACAACCCCAGAAGAAAAATCTGCATATACTATTTTTCATAGATTAGTATTTAATGTTAAAAGATTAATACAATTAGTTCCTGGTGGTAAATCTACCTTAGGTTCTTATGCAGCAGCTTTATTTTTAATTAAAGAACATACGGGTATGTCTGACAATAAGATAGAAGAAGTATTAGGTAAAGCTCTTGATGGTGATTTAGATAATTCTATTACAGAAAGTACTTGGTTTATAAAAGAGGGAATGCTAAACCCTGGTGTGTATTGTTTAACTAAAGACATAGTTTCATATAATACAGGTGAAATCATAGCACAAAAGAATTCAAAAGTAAAAGTAGATGAACATTCTGATCCATATTCCTCAATATTTGGTCATAACATCTATGAGGTTAAACACGTTTTAACAAAACAAAACTTATATATAAGTAATGAGGATATAAAAAGATGAGACGAACATTTCAAGAATATATAAAACAATGGGAAGATTCCGCAGCTAATAGCGTCGGAAATGGTGGTGTTTCCATGCCTTCTGATATGATGCCAAAAGATAAACATAAGAAACACAAAGATAATAATAAAATCCAAAAAAGAATCTATGACGGACGTACTAAAGAAGGGCGTAAATTTGTAGAAAGGATTATGGCTAAAAGAGCAGCAAGAGAAGCAGCTAAGAATAAATAATGAGAAAATATTTTGTTATAATAGGTAATTTTTTATCCAGAGCCTGGCAATTCTTACTTTCCTTATTCGAGGAACATCAGCACTTACATGTAACCCATGCGAAATATAATTCCGAAGGTGAAGTGGTAGATGTATTAATTAAATCATTTAAAGTCCGTAAGTTTTATAAAAAAACTCCAAAGCACATGAAGTTTAAGACAATGGAAGGAACATTCGTAGAGCTAAATGCAGCTACGCCTATGGATTACATGACAGAATCAATGTTAAAGTCGGAGATATAATATGCAACAATTTTTTATAGCAATAATATTAGTATTAGGTTTAGGATGTTGGTGGCTATACAGCGAAAACCAAACCCTTACATTTAATAATATGCAATTAGAAGTAGCAATAACTCAACAAGAGGAAGCTATGGAAGCGATGAGAGAATCGTATGAAAAACAAGGTGAAAGCCTTAATCAAATGATGAGTAGGAATGCTCAGATAGAAGCTGAAAAGAACAGATACATGGATATATTTAAAAGACATGATTTAAACAAATTAGCTATAGCAAAACCTGGTTTATTAGAAACCAAAGTGAATAGAGGTACAAAAAATGTTTTTGACACAATTGAAAACGACAGCCGTGAGTTGGACTCGCTTGACGATCCTTCCGGCGATATTAATCCTAACAACTAGTTGTTCGACATTCGGGGTTAAACCTATCCAGGTTAGTTCCAAGCCGGTAGAGATTAATATTATCCAACCAGCAATGCCACGTGGTATTGATTTAGAAGATATTAAATGGAACGTAGTTTCAACTGCACCTATTGCTAATCCATGTGTTAAGAATAGTGACTCAGACCCAGACAAACCAGGTGCTAGAGAAAAAGAAGATCATCCAGATGGATTATTAAAAGAAGATGGTACGCCAGTAAGAGTGTGCAAGAACGGAAAAGAAAATCCAGAATGGCCAGAAGGTTATTCTTATTTAGATCAATTCTTAGACAACAATAGAAAATTAAATAATGGTGATGTGGTTTTTATGGCTATATCAGTAGGTGATTATGAAATTATGAGTGGTAATATGCAAGAGCTTCGTAGGTACATAAGAGAAGTACAAGAGGTTGTGGTTTATTATCGTAATGTTACAATCAAAACTCCAAAAGGCGACGTAGATGCAGTTGGGGTAAAAGCTAAGGTAAAACAATAATGGCAAGCACAAAACATAAAGAAGAAATGACCCAAATGGAAAGAGCACTAATAGGTGCAAAGCTATCTGCACATGCTTATAAGACAGAGAAACAAGCAATTGCAGCTACAAAGAAAATGGGATTTCCATGGTGTAAATTAATATCTAAAGATGGAGCAGAATGTTTAGTCGTAAAAGATAGAAACGATTTATGGTTTGCATTTAGAGGAACAGAACCTAGTAAACTAAACGACGTTATGGCGGACTTAAATGTAATTAAGAATTCGGCTATGGCAGGCGGCAAAGTTCATGGCGGATTCCAGCAAGAGGTTAATGACCTTTGGATGGATATATTAGCAGAGATAGAACATAACCAACAATTAAAAATACAGAAAGACATTTATATGACCGGACATTCTTTAGGTGCAGCAATGGCAACAATCGCAGCCACTCGTCACCAACCGGTTGAACTATTCACATTCGGATCACCAAGAGTTGGTGGACATAAATTTATTAAAAATATAAAATGCCCACACTTAAGGTTTATGAATAACAACGATATCGTGGCACGAATCCCACCAGCATGGCTAGGGTTTACACACCACGGAGAGATGATTTACTTTAACAGGTTTGGCGAAAAGCAAGATAAACCAACATGGAAAGATATGTTCCATGGTATGTTAAATAGTTGGAAGAGATGGAAATTCTTTGATGGCATAGTAGATCACGGTATGCCAAACTATGTGAAAGCAATTGCTAAGCTTGCAAAGGTAAAGTAATTGTGTATTTGCTTTTCATCCTAACAGTAAAGTCTATATTTACTTCTGTTGTAGGTTCCAAATTTTATAAATGGTATCAAACAACAACCCTCGGGATTAGATCTCAAAAGCGTTTAGATGACTTTATGGAATACTTATCTAACAAGTATGACATAGAGCTAATTAAACAGCAATCCAAATTTGAAGCGGACTATCCGTTAATTATGAAGAGAATAGAAGAGCTAGAAAAAATAGCCCATCCGAAATGTGGCATCGAAAGCTTTGATGGTTATCAAGATATAATTGATAGCATCGAAGCATGTAATAAAAAACACGATAAATAAATATTTACTTTCTCACGAAAGTATGATATAATATATTATTATGAACGGAACTAATGTAATGGAAATTAAAGTCGCTAAACGAGATGGAACACATCAAACTTTTGATTTAGATAAAGTACACAAAGTATTGGAATGGGCAGTAGAAGACATAACAGGTGTTTCTATGTCCGAGATAGAAATAAAAGCCAATATCCAATTGTACGATAAAATCCCAGCTTATGATATACATGAGCTATTAATTAAATCAGCAGCTGAGCTTATCTCAGAACACACCCCAAATTATCAATTTGTAGCAGCAAGGTTAATATCCTATAAGCTAAGAAAAGAAGCTTATGGTCAATACAAACCTTTGCCACTTGTTGATATTATAAAACGAAATATTAATTTAGGAGTATATGATAATGCTATTCTAAATAGTTATTCAGAAAATGAATTAAACGAATTAGATGCTTATATTAAACACGACCGAGATGATAACTTTACCTATGCAGGTATGGAACAATTTAGAGGTAAGTACTTAGTCCAAGATAGAAGCACTAAAGACATATATGAAACTCCACAGGTTTTGTATATGATGGTTGCGGCAACTTTGTTTGCTAAATATAATGAAGGAAGAATAAAATATGTTAAAGATTATTATGATGCAATATCTCAATTCTATATCTCTTTACCTACGCCGATTATGGCTGGTGTACGTACTCCAACCCGTCAGTTTTCAAGTTGTGTGCTTATTGAATCTGGCGACAGTCTTGATTCTATCAATGCTACTGCAACTTCCATAGTAAGATATATCTCTAAGAAAGCTGGTATAGGCATCGGTACGGGCTCCGTACGTGCTGCAGGAGCGCGCGTAGGCGATGGTTCAATAGTTCATACGGGTTTAATTCCATTTTTAAAGTACTTTCAATCGGCCGTTAAGTCGTGCTCGCAGGGAGGCGTACGCGGGGGCGCGGCGACCGTGTACCTACCATTATGGCATTATGAGTTTGAAGATCTTGTTGTATTAAAAAATAACAAAGGTACTGAAGAGAATAGGGTTAGGCATATGGATTATGCTTTCCAATTAAACAAACTAATGTATGAAAGACTTATAACTGGTGGTAATATAACATTGTTTGATCCTAATGACGTACCAGGACTATACGATGCATTCTATGAAGACCAAGACAAGTTTAAAGAACTATATGAAAAGTATGAACGTGCATATAGTGTAAGAAAGAAAACATTACCTGCTTTAGAAGTATTCCAAGCTTTATTGACAGAAAGAAAAGATACTGGTAGAATATATATTATGAACGTAGATCATGCGAATGAGCACGGTTCATTTAAACCAGATTTAGCTCCTATCCGTATGAGTAATTTATGTTGTGAAATTGATTTACCAACTAAGCCTTTAGAATATCCAGATGATCCAAATGGTGAAATATCTTTGTGTACTCTGTCTGCTATTAATTGGGGATTAATTAATGCACCACATGAATTTAAAAAGTATTGTAATCTAGCAGTTAGAGCATTAGATGAACTATTAGATTATCAAGACTATCCTATTCAGGCAGCTAAAAAAGGTACTATGAATCGTAGACCTCTAGGTATAGGTATTATTAACCTTGCTTATTTCTTAGCTAAGCGTGGATTAAAATATGACGAATCTGCATTTGAAGTTGTAGATGAATATGCAGAAGCATGGAGTTATTACTTAATTAAAGCTTCTTCTAAGCTAGCACGAAAAAAAGGTGCATGTTTATTAAATAATCAAACAAAATACGCGTCTGGAGAGTTGCCAATCGATACATATAAGAGTGCGATAGATAATTTAACAGAGCATAAAACACGCATGCCATGGGAAGAGCTCAGAACTGATCTCAAAGAAAATGGCATTCGTAATTCGACTCTCATGGCATTAATGCCCGCAGAAACAAGCGCACAGATTTCTAATAGTACAAATGGTATTGAACCACCAAGAGCTTTAGTATCTTACAAGCAATCTAAGGATGGGGTAATGGCACAGGTAGTGCCTGGGTATCATCACCTTAAAAACAAGTATGACCTTTTATGGGATCAAAAATCCCCAGATGGTTATTTAAAGATCTGCGCTATTTTACAGAAATATATAGATCAAGGTATATCTGTAAACACATCTTATAATCCAGAACATTATGAGGATAATAAGATACCAATGTCTGCTATGATCCAAGATCTAGTGACAGCTTACAAGTATGGTTTAAAACAACTATACTATTTTAACACACATGACGGCTCAGGCGAAATGAAAGACATTGAATTGCCCGAGCTTGATATTACAATTGAAGATGACGAGGACTGCGAAAGCTGCAAAATATGATATTAAAGAAAAATAAAAAATCCCATTTAGAAAAGAATATGTTTTTGGATGAAGAAGTAGATATCCAAAGATTCGATATTTTAAAATATCCAGCACTAGATAAGATTACAGAAAAACAACTAGGATTCTTTTGGAGACCAGAAGAAGTAGATGTGTCAAAAGACAAAAAAGATTTTAACGGACTAACTTTAAATGAACAACATATTTTCACATCTAATCTCAAAAGGCAAATTTTACTGGACTCTGTACAAGGTCGGGCACCGAACCTTGCTTTCCTTCCTATTGCTTCGTTACCCGAGATTGAGAATTGGATTGAAACTTGGAGCTTTTTTGAAACTATTCATAGTCGTAGCTACACCCATATTATTAGGAATATCTATCCTAACCCTTCTACTGTTTTTGACGGCATGCTTGATGTAAAAGAAATACTAGAATGTGGAAATGACATAGCACAATACTATGATGATCTAATCGATTGTAATAGTTCAGCTACAAATAGAATGCAGCACAAACAAGCTTTATGGATGTGTATGTTATCAGCAAATGCACTAGAAGGAATTAGATTCTATGTATCCTTCGCGTGCTCGTGGGCGTTCGCGGAACTTAAAAAGATGGAAGGCAATGCTAAGATCATTAAGTTTATCGCAAGAGACGAGAATGTGCATTTGGCGGCGACCACAACCATAATTAAAAATATGTTAAAAGAAGATCCAGACTTTGTTAAGATACAAAAACAAACAGAAAATGAATCAGTAAATTTATTCGTAAGAGTTATTGAACAAGAAAAAGAATGGGCTAAGTTCTTATTTAAAAATGGTTCAATGATTGGTTTAAATGAACAAATACTATGTGATTATATAGAGTGGATTGGATGTAAACGTATGAGAGCAATAGGATTACCTTGTCCTTATACCGTATCTAAAATGAATCCATTACCATGGACTGAAAAGTGGATTGGCGGTGGTAACGTACAAGTTGCTCCACAAGAAACAGAAATAACATCTTATATAACTGGCGGTGTTAAACAAGATGTTGATGATAAAACTTTATCTGGATTAAGCTTATGATGGATAAAATAGTAGAAAAAAGCATGCAGCGAAAAGCTGACCGCCAAAACAAGCTTTTGCAATACGTGAATTTATCACCTAGCGAAAGCTGGATGGAAAGATTAGAAAACGTTCATCCAATGAAACAAATATTTTGGGCTTCGGTCATACAAGTAAGTGTATTTGGATTTATGTTGGTTTCTTTTAGTTTGATAAATTTATATTTAAAAGGATAATAATATGAAAGAATTAGGAATGAGTTTAGTAGGATGTTTAGCAATAGGATTATTCTTTGTTGCTAAAGTATATCCAAATCTTGAGTATACTGGTTATAGCAGTAACCAATCTTGTACTGGTGAATGCTATGAAGAATATGTTAAAGTGAATGGAACATCAGTAGAAATAGAACAAAAAAAGAAAGCACTAGCTGCGGGTGATCCGTTTAGTTCAATTAAACCTTTATGGGCTGGTTGTGCTGCATGTCATGGAGTAGATGGTGGCGGAGGTGTAGGACCTAAACTTGCTGGTCAATCATCAGACTATATAATTAATAGACTTACAGCATACAAGAACAACGAACAGGTAGGACCAATGAGTGCTATGATGTGGGGTCAAGCAGGTATGCTATCAGATAATGATATAGATACTATAGGAAAATTCATACAGGAGACAATGAAATGATAGAGATTTATGGAAAAAAACCATGTCCTTTCTGTGATAGAGCAATACAGCTTTGTGAAAAAGAAAATTTAGAATACACATATAAACTATTGGGCAAAGATTTTAACAGAGAAGAAATGCTAGAAATATTTCCTAATGCAAGAACCTTTCCTCAGATAAAGATAGAAGGAAAATCAATTGGTGGATATACGGAGCTAGTAGAATGGCACGGAGATCCGCGATATGGATAATATTATAATCGATTGTGAATTTTGTTTTATACGTACAGTTATAAAAGTAGAGGATGATCAGGCTATAGCTAAGTACTGCCCGATATGTGGAGAGACTCCAGAGATCGAAACCGACGAGGAAGAGCTTTTATTTGATTCATAAATACTATTATGGATTGGATATATAAAGGCAAAACATTCGTACCACCAGAAGACTTCTCTCCCGAGAAGATGTATGGATTCATTTATCAGATAAGAAATACTGAGAATGATATGAAGTACATAGGCAAGAAATTCTTTTGGAGTAAGAAAACCCTCCCACCTTTAAAGGGACAAAAAAGAAAAAGAAGATCAATCGTTGAATCTGATTGGCGTAAGTATTGCGGTTCTTCCAAAAGATTAGTAGAAGATATAGCCGAAGTAGGACTGGATAAGTTCCACAGAGAGATACTTTATATTGGTACTATGAAAGGAGAACTAGCCTACATGGAAGCTAAACTCCAGTTTGATCATGAGGTATTACTAAAAGATGACTATTATAATGGCATTATTAATATCAGATTGGGATCAAATAGTGTAAATATATTGAAATAAAAGGTTTACATTGGCTTAAAACTATGGTATAATACATACATGGTAAAAGATAATATAATACAGTTTCCAACCCCAGAGCAAGTTAGCAAAAAAGAAGCAGAAGAGATTATAAATCAAGCTTCAAATGAATGCAATGAACTAGCCCAACATCTTTGTCATGTACTAGCAGAAGAGATATTTGCAGCAGACCATTACTTTGAAGATGCGGAATACTTCGATGAGACTTATCAGGAGTCTCGAGACATATATGTTATAACAAACTTAATTAACGCAATGTTATTAAGACAACTAGAAATACCACACACATTACAAAGATCGCTAGATAAGCTTTACATTAAGATAAAGCAGTTAGCACAATTACCAGAGCAAGACTTCGAGGTAAGCTTTGACCCTGAGTTCGAGGTAACATTCGAACCAGATTTTGATATAAATGATGAGGATGATAAGGATGATACAGATACATAAGTTACCCACACTTTACAAAAGGGATTCAACAGGAAAAATTAGGGAATGGACTCAGTCATACCAAACAGGTATAACTCCAGGCACATTTACTATCTCTGGGGTAAAGAATGGCAAAATGGTTCAAAGCGGATTAAATAGTTCTGAAGCTAAAAACGTAGGTAGATCTAATGCTACTACAGCAGATGAACAAGCACAGAAAGAAGCCGAAGCCAAATGGCAAATAAACCTAGATGGTGAATATTTCCAAACAATAGATTCAGTAGATACTTACGATAAGTTTAAACCTATGTTGGCTCAAGACTATACTAAACGTCCACAAGATTTTGGTTGGTCACAGCCTAAGCTAGATGGTATTAGATGTATTGCTAGAAAAGATGGATTATATACTAGAGCAGGTAAAGAGATTACAACATGCGATCACATATTCCAAGAACTAAAACCTTTCTTTGAATCACAACCAAATATGATATTAGATGGTGAACTATATAACCACGAGCTTAAATCAGACTTTAACAAGATTACTTCTTTAGTTAGAAAAGTAAAACCTAGTAGCTTAGAAAAAGAAGAATGCTATAAACTAGTTCAATATCATGTATATGATGTTTATGATCCATCGTTTAAAGAATGGAACTTCGAACAAAGAATACATTTTGTGCATATTATGATTCCAGGTAAAACTTGTAAAGCAGTAGAAACAACACAAACTAAAACACAAGATCAACTAGATGCTTTATATTCTGCTTATACTGAACATGGATATGAAGGTCAAATGGTTCGTAATAATACACCTTATGAAAACAAAAGGTCTAAGAATCTTCTTAAAAGAAAAGAATTTATCACTGAAGAATTTAACGTATTAGAAGTTATGGAAGGTGATGGAAATTGGGCAGGTTATGCTAAACACTTTAGATTAGAACTAGGAGATGGAAGAGAATTTAAAAGTGGCGTAAGAGGTAATTTCGATACACTAAAAGAACTATTAAACAACCCTGACAAACCTACTTGGGTCACTGTTAGATATTTTGAAAAAACACCAGATGGCATTCCCCGCTTTCCGGTTGTAATTGATTGGGGAAAAGGTAAAAGGATAGATTAATGATTATAGTAGATTATTCACAGATTGCTCTTAGCAATATAATAGTACAAAAGATAGATGATAAAGACCTAATTAGGCATATGATTCTAAACTCTCTGCGTATGTACAACAAAAAATATAGAGATGAATACGGCCAAATGGTCTTAGCATGCGATGGTTTTAATACCTGGAGAAAAGATTTCTTTCCAGAATATAAAGGTGCACGTAAAAAGAATAGAGCTAAATCTGACTTAGATTGGAATAACATCTTTACATCTTTAAATGAAATAAGAGAAGAGATTAAACAAAACTTCCCATGGAAAGTATTACACCTAGATGGTACTGAAGCAGATGATATTATTGGTACACTAACTAATCAAACCCAAGAGTTTGGTCAGCATGAACCAGTTATGATTATATCATCGGACAAAGACTTTATACAATTACATAAGTTTAATAATGTAAAACAATTTAGCCCAATACAAAAGAAGTTAGTTCAAGATCCTCACCCTATTACATATAAGTGGAATCATATCATGCGTGGCGACTCAGGCGATGGTATACCCAACGTCTTATCACCAGATGATACGTTTATGACTGAATCACACCAGAATCAATTAAGACAAACTAGAGTCGATGAATGGATAAATAACTTAGATAACCTAAGAGAATTAATGGGGGATGAAATATATCGTAACTTCCAAAGGAATCAAACGTTAATTGATTTTGACTTTATTCCAGAAGCTATCCAAAATAACATTATAAATACTTTTAACGAGACAAAACCAGCACCAAGAATGAAGGTATTGACTTACTTAATAAACAACAGATGCAATCAATTGATTGAATGCGTAGAGGAATTTTACAATGGCTAAATTATTAATACCTGAAGTACTAGAATTAGTATCAAAGGCAAAAACCAAAAAAGAAAAAGTTGAGATATTACAAAAACATAATCATCCAGCTTTAAAAGATATTATAAGGGTCGCATGCGATGACGACGTAGTATCTTTATTACCAGAAGGCACCCCGCCTTATCAGAAAGACGATGCACCTATAGGATATAGTGTATCATCTTTATATAAAGTACACAAACAATTTAAATACTTTTTTAAAGGACCAATTGGAAATCAAGTAAAGCCAGTCCGTAGAGAAAGTTTATTTATTAATGCATTAGAAAGTATACATCCGATAGAAGCAGAATTACTTTGTCTAGCAAAAGATAAAAAATCAGACTTAGATCCTAAGTTTTATAATGAAGTTTTCCCAGGGTTAATTGTTAAGGTTCATAAACCGAAAGCAGTTAAGAAAGCAACAAAAACTAAAAAGGAGAAAAAGCCTATGAAATAAACTCTTAATTATGTAATTTTAACCGACAACAAAGGGAGATGATATGATTACATCCGAGCGACTTAAGAAAGATCAAAGGGAAGCGTTTCGCTATAAAAGGCGATTAAGGGAGAAAGGGAAAGATGGTAAAGCTTTTAGAATGGGAAAAAAAGCAATCAATCTAACTCATCACATTCGAGAATTACAAACAATAGGAGGATAGATTATTAGGGGAAGCCCTGGTAATCACTAGGGCGAACCCACAATTATGATGACAACAAGCACAGAATTACACACCTATCAAAGAGGTGAAAGAAAATCAAAAGTCTTTCGTTCATACGAAGGATTCTACGTAGAATTTTACGTTGGTGGTAAACTAGTAGAGCGAAGAGCTTTATATGAACACTCAGAAACATATGCAGAAAATGCAGCAGAAAATTTTGTAGACGAGGTGATTACTTTAAATGAAGGAGAATAAATTTGATCCTAAAGAGCTAGCGAATTCAAAACGAATATTTAAATCAGCAACTCCAAAATATACTCTTGATTGGTATATTAAATGGGTAGCTTCAGCATTTGTTTTATCAGCTATGTCAATTAGAGGAATAGAAGGATATGCATTTACGGATGTGGTTCTATCTATGATAGGAATATCACTATGGCTTATCGTTAGTATTATATGGAACGATAGAGCTCTTATATTACTGAATGGTTTAGGACTAGGTTTACTATTAAGAACTTTTGCACAATCAATTTAGGGGTTTACAAACACCTTGAACTGTGGTATAATATACATTATGATTCAAATACTAAGAGAAATAACAGACTGGGGTAACCAGCAAATATCAAATGGCGACTATTATGTTAATAGTCATGGATATCTTATTGGCTATATGCCAAGAGGTAAAGCTTACAAAGAGTTTAAAAATCCAATAAAGCAGTTTTCCAAATCAAGACGTAAATTCCAACTTATTGGCGAATGGCCAGAAGAATTACCAGATGGAGCAATAACTGTGAAAGGCAGTAAAGGCAATACATACACAATCATCGATAACAAATGCTCTTGCCCCGGATTTAAATTCAGGGGTCAGTGCAAACACCTGGAGCAAGCAGCATGAATATATTCGTATTAAACAATGATCCTATTATTGCAGCACAAGAACAATGCGACAAACATGTTGTAAAAATGATACTAGAATCCGGTCAAATGCTATCTACAGCACACCGAATGCTAGATGCTACTGAAACACGTGGTCCATCTAAGTCAGGTAAAACAATGGTCAAGAAATGGATCTTTGAAAATGACGAAAGAGAAGATACACTATACAAAGCAGTTCACATGTATCACCCATGCACAACTTGGACTATTGAATCTAAAGATAATTATATCTGGCATTACAAACACTTTGTTGCCTTATGCGAAGAATATACTTACAGATATGGTAAAGTCCACGTAACAGATACAAGACTTAGAAAACCATTAGAAAGATTACCAGACAATATAGAAGATAATGGATTAACACAATTTGCATTAGCAATGAAAGCTTTTCCCGATTGTATTACAGAATGTCCAGTAGAATCATATCAGAATTATTACCATACTAAATTAGCTTATATGCCAATGGTATGGTCTAAAAGAAAACAACCAGAATGGTTTAATCCTAAGGCTTATGAAAAAAGCTTTAATAAAATAGACTGGGTAGGTCAAAATTGGGAGCAAGCAAATGCCAACGTATGATTTTAAAAATTTAGAAACTGGTGAGATAGAGATAGATAGAATAATGACTATTGCTCAGATGGAAGAATATGTTAAAGATCCTAATATCACACAACTTATCAATCCGCCTAAACATAATCTTATTGGCGGTAAAGATGGTGCAGTATTGAAACAAGCTGGAGATGGTTGGAAAGAGGTTCAAGATAGAATAAAAAGCGGTATGCCGCCAGCTGATAGAGGTTTAATTAATACGAAATAATGATAGAATATGATCCAATAGAAATCAATACTGATTTAGAACAACACACAAAAAAGACTGGTAGGTATTATACCGATCCAGATGGTAATAGATATTATTCTGTTACAACAGTATTATCCATATTAAATAAAGCAGCTATAATGGCATGGCGCAAGCGCGTAGGAAACGAAGAAGCAAATCGTATATCTTCGCAAGCTGCTACTCGTGGTACAAAAGTACACGATATGATAGAAAAATATATTGTAGGAGAAGATTTTGCTAAGGATAATTTAGTAGCATTATCTAACTTTAAAGATATACAACCTATTATAGATAAGAATTTAACAAAAATCCATGCAGTCGAAGCAAGGTTATTCTCTAAGCATTTAGGGTTAGCTGGAACAGTAGATTGTGTAGGTATTTGGGATGGCAAACTTAGCATTATTGATTGGAAAACATCCAAGAAATTTAAAAAGAAAGAGTGGTGCGAAAACTACTTTATGCAAGCTTCCGCGTATGCAATTATGTGGGAAGAAAGAACTGGTATACCTATTACTAATTTGGTAGTAGCAATTGCTGGTGACGAAGGTACTCAGATCTTTATTGAACATAGAGATGACTGGGATAAAAAATTAATTGAAACTATAACAGAATATAATAGGAGAAAAAACAAATGATAGGAGTAAACGAAACGTTCCCGACATTCCATATGAATGGAGTAGAAGGAGAAGAAATAGTAACAAGAAATAGTTCCGACTATACTGGATGGAGAGTATTTTACTTTTACCCAAAAGACTTTACCTTTATTTGTCCGACAGAGATCTGTGCAATGGATAAATTACTTGGAGAAGCTATCGTGGTAGGATTTAGTGGAGACAATGAATTCTGTAAAAAAGCTTGGAAAGAATCTAACGAAGCGTTAGGTAATATCAGACATCCACTATTAGCAGATTGCGGATTAAAATTATCCCATGAACTAGGTATAGTAGACTTTGGAGCACTTGCATCTTTAAGAGCAACATACATTGTTGACCCAGAAGACAAGATCCAACATGTATCAGTAAATGCATTAGATACAGGAAGAAATGCAGATGAGGTTTTAAGAACTGTACAAGGTCTTAAAGCTGGCGGTTTAACAGGTTGCTCGTGGAATCCGGGTGACGATTTTGTGGTATAAAATATGGTAAATTACACAGGACCTTTATTAGAAGCTTTGATTGTAAAATTAGAAGGCGATATCGCAGTAGCAAAGGCTAACATTAATGTTTACAAAAGAAATGCTGCCGGCATCGGTGAGCATTCAGGTATAGTAGAATCTTTAGAGATAGAGATAGCTAAAATTGCTGAAGCAGATGATAAAATTGAAACAATAAGAAAACATTTTATATAAATAGTAGTTTACAAACCACTAAAACTGTGGTATAATACTACTATGATAAACTTTAAAACATATCTGTCGGAAGCGTCTAATAAAGGTTTAACGATCTTTGATATTGATGACACTATGTTTAAGACAAAAGCTAGAGTTAAGGTTATGCCTTCTGGCAAAGTTCTTACCCCAAAACAATTTAACACTTATAAATTAGGTAAAGGCGAAGAGTTTGACTTTGGTGAATTTAAATCAGCAGAGTTATTTAAACAAACTGCTGTGCCAATTGGTAAGATGATTAATAAGTTTAATGCTATTCTGAAAAACGCTGTTAGATCAGGATCAAAAGTTATCATAGTAACTGCTCGTGCAGATATGGACGACAAGAAACTTTTCCTAGATACATTTAGATCTCATGGGATAGATATTGATAAAGCACACATTATTCGAGCAGGTAATCTAGGTATGAAATCAAGTGCTGCAGCCAAAGCACAAGTATTCAAACAATTTCTAGACACAAATGAATACAGCAGAATTAGGCTATTTGATGATGATAAGAGTAACTTAAAAGCATTGTTATCTCTCAAAAGCGATTATAACGACATAGAGTTTGAAGCTTGGCTAGCGAATGACAAAGGTCAAATTAAAAAGGTGAGATAGTATGCCCATTAAATTTAAAGAATCCCAAACAGTAAGGGATAGAAACACTGGTAAGTTAACAACAACAAATTACTGGATGAAAGGTATTTCGAAAGAAGAGTTATTTGAATATATCAATAACGACAACGGAAGAAATAAAATTAAACAAAAGTGTAGAAACGAATTAGTTCGTAGAGGTGTTGAAATAGTATATGTCCCGAAAGAAGGAATATGATTGGATGCTTAAACCTATTAGCGCAAGAGCTAAAAGAATTCGTGACGTTTCTAAAAAGGTAGATGCGTATAGAGCAGGTGTAAGATGAGTATTAATAAAAGTAATTGGCATGGTGGAAAGGGTTCCAAAAGAAGAAACTCTAATGAATCCGCGTATGCTGACAATTGGGAAAAAATCTTTGGTAAAAAGAAGCCAGAAATAAAAGCTAGAAAGACTCAACCCGAGCATTCAAAAACCCAAGTACATAAAGATAAGTCAAAACAGCTCCCTAGAAAGTATAAATATAACCATATAGAGGATAGCATAAGTACATGAGTATAGACATAGATAAGTTTGATTTTGGGTTTACTGCAGTAGATGAATCTGAATTAGAAGCGGTACAAAAAACTACTGCTAAATTAGAATCATCAGATAGTGAATCAGCCGCGTTAGAGGACAAATTAAATAAACTCTATAATGCTATATTACCTTTATTAAGTAATTTAAAAATGAATCCAGAAAAAGAATATATACTTTGGCCGAATAGGGTAGAAAAAGTAGAAGAATTCGAAGACATGATATCGGAGATAATTAAATAATGCCACAAGTACCAACTACTAATATTTCAATGTCAGCTATTAATGCTGAGCAAGCTGGGGTTGATAGTACTAATTTAAGAGTATTATCGACTACTGGCGCTATAACTACAGGGCAAGCGATTGCTACTCTTGATGGTACAGCACCGCATAGCATGAATGAGTTTGCTGGATATTTACATACCTCTATAGGTAGTTTCCCAAGCTTAAACGACTGGGATACAAATAACATCCGTCAAGTTTCTTCTGGTGGTTATGATAATGCACAAACTTTTTGTTCAATATCCTTTAATAACGAACAGTCGAACAATAGGGTTAAAGTAACATATTACGGCGGAACAAATGCATCCATTGCAACCACATATACTAAATATATAGACTATACTGGGTATACAGGAACTATTAAAGTACAATATAATAGCACTGGTTCTTTTCTTGGTAATCCTGGTACTTCTTACTATTATCCACCTTTTGGGTGGCCTGGTCATGCAAGTAATAGCACAACCATCTCTTATACTAATTCCGGGGCTAAAAAGAATCAAGCGACTGATTATGATATACCAACAAGTGGAGACGTTCAATTTAAATGGCTAGTGGTAACAAATGCTACGCGAAACCAAAGCCAACAAAGATACACAACGCATAATGGCGTAACTTTTAAAGTTAGTTTTACATCTGGTGGAGATGTTTATGACACTACTTCGGGTTCAAAAAACATTACGAATAATGCCATTAAAGGTATGCAGCTTTAATACGTATAAATAAATGGTAAACATAAAAGAGGATTTAAAATTGGATATTAATAAATTAAGAGAACAACTCATCATAGATGAAGGACAAGTGAATGAAATATATAATGATCACCTTGGTTATCCTACATTCGGCATTGGCCATCTCGTCTTGGAAGGAGACGCAGAACATGGGGCTTCGGTTGGCACTCCAGTCACAGAAGAACGTGTTAAAGCATGTTTTGAAAAAGACGTAGAAACAGTAATTGGAGATTGTAAAATATTACATGATGCTTGGGATGGATATCCTGAAGAAGCTAAACAAGTAATAGCTAACATGATGTTCAATATGGGTAGAACAAGGTTAAGTAAATTTAAAAAACATAATACCGCACTGCAAAGTGGGGATTGGAAAACAGCCGCTGCAGAAGGAAGAGATTCCAGATGGTATAAACAAGTGACAAATCGAGCAGAACGATTAATGTCAAGATTAGAGGAAATATAAAATGTCAGTACTAAGATTATTAGGATCAGAAGGCAATTTAGGTTCAGCATCTAATGTAGGTTTTGCTAAGTTAGTAAGAGTACTAAATAACAAAACATCTGTACAAGTTATCACACATAAAAACGCTGGTGGTACTACACTAGCTACAGTTACTTTAGCAGCCGGAGAAGTTGCTATGATAGCAAAGTCCGGATCAGATACATTAACAGGCGCAGCAACTTCACTAGCAGTTAGTGTTGGGTTTGCCAATTAAGAAAAATGGCTTACTCAAGTAAGGTAGTAGATCGATTCGAAGATGTACTAAAGAATCCTGCCAAACATGGTGTTGGTAGATTCGACCCCAACGATCCAAATGTTGTAACCGGTATGACTGGTGCTCCAGCATGCGGCGATGTTATGAAGTTGGATCTTAAATTAAATCCAGACACAGAAGAAATACTAGATGTTAAATTTAAAACATATGGGTGTGGAAGTGCAATTGCATCATCTACACTTTTTGTTGAAATGCTTAAAGGTAAAACAATTGCAGAAGCAAAACTTATTAAAGATAAAGACATTGCAGCAGCACTTGAATTACCTCCAATCAAACTCCACTGTTCTGTATTAGCAGAAGATTCAATTAGACAAGCAATTACTAAATGGGAAGAAAAAGTTTCTCATCGTAAACACAATCAACATGATAGATCTAACTGATGCTGCGATCAGTCAGGCGATTAGCCAAACGGAGAATAATGGCAACGATACTATTCGAGTTGGCATTACTGGCGGCGGGTGTACTGGTTATAAGTATGTTATCCGTTTCGCTGGCTCTATTCATTCAACAGATCACATCCTAGATTACGGCAAGTTTTCTATAGTAATAGATGAGGATTCTCTTCCTCTTTTAAAAGGTTCTACTCTTGACTATGTTCAGGAAGGACTTAATCAATCATATAAGATAATCAATCCCCAAGAAACTGCATCCTGCGGTTGCGGTGTTAGTATTTCATTCTAGCACTTTAAATTATATAAATAGATACATGGAAATATTTGAACTGATTATGGAAGTAGGTGCACCTGTTGCAGGCGCATTACTTATGGGTTATTTTATATTCCTAATATTAAAACAGATATTAGGTGGCTTGGTTGATTCGATTGCGACTTTAACTATGTTCTGTAAGAGCTTAGAAACAAGAGTTACAACAATGAACAACGAGATGATTAAAATAGATCTATTAGTAAGTAGTGCATTAGAGCTTACTCCACCTGTCGATAGAGTTGCTAGAGCAAGTAACTTTGTTGAAGATGGCAAAATAGACGCAAGGAGAGATTAAAATGGAAGAGGTAGCTTTAGTTACTAGTAGCGATCCAACCATAGTATCACTTATTAATGATTATGGTTTTCCAATCGTACTTGCTGTCGGAATGGGATATTTTATCTACTACGTATGGCAATTTATTTCCAATGAACTGGAACCTGAAATAGAAAAAATGCACTTTGCATTAATCAGGTTAATTGATCAGGTAAGAATGCTTGATCAAGATATGATTAGATTACAGCAAAAAGTAAATGTTGTTCTCGAATATAGGGAAAGACAAAAATTCCTAGAAGAAGCAGAAGGAAAAATAAAGAATGAAGAAACCACCTAGCGCAGGAATGAATCCCTGGTTATTAACCGGAGTTATGTTTGTAGCAATCTTGCTACTTTCTTCTGTCAATATAAAGGCAGATGAGCTTGTACACGAATTTAAGAATCCGTCCTTTTCGGGGATTGGAAGTTCTGCCCATTACCTAACAGTAGAGAACCAAGAGAAATCTAGAAGAGATGCTATCAAAAAAGATATAGAAGCAGCTCTAAAACAGGCAGAAAGAGATGCAGAGAATACCACACTTGCTAAATTTATGCGTAACCTCGAAAGTAGGATTTACGCACAACTATCTAAACAACTGGTAGAAGAGTTATTTAAAACATGTTCAGTAGAAGCAGTAGCAGCTGGAACTTGTTCAGAAACAACATTCGGTAGTTTTGTATTAGAAGGTAATACAATAACATATCAAAAAACAATGTGTGATGCATCCCTTTGGGCTTGTACTCAAGGAGATGATGTTATTGTTATGACAATCGTGGCAGAAGATGGAACAGAAACTCAAATAGTAATACCAATAGGTGCGGGGACAGTAGGCAGTGGAGATGGTTAGAAATCTATTTTTAATATCATTACTTGGCTTACTTGCCAGTTGTGCCTCTGTTGTACCTCCAGGAGGATTAAAATCTACTGGTTGCAATCCTAATTTAAATTTACAATGTGTAGAAGAACCACAAGTGGTTGAAATGCCTACACATAAAGAATTAAGAAGTTTACCGTCACCAGCTAAACCGGTTGTTGTAGCTGTATATCAATATATGGACAAGACTGGGCAAAGAAAACAGAAAGGTAATGCAGCAATGTTTAGTACTGCAGTATCACAGGGCGGTGAAACAATGCTAATCGATGCATTGAAAAGTGCTGGTGAAGGAACGTGGTTTAGAGTGGTAGAAAGAGTAGGATTAGATCACCTTACTCGAGAACGACAGATCGTTCGTACTACTAGAGAACAGTATAACACTGATGGAAAAGATGAAACAGGTCTTGCTCCATTATTGTTCGCTGGAATTATTCTTGAAGGCGGTATCATAGGTTTTGATACTAATATTGAGACAGGAGGAATAGGAGCTAGAACGCTTGGTGTTGGTTACTCACAACAATACCGAAGAGATATAGTTACAGTATCCCTCCGAGCAGTGAGTACTTTAACTGGAGAAATCCTATTAAATGTACAGACATCAAAAACTATTCTGTCGATCGCAGATGGTTATGATGTATTTAAATTCGTTGACTTAGATACCCAATTGATAGAGATCGAAGATGGTATGACAGAAAACGAATCAGTAACACGGTCGCTTCGCTCAACAATTGAAGCAGCTGTGTTGGAAATAATCTATCAGGGAGATGAACGAGGATTCTGGGAAATCAATTGGCCAGTAAATAAAATAATAGAAGGTAAAGTTGGTGAGATTATCGACGAAGCTGAAATTATTCTTACTAAGCCTATTGAAAAATCAGATCTACCTATTGAAGTTCCTACTCCTGATAATATAGAGGAAATAAGAGGATGAAAATGTTTAAAAGATATATCGCATTTTTAATTTTATTATGCCCTGTGGTTTTATTTGCCGGAGTAAACGATAACGAAGTTAAGCTTGACCAGGCTGGTGACACACTTAAATTATACATTGACCAAATAGGTTATGGTAATAAGATTTGTGGAACTATTTCATCTGGAGCTTGTGCTAGTGATTGGACACTAACCGGTAATACCGTAACAATGGATATTGATATGATTGGTAATCTAAACCAAATCTTCGGTCCAACCTTATTTGATAGTACTGATGTTGACTTAAAGTTAACTGGTAATAGCAATATATGGGATTGGAACGTAGGCTATGGTGGAAGTGCTGATAGTTCAACATTAGATGTAGACATTACTGGAAACTCAAATACATTCGATATAGACTGGGCTTATTCAGCTTCAGCCGAAAGATTGGATTTTGATTTAGATATTACTGGTAGTTCAAACGTCTGGAATATTGATATTGAAAACGATGATGCAACTTGGAATGTTGATGTTGTAGGAAGTTCGAATAACTTCTTAACAACCCAATCCGATGGTGCTTATAATTCAATCACTATGGAATACATAGGTTCGAATGGAGACATCGATATATTACAATCTTCAGGTACATGCCCAACGGGTATATCTGGATGTTACGGAGTTATAAATGCAGATTTTGATTCAGAGAATGCAATTATTGACATTAAGCAAAAAGATACTGGCGACTAGTTTATTAGTTAGTTCTTTTGCTTTTGCAGATAATATTGGTGATATAACAGAACACAAGGGCAGTGGTGGGATTACTCGCGAAGGTGAGAGCTTTACCACTGAACTTGGACTAGGTGTTCAACAACTGGACGCAATTGAAACGGCTAAAGGTCGGATTAAATTGACATTCCTAGATGATACAGTATTAAGGTTAGTAGAACACACAGAGGTTATACTAACTGAATACTATTTTGATCCAAATAATACTAAGAAAAATACTCTTGGTATGAAGTTTGTATCAGGTACTGCACGATTCGCTACGGGCGGATTAGGATTAGTACCAAAAGAGAATATAGTAATAACAACCCCAACAGCTACCATAGCAGTTAGGGGAACAGATTTTACTACTACTGTGGATGAATTAGGCCGAAGTTTAGTTATACTTCTACCGGAAACAGAATGTACAATCGATGGAGATTGTTCACCATCTGGATCTATCACAGTAACAAATGAAGGCGGTACAGTAGCTTTAACCGAAGCATACCAAGCAACAATGGTATCAAGCTTTGATAAAATACCTACGCAGCCCGTTACATTAGATAATATAAATTTAAATATGATAGACAATATGTTTATCGTTTCTCCACCCCAGGAAATAAAAGAGGTGGTAGAAGAAGAAAGTAAAGGCTCAGACACTAGTACTTCTTTACTAGATTTTACTGAGCTAGATCAGGATTTATTAAAAGAAGAATGGGAAGAAGAAGATTTAGAATATACTGAACTTGATATGGATCTATTGGATGTAGATTTCTTACAAGATGTTTTAGTTGCTATTGAAGAAGTTAATATATTAAAACGTAGTACTCAGTCAGCTAACAATTCATCAGGTACAGCTGATATTCAAGGAACCATTTTAGGCTTTGATAAAGATACACAATATAATACTATCATAGATCAAGGTATGGGACAGATATGGTTTTATAGAGAGGTGAATGGAATCATTTCTGTAAAAATACCTATAGATAGTAACACAACATTAAGGAGCGAGAATGAGGGGAAAGAAAACCTTATCACTGTTGGCGATGGTCAGTCTATCGTTATCGTCATACGTCAAGGCGGGTGATGAACACAACCACGTAGAAATAGACCAAGTTAGTTCTAGTGATAACTTTAACCTGACTATAGAACAGATCGGGTATGAAACCCATGCAAGATTCTCTTTTGACCACAATAACAATACTGTAAATCTTTTACAATCAGGAAACAATATGTATTTTGGATATTCAGATGCATGGGGTTCTGGTTATAGTTGGGGTGGGGATTTAGATGGATTACGTAATGAGATAGATGTAAGACAAAAATGTTCTGTGACTGTTTGTAATGCTAATGATTTCCAATTTCACGTTTGGGGTGATGACAATAAAGTCGTATTCGGACAAGGATATGAAAACAATAATAGTACTACACCAAACTGGAATTATGACGGGACAGAGCCAGGTGGAAATTTTGTTAGATTAGATATTCACGGGGACAATAACGAATTTAAGGGAAGTCAAAAGCAGGATACGAATACTATATCCCATTCTATAATAGCAAATATATACACTGATAATAATGATGTATACGTTAAACAAATGCAAAATGGAAACAAATCATTTACTCTTACAATTAGAAATTCGCATGGTAATGAAGTTGACGTTGTACAGAAAAATGACGGAGCTCATACAGCAACAGTAAATTTATTAGGATCACAGCCAACAGATTTATCTTTAACACAATCAGGTAGTACAACCCAATCATATACGTTATCCCAAAATTGCGTGACAGTTGGTGGTTGTAGTATATCAGTAACACAGAATTAGTATTGCATAGTATAACACTTTTATGAAATATATAACAACGATTTGGACAAGTATTGCACTTTGTATTGCACTTTTAGGCATAAGAGTTTTAGACCCAGTTTTAGTAGAACAATTAAGATTAAATAGTTTCGATCAATATATTCAGAGCTTACCCGACAAGGAATCCGATGTTGTTCTACTATCATTCGGAGAAGAAACTCTAGCTACATATGGCCAATACCCTTTTCCAAGACATACCTACGCACAACTGATATCAGATCTAAGAGCTGCTAACGCTGGGATGATTGGGTTTACTATTATGTTTCCAGAAGCAGATAGGTTTGGTGGTGATGAGGTATTTATTTCCTGGGTAAACAATAACGGAGTCATTCTCGCGCAAGACGCGTCCTCTCGCGGGCGCTCGGATACGGCCCCGTACGTGGGTACGGCCACGCTCGGCGAGGGCGACGCGTACGACTTTGTTCCTAAATATAGTGGGTTAGTAACAAATATAAAAGAATTAGAAGACGCTGCATGGGGTGTAGGATTAATAAATGCAGGTCAAGAAGTAGATAATATAACAAGACGGATTCCTTTATTGTCCCAAATAAACGGACAGTTATATCCATCAATGCCTTTAGAAATCATAAGAGTAATACAAGATAAAAAGTCTTATTCACTAAAAGCAAACTATGATGGTATAGAAAATGTAATGATTCCACCATATGAACCTATTCAAACAGATTACAATAGTTCTATATGGTTAAATATGAATTATACTCATAAAGAATATGAATACGGTAAAGATGTATTACCTAATCTTCAAGGTCAAACAGTCTTGGTTGGTCTAACAGCAAGTGGCCTTGCTTCTCAAATACCAACTCCTCAAGGTTTGTTCTCTGCTCACCAATTGCAGGCGTCGGCACTTCAGACTGTGATAGATGGGAATTCGATATCTCGTCCTGGTTGGACATACTTAGTTGAATTGTTAGCTCTCGCCATAGGATCGGTTCTGATTGTTCTAGGGATATATCAGATGTCTGTCTTGACAGGTGCTGTATTCTCCGCCGTGATCGTGCTTGGCTACTCTGTATATGTTTGGTACGTCTGGACCTCAATGGGTATACTCCTTGATCTAACCTATCCTATAATAGTATATATACTTTCTTTTTCCTCAGCCGCATTTAATAATTTTTATATACAATTTAAATTAAGACAACAGATTAAAGGTCAATTCTCTACATACCTTTCTCCAGATATGGTTAACATGCTAGTCAAAGATCCTAGCTTAATGAAGCTCGGTGGTGATAGAAAAGAAATGACATTCCTCTTTATGGATATATGTGGTTTTACCCCTATCTCGGAATACTATAAGAACAATGATGATCCAGAAGGATTAGTAGAATTAGTCAATGAATTCCTAGATGCTATGACTACTATCATCTTATCCAACGGCGGAACCATCGATAAATATATGGGTGACTGTATAATGGCATTTTGGAATGCTCCATTACCTTGTAAGAACCATGCTGAAATGGCAGTTAAGTCAGCAATAGAAATAGAAGAAAAAACAAATGAACTTAAAGAACTTTATAAAGAACGTGGCCTTCCCGATATTAACGTTGGCACTGGTGTTAACACCGGCGATTGCATTGTTGGTAATATGGGTAGTAAATCCAGATTTGATTATTCGGTCATTGGAGATGCAGTCAACCTTGCCGCCAGGCTCGAGGCTACCGCGGCTCGTCATGAGTATGTAGAATACAAAACCATTATATCATCCTTCACACAACAACTTCTTCCTCAGGGTTATGTCTCTCATAACATCGGAACCATCAAGGTTAAGGGTAAAGAAGAAGAAATCACTATATATTCCCCTAAAAAGAAATAGTTTCGTCACAATCTCGTGAACTTTGCAAAAAAAGGTTTACATCCATGCTGTTTTACGGTATAATACACCTATATTCAACAAAAAGGAGTTAATATGAAAACATTAAAAAAGCACGGATTACTAGATTCTGATTTTCTAGGGCCAATGATTACTTTGGCAGTATTTCTAATTATAGGAGAGATAGTATAATGAAAATAATATTTGACGTAGACGGAACACTTTTGGATATCGAACACAGAAGACATTTCGTAGAAGGTCCTAATAAAGACTGGGATACATTTATGGATCCAGCAGAAATGTTTAAGGACATTCCAAATCAACCAGTAGTTGATATAGCCATAGCTATGGAAAAAGCTGGACATGAAATAATCGTAGTTTCAGCAAGAAACGAAAGACATAGAACAGTTACAGAAAACAGTCTTAACAGTGCTGGTGTATTTAGATCAGCTCTTTTTCTAAGACCAGATGGTGACTTTAGAACAGATAGTGAATTTAAGCAAGAAGTTCTTGACAGTCTTATTGCTAACGATTGGAAACCTGATTTGGTCTTCGATGACAGAAATCAAGTGGTTAACATGTGGAGACAAAACGGTCTTACATGTGTACAAGTTGCAGAAGGTGACTTCTAAGATGGGACGAGTGGGTGTAATGCGTAAGGCTTTAAATAGCGAACCGTTTCCCAGAATCCTTTCTTGTGACGTAACTGTGACAATTCGTGACGAAATAGTCACAAAAAAAGGTTTACAAACTACCAAAACTACGGTATAATACATACATCATTTAAAAATTAAGGAGTTAAAATGAAATTAGTAATTAACACACAATATAGAGAAAACTACGCGGCTCATGACGAAGATTATGTTCACGGTGTTTCTGAAGCATATTGGAAATTCAAAGGCGGTACTACTTACGTGGTTCCTAATTTTACGGATTCCGTAAACATCACAGAGGTTATGAAAAACCTTACTACTCTTATCGAGTACGGTAATGCTGGTTCAGAGGAATATATCCTCGGTTACGAAATCTTTGAAGATAACGCAAAGGTCTGTGAAAACTGGGAAACTGTTACTCAGGTATTTTATAATACGGATAATGTTACTGCTCTTAAGGTTACAGATAACCGCGAAGATGGTTGGATGAGATCAGAGATCTTGGAAAAGACCGAAGCTTGGACTATGCTTCCTGAATCAAAAAGAGGAAAATATGCAGCATCTTACCTAATGCGTGATGGTGACATTTGTGAAAGCCAAAAAGATCTTGAAAACTGGTTCGATACATGCGGCCAAGTGGAGGTAGTATAATGAGAATTAGTACCTATTTAATGACTGTCGATCCTTTAGATGCAGGCGGTATGCTAGAATTAGAAACCATTAGAAAAGCTTTAAAGATCGCAGGTAATGTATTTGGTCTACACGTAAGAGGAAGAGGACCAAGAAAAGAAGCTGGTCTAAAAGATGGTAAAAATTATACATCGTATTTACCTCTTAGACATGCAACAAGATACGATGTTTATTTAAGGAGAAGATAATGGAAAGATATTTAATAACAACAGAGTCATACGTATATGCTAAAGACGAGAAAGCTGCAAAGTCACTCGCAGGATATATTCAAGGCAAACAAAGAAAGTCATATGACAACCAATGTCATGTAACAAAATTAGAGTACGCCCCGTTTGGTGGTGGATTCTCAGACAAGAATTTAATCGAAGGAGAGATACTATAATGCATCAGTCCAAATATAGGGTATCAGTTAACAAAGTTAATAATGGTGTTCAACACATATATTCATTTCCAAATGGTTATGGAGCTAGTGTAATTAAACATGATGGTAGCTATGGTGGTAACCTAGGACTATGGGAATTAGCTGTATTAGATGATGAAGGATCTTTATGTTATTCTACACCTATTACATCTGATGTTATAGGACATCTTTCCGATGAGGAAGTTATTTTGAAATTAAATGAAATTAGGGGTTTACAAACATCGTAAACTATGGTATAATACACCCTACAAACAAATATTAATAAGGAGTTAATATGAATAGATTAGAATTAATCAAACAAGCGGCACTAAAAGCCAAAGCAAAAAAAGAAAAAACCACAGTCGAAGAACTAAAATTCCAAGAAACAGTTCGTAACCTCGACAAGCGTAAAGCTAAAATCAAAGAAGAAATGAAACTACATAAGAAGCTTACTGCTTCGGTAAAGAAAGCTGGCAAACAAACCGCTAGCTCTTTAGAATGTTTTGCTCCAGAAAATATGTATTATTCAGAAAAAGATACTAATCGTTTTTTAGAAAACTCATCTTACATGGATGCATATAATGCTAATAGATCAGCAGATGGAGATTACTAATGAGAGAAGTTTTATTTAATTATGGTGATGCTAAAATCCTTAAGGATAAGTCACCAGGTGGGATACCAAGATGGATTGTACAATGGAATGACGGTTCTATGCAAATATATAATGCAGCTTGGTACCACCTAAAAACAGTTAAAGGTTTTGTAGTTAAAACCTTAGGAGAAATGAAATGAGTCAATATGATAGCAGAGTCGAAAAACAAAGATTAAAGATAGAAGCTGAAGAATGGGCCAAAGGTGTTAAATCACTACACGCACATTCATTGGATTCAATGCACTATGACAATCGACCACAGGATACCGAAGATGGTAAAAATGTTATGGATATAGAGTTCAATGACGGAAGCGTTAAAAGAACTTTACAAAATGGTGAAGTAGTTATATTAGGAAAAGCCTTAAGAGGTAAAGAATTACTAAATCAATTTATTAGAAATCAATAAGGGGTTTACATCTCTTAGAAATTGTGGTATAATATATATTATGAGTACAACAAACTTTTACATGGGTTCATTAAGATATGGACCATCTGGGAAAAAAAGAAAGAAGCATGCGGCTAACCCAGTTAAAAAAACAAGGCCAAAGTTCATACCTATGGAAATAGATCCTGTTAAACAGGCAGCAGCATTAAAAGCTGCAGATATCAAAGAGCAAGAAAGAGTAGATTTTCTACAAAGACTTTCCAAGACTCAAAATGATAACATGGGTAAAAAAGAAAATCTCCAATATACCGGAGAAAGAAAATTAGTAGGTATTGCAACAATGCATAAGTCAAATGCAGTACCAATCTTCGAAGACGATAAGGAACACGCTATAGATATAGCACGTATGCGAAGATGAACAATTTCGGGGTATGTCGCTCTTTAACTCCTTATCTTTCAGAATGCGACCTCTGCCCCACTTTATTATAAGGAAATTATGGCACTTAAAAAATTAAATAAGAAAAGAATCTCGATGAGGAAAGATAGAGTTTCTTTAGATGCAAAGATGATGGGTCCAGAACCTCTCTTCACAGAAGAAGATGGACACATGGACATTGAAGAACAATACGATGGAAAGATTGGCCGAAAATGGGCTAAAGCTTCCAGATGGTATAATTACTTTTATCAAAACAAAGATTACCTTCCACACGCAGTAGACTTTCTAAGAGATGTATATGGTTGGGATGATGATAAGTTAAAAGTCTTTTTACGTTTACCCGATTATACAATTAGAAGAGTCGGTGGGGTTGGCGTTATATGGTCAAGAGGTTACAAATATGATCCATTGTTTATCGAAGGCTTTAAACCTATTACTGATGAACTATATGAAAAAGCTACTTTATTAGAAGAGCAAAGAGTAGAAGCAGTAAAAGAAAAACCTAAAATGCCTAGTATACAAGAAAGAACTAGAGCAAAGGTATTAGAAACCATTTATATGGAATTTGATGTTAACGTAGTTGATGAATGGATGGAAGGTAATTATAAAGTTGACTTCGAAGCATTCTCTCTATTTAAAAACTTTGGATTAAAAGGTAATGCTATTTCTATATTCCAAGACATGATCGATGTAGAATATCTAGGACTAAAAGAAGCATACGATAAAACATGTCCTGATTGTGTAGAAGCTTATTCACACATTACGAAAGGCAATAAAAAGAAAATGCTCAACGTATACGACAATATTTATTCTGACCTTGATAAACTTAAAGATAGCTTTAAAGCGACGCGTAAGGCGCGTGTACGTGTCCCTAGGAGCAACGAACAACAGGTATCTAAGTTAAACTATATGAAAGAAGACTTAGCAGCTAAGTTAACATCTATTAATCCTATCCTTATTCCAACCGCATCTAAGCTATATGTTTATAATGTTAAACAAGGTAAGCTTGCAGAATACACTGCATTAGATGCTAAGGGTTTCGAGATCGCTGGATCTACTATTAAGAACTATGATACTAAACTAAGTAAAATAACTAAGTTAAGAAAGCCAGAGGAAATACTACCGCTTATTCTAAACAAAACAGAAAAGCAAATACTAAAAGTATGGAAAGGATTAACAACAAAGATTTATGAACCAACAGGCCGAATCAACAAGGACTGTATTTTAATGAGAGTAATATAATGGATATATTAAATGAAAAGATTATGACTAAGAAAAGATTTAGTACAGCAGTAGAAGAGCTAGTTGCTAAAAACAAAATGTCATATATGGATGCTATGAACTACGTGATAGAAAAAAGAGGTATGGATTATGGAAACATAAAGAAACTACTATCTGATTCTTTAAAAGAAAAAGTTACAGCAGAAGCCCAGGGGTTAAACCTAATCAGAGATAAGAAAGGTAATACATTACCAGTATGATGCAACCTTTTGATGCATATAGTATGTACAATGCACTTAAGCTGCATTTCGAACAAGACAGCTATGATGCAGTTAAATACAATTTTAAATCTAACGTAAGTCCTAAATCGTTCTTTGCTAGGAAAGATAAATACTTCTTTGCCAAACTAGCTAAGACTTATGACGATAAACTCTTACAGTATTATATAGCTAACTTTAAGAATGGGATTAGTTACGTTGGGGATATGCTAAACGAAGGTGGTGAAACTAACTTTAAGCAGCATATGAAAGTTCGCGAGTCAATACATCGTGAGTTTCAAAAAGATATAAATAGTTTAATAGATATGGATATACAGTTTGATGATTTGTTTATGACAAAGCAAACGCATCCATTGATAGTAAAATTATTGATGAGAGAAGAGATTAGTTTAGAGACTGTTGTTATTCTGGATTCAATATTAGGGTTTATGAAACGTGAAGGATCTAAGATAACTGAGACAATTATTTGGCCAGATATCTCTAGAAAGATTATGAAGTATAAACCTTTTGTAGACTTTAATAAAGATAAATGCGTAAGTATTATCAAAAAAGGGTTTACAAAACCATAGGAGTGTGGTATAATATACTCATTATATTATGAACAAAGTGGATAATTCAACAATACAGTGTACATGGAGAAAATAAAATGTCATTCGAAAACTTAAAGAGCGCACGAGGCTCATCAATCGATAAACTCGTAAAAGCTGCAGAAGCAGTATCCACCCCAAAAGCGGACAACTCATCTTATGGTGATGATCGTCTTTGGAAACCTACAAGAGATAAAGCAGGAAACGGTTACGCGGTAATCAGATTCTTACCTGCCAAAGAAGGTGAAGATCTTCCTTGGGTAAGATACTGGGATCACGGATTTAAAGGTCCTAATGGTCTATGGTACATAGAGAAATCATTAACCTCTATTAATCAACCAGACCCTGTCTCAGAACAAAATACTGTTCTTTGGAATACTGGTAGAGATGAGGATAAAGCTATTGCACGTGAAAGGAAAAGACGTTTACATTATGTTTCAAACATTCTAGTAATCAGTGATCCTGAACACCCAGAAAATAATGGAAAGGTATTCCTTTACCAATTCGGTAAAAGAATCTTCGACAAAGTTATGGAAGCTATGCAACCACAATTCGCCGATGAGCAACCTTGTAATCCATACGACTTCTGGGAAGGCGCTGACTTTAAAATTAAAATCAGAAAAGTAGATGGATGGGTTAACTATGATAAATCAGAGTTCTCAAGTCCTTCAGCATTATTTGATAGTAATGAAGCAGAGCTAGAAAGTGTATATGGGAAACTACATTCATTAAGTGAATTCACTGATCCTAAATCATATAAATCATATGACGAACTTAAAGCCAAACTTAATAAAGTATTAGGTGTTGATGCTGGAATTACTGCCGATATGGCAACTATGACTAGCGCTCCTGTTCCAACAATGGAACAAACACCTTCAATGATAGAAGAATCTCCAGCAATGGAAACCTCTTCTAGCGATGAAGATGATACGTTAAGTTACTTTAATAAATTAGCTAACGAGAGTTAACTAATAGATCTTACGATCGGAAGGGGTGCGAAAGCGCCCCTTTTTTTATCTGCTGGTTACAGATCCAAGAACAGAAGTTGCTCTTGTAATTGGACTTTGTACTACTGTTGATCGAATAGAAGTAGCATTAGTAACATTACCACCTGTTGCGTTAGTAATTACTGCGCTTACAGATTGACCTGCAGATTTCTGTGCTTCATTGGATTGTGACTTTGCTAATATCTCACTGCCATCTACTGTAGTTTTCGGATCTACCTGGCTCGATATATCTGGCATTTCACCTGATAACATTTTTTCCATATCAGCATCTGTTTGTCCTGTATCTGGACCTTTCTCTGCCGCAGCTGCTTCATTCTTAGCTCTTATCTCATCAGCTGCTCTTTTACCTCTTCCGGTATCAAGACCCTTAGAGATAGCATCTAATGCTGACGTGTCGAAATCATCTCCAAATAACCATTTGGCTGCTCTCTTACCTAAGAAGGATATCATTTTTCTTGGGATGTATGTAATCCCATTTACGATCGATGCTAAGAAGTCAACAAAATATAACATTGCAACTTTTAACGTATCCATTATACTTGCGCCAGGTCCTAATGAATCTTGTAGCTTTTTAAACCCGAAGTATAAACCACCTATTAATGCCATGATAGCTAATATAGGTACTAGTATTGGAGCCATCGCAACCACTATTGGTGTTATCGCTGTCATCATACTCATAAATGCAGCATATAGAGTTGGGATAAATGTTCCCATCATAAAGATTCTAAATACCCTAGCTGCTTTTAGTGCAGTACCAATAACCTTAATTAACTTACCACCAAACAATAATGCTAATGATCCAACTAATAGACCAAAGGTTCCCATGTTTTCTGAAAATAGTGATCCAGCTTCTTCAAAGTCACCACGTAAAAGAGCAGAGATCGTATTAAATACAATAGAAGCTTTCTCTATTATATCAACCATGATTGCTTGGAATTTTTCTGGATCTAAGAACATTAAAGCTAAACCAGTTAGTCCAGCTAGAAGTCCTGCTCCTTTAGCTCCTGCGGAAACCGTTTCATCGAACTTATCACCAAACTCTTCGAAACCTTTAGCCATTTGGAATAATCTAGAGTTAGCTTCTTCGTTAAGCTTTCGTGCCTCTCTTCTGTTTTCTTCTGATTCTGCACCTTTTGCTATTTCAGCAAGTTGAGCATTAGCAAGTTCTATCCCTCTATCATCACCATCTTCTATTGCTGATTTTAGATCTTCGTTTGCTTTATTATATGAATCTTGTAATTCTTTAACTTCACCCTTTAGGTTTCTTCCGAAAGCTCCGCCAAGTTTTTTTAATGATCTTTGTAGATCTTTATTTAAAGTATCATCATCTAAAACTTTTTTACTTTCTTCAAGCTTTGATATAATACCTTTTACGCCTTCAAGATTATTTTTACTCTCTTGATCGTTCCAAGTTGTTTGTAATTTTAAAAGATCACTAGATTGTGATTCAATAGCGGTTAGTTCTTTTAATCTATTATCTAAGGTTTTGTCAGTTTTAGATCCGGCAAGAAGTTCAACAGAAGCATTCAAAGCCTTCTGCATTTTTTCTGCAGATTTATATTCTCCTGTTGCTCTTAACTCATCTATTTTTAGCTGAGCATCTTGCATTTTAACAAGAGCATCTGCTTTGACCTGTGCTCGTTTAGATGCTCCGTCCGTGGCATTGATTAACTTATTAAGATGTTTATTCGTAGATACAACTTCTTTCTTAGTATCTTTCTCTACTTTTTTATCTTCCTTCTTTGACTTTGCCGGCTCTTTTCTTTCTGCTATCGGCTTTTGCTTTGAAGTTGTAGGTTTTTTATCGTCTGCCATTAGTTAGTCCTAATCTGGGTTACTGTCACCGTGTTCTTTTGCTGCACTTGATGTATATAAACCGAACCAAGCTGCGCCTGCACCTACTAAGATACTGATTAAGCCTGATTGCTCAAGTGATGGTTCTGGTAATTCCATAAACCAGAATGTAGCATAATATAATAAGTACATGTAAATAGATAAGAATAGTCTCGGTATAACTCTCCATGCATCTAGTGTTTTAGCTGCAAAGACCCATTTTTGCCACGGGTTCTTCCTATCATTTGTTGTTAATTCAAAAATTTCTTGTTTTAATTCACCAATCTCGGTAACCATAGCCATAAACTTTTTAAGGTCTATTTCTACTTCATTACGATCCATGTCACCTTGAAACTGTCCTGTTGGTTGATTCATTTTATTTCCTCATTTTAGCTTGCTGTTGTTGCAACCTTTCGTTCTCCTTTTGGATATGATCCTGCAGGAGAGCAATGTAAATTTCCCTCTCCCATGGCATCATATTTTCCAATTCGGTTAACGAATAACCGTGATGCTGCATCATTGCAAAGTTAGTCTTGTAATGGTTTACAAGGCTATCATGCGAGAGGCCTAAGTAAAAAAACTTTGAAGACCTTTTAGTTCTACTTTGTTTTCTTTACTACACTTAATACATTTATACTCTATATCATGAGTTAATGTTGGAACTGTTTCAAAGAAAGCAGATATCAATTTGAATTGTGGTGCGGTTAAGTTATTCACAAATGCCTCAACAGATTCTCTTGGTTCGTCTTTCGTATCATATACTCCATCATCATCAAATATTGTATCAATACAATCAATAACTAAATCAAACGCACCTTCTGCTTTCGCTAGGTGGGATTCATCATATTTTTCTATATCCATTATTCCAGGATATCTAAGCGTTACGCCTATATCCTTATCTATAATAACGGTGTTAGATTCTGGAAGATCTGTTAGATTTATTTCTTCTAAATTAACTCGGACTGGTGTAACGGAATTACACGTTTCATCTAAGCATTTAAGTTCTAAATCTACGATCTCGCCAACAGACTTTGAACGTAAGGCTAAAAACATTTTTTCGAAATCAAAAAGTGTAAAATGATTCATGTCTAGTTTCTCATATACACAATCTTCGATTATATCTTTTAAAGTTCTAATAATCATTTTTTGATCTTTCGATTCTAAAGCAATCATTAAAAGTTTTTCTTCCTTTACATTATAAGGTCTGTATTCTATTTGTTCTCCTGTACTCGGCAAAATTGTCGTGTACCTAGAACTATTCACTACTGGCAAAGCCATAATTTATTCTCCTAAGTAATAGTATTAATTGCGCTTCTTATTGCTGAACCTGTAGAACTCAAAGGTCCTTCAGGCACGAATCTATCGTAAGCAAAAGTTACGCTCATTTCAGTTACTGCATCTGTTTGGGCATTATCTAAAGCAATGCCTTCATAACTTACAGGATAAGCCTTTAAAAGCTTAACTCCATAGACCGGAATGTTCTTCTGGTTCAGTTGCTGTATTATCACGTCAACAGAATAATCATTTTTAAATCCTGTGACATATGATTCGGTATTAAATATGCCTGACTGCCATTGTTCAAGCATATTTCTCATATAATAATCATTTGTTAAATGGAATGTCATAGTAACATCCTCATCAATAAATGTATATGGGTATTTGTTTTGTTGTTTGTCGTGATCGTGCTCAAATGTAGATAATGTTCTACCTGGCATATTAACTGATTTACATAAGATAGATATATCTCTTGGATCGTTAAGTAAATTACCAGCGCTAAAATTTCCTGATAATAGCGAGCTTACGATTTGTTGTGGATTAATGTTTAATAAAGAAACTGCAGGAGGTGCAAAAATAACATTGAATCTATTAGCTGGGGCTAATCCACCTTTCTTTGCTATTGTTGATTTTAAATTTTCAATATTCATTATTACCCTCTAATGATTTTATTAGAATCAGCCCAAACTGCTGATTTACCTTTCTTCTTAAATTGTTCTGTTGGTAAGAATATAGCTATTTCCCATTCTGCCATAGGTACACGAACTATCTTTGAAGCTACGTGACCTGTTAGATAGTGTTTAAAGCAAGGTTTAAATTCTTTAAACTTTTTACTTGATTGCAATAAATTATATCTAGCTTTTATTCTACTTTTATCTGTTATCTTTTTTGGCGCTGTTTTCATTAGCTCATCTAAAAACTTAGCTCTTACTCTCGGATTTAAATAATGTAAATTTAATCCGTAGAATCCACCAGGTGCAGGTTCAACCATTAGCACTAATGGAAATCTATCATAGTAAGGCAATTCTTCTTTATATTTAGGATCGTAAAAATACATGTACATATTTCCAAATACCGTTTTTGTTACTGGATCTAATGCGTCATCTTTTAATAAAGATGTACGATTTACCTGACCTAATTTTTTTATATTAGCCTGAAACCATTTCTTGCTTTCTTCTGTTCTAGCAGTTATGCCAGCTCGGAATGCGCCTAATTCTAATGTATCAAATAAACTTGCCATAGTACTATTTATGCTTTCCTGTTAGTAGTTTGATCCCTAAATTCTTTAAAGTATCTTCTGTCCACACCTGGAACTTCCACCCTTTATGTTCAGCAAACTGTGATGCAGCATTCCATTTATCTGTATTTTTAATAAATGTGGTTACTTCTCTTAAATGTTTCTTGGTTTTTCTTCCGCCTTTTGGTGGAACCGTTTCTTTCTTCGGTTTAATTTCAACTAAATATACATCACCATTGGTCATTTCTATTAATAAGTCAACAAAATAACGGTGTATTCTTCCGTCCACTTGCCATTTATATGGTACAACTACTTCTTCACTGTTCCAAAAACGTATGTTTGGATTAGCTTCGCACCATTTAAACGCTTGTCTTTCCCATAAAGATCTATATTGTACTTTACTTGCATCGCCTGCATACTTTGATTTGTTTTTTATTGTGTATTTGCCTTTGTAACTCATATAAATAAACCTATAATAATTAATTTTATACAGGTATTTATATGGCTTCAATATTAACTTTCCCAAGAACTCTTCGCAGTGCAGCGGATGATAAAATGCCACATATTGGATTTTCTCTTACTGGTAAAAATAAACCAGATGCTACAGAAATAGATAGAGTACATTTATTCATTCCATCTGGATTTTCAGTAAAAGACGGTGCGTCATTTCAAGGTTTAGAGCTTGGTACTATTAATGCTATGAAACAAGTTGCTGATACCGTAAAGAAAGGCGAAAGTGTTGATTCTTCAGATATATTTTCAGGTACAGATGCTACTGTAATGGGAATGAAAGCTATTGAAGGTCTTACAGGTGGAGCAGGTGGTGCATCAGCAAAAGCTGCTATGGATCAAGGCGTTGCTTTTAACCCACAAACAGCATTGGCATTTGATGGTGTTGAATTAAGAACATTTTCCTTTGCGTTTAAGTTAGTACCAGAATCAAAAGAAGAAGCAGAAGACGCAAGACGAATAGAAAACTTTTTTAGAAAATACTTATACCCAGAAGCTGCAGGAGCTTTTTCACTTAAGTATCCTCCTAAATTTAAAATACAATTCTTTGTTGGTGAAGAAGAAAACACATATATGCCAATGATACACGATTGCTATTTATCTGGGGTTCAGGCAAACTTTAATCCAGACGGTAATTCATTCTATATAGATGGACAACCAACTGCCATTGAATTATCATTAGAATTCTCAGAAGCGAAACAACTTACAAGAAATGATTTATATATTAAGAGCACAGGAGGTAGTGATCCTGAATATGATTACACAAGACCAGGATCATTCCCAAATGAATCTTCAGCTGGTAAATCCGGAGGTCAAGGATAATGGCATTCTTTAAACAATTTCCTAAAGTACAATATGACTTCGAAAGAAATGGAATAGTACAAAACGTGGTTAACATTTACAGAAGTGTTAGACCTTTACAAAATTTTATTGATGACTCTACTGCATATACTTTTTATGAAATTAAAAATGGCGAAAGGCCTGATATAGTTTCACAAAGGTTATATGATAACCCAAATTATTATTGGACGTTCTTTATTGTAAATGATATACTACATGATGGTATGCGTGCATGGCCAATGAGCCAAGAAGATCTATTTGATTACTTAGAAGTTGAATATGAAGGTTATGTTATTAATACTAACCCGAGTATTGTTCGAAACACTGATGGTATTATAACTAAGTTTACAGATAGTTTAGCTGGTTCAGTTCCAAATGTTTCAAATGGAGCATTTAATATGGGTGAAACTGTTACAGGTTCTATATCCGGATTCAGTGGTCAACTAACTAAAAAGAATGTAGATTTAAATCAATTGGTAATACAAAACGTAAATTCAAAAGCACCACTTGGTGATCCAGAAGCTATAAGCGGTGGTACTGAATTGTTAATTGGTCAAACCTCAGGTGATTCTGTTGGTACTTATCAAGCATACAAATATTCAGAAGCACCACATCATTATTATATAACTGGTGATAAAGAAAAAAGACAAGTGACAAATGCACAATTCATACAAGGTGGAGAACCTTCCTCCAATTTAAGTTTCCAAACAAATAGATCTTATGTGAATGAATTAAACGAGGAAAGGTCCAGAATAAGGGTGGTTGATCCAGCCTATATAGATCGATTTGCAGATGAGTTTGAGAAAATATTAAATGTCTAGTGTAAGCAGTAGATCCGTCGAAGGCGTTGATGGAAATATAACCCCTGATTCTTATATATTGGAATCAGTTAAGTTCTTTCCTAACTCTGGTAAAAAAGAAATTGATATTAAATCTTTCGTACAACAACTAGAATTCTATGAAGATATTAATACGCCTTTTATTGAAGGTATCATTTATATACAAGATGCTGCTAACTTCCTAGAAGAACAAAAAGTAAATGGTAATGAAAGATTAGAGGTTAAAGTAAAAAGAACTCCTCTCGATGGTACACAAGAAAAAGTTTCTAAATTCGAATTAACGTTATATATTGCAGAAGTATTTAACTTTGTTCGAGAAGCACCAGGTAAACAATTCTATAAATTTAGAGTCGTATCAGAACAGTTATATAATAACCAAGGTAAAACATTACAAAGATCTTTTCAAGGATCTATAGGTAAATTAGTAAAAGACATTTGTAAGAAAGATCTTAAGATAAATGCTAAACTAAACCTAGACACTAAAGATATTATTAAAGGGGTTTATCCAACGCTAAGACCTATTCAAGCTATTAATTGGTTATTGAAAAATGCATACGATAACGGTACACCTTATTATTTCTATGAAACATTAAAAGATGGATTACATTTTAATTCATTAGAGAATTTATACGAGCAAGAACAATATGAGGAATATGAATTCCTTCCTTATTTTAAACATGACATCGGAACAAGTGGTTCTTATAACGAAATAAGAAAAAGAATAATAGCTTTTGGTAGTGATTTAGGTATGGGTAAGTTAAATGATGTTGGTTCGGGTGCGTACGCGAGCACGCTCCATACGGTCGACCTCGCGAAGAAATCATATAAGAAAACATTTTATAACTACGATTCAGCTAACCCAAAAAAATTAAACAAAAATAAACCATTTAGCGATAACACTAAAATCTTAGATAGAAACTTAGTTGATCTAAAAGAAGGAAAGAACTATTTTATTTCTTTAAATAGTGAAGCATTTCCTTTACACAAAAATTACCACGGTCCAGCTTATACCACAATATTAAAATCAGAATCACATTTACAAACATTAGGATTTAATACCCACACGATAGCTTTACCAGGGGATTTTGGTTTATGTGTTGGATCTAAAATAGGTATTGTTACAATCAAGCCGACAACAATAGAAGATGCAGATCAAGCCCCAGTTATGTTAGATAAATACACAGGTGGAAATTACTTAGTCACAAGAATAGTACATAAGTTTGATGACTTCTATACACAAAAATTAACTATACAAAGAGATTCAAGTGGGGTAAGTGTAGATGCGTAATGATATGTTTGTAGATGGAACCTTTACTTGGTTCATGGGTGTTATAGAAAATGTAATAGATCCTAAAAAAAGAAATAGAGTAAAGGTAAGATGCTTTGGTTATCACACCGACGATAAGGCATTATTAGCAACTTCTGATTTACCGTGGGCAACAGTTATGATGCCAAACACTTCTCCAAGTGTAGATGGTATAGGAATGAATCACCAGCTATTAACAGGAAGTTGGGTGATTGGATTCTTTAGAGATGGACCAAGTGCACAAGACCCTATTGTAATGGGTAGTTTAGCTTCATTCACAGAAGAAGCACCAGATCAATCTAGGGGCTTTACAGGCAACTACGGTAATACCGCAGGCAAAGAAGATCTGCCTACAGAGGTTGATCTGTTTAATGAAAATCAAGTTATTAAAACCATGGGTGGGCATTTAATTGAATTAGATAATACCTTAGGTCTAGAAAGAATTAATGTTAAGCATTTTTCTGGAACAACTATATTAATTGATCCAGCCGGTGGAATACAAATCGATGCGGTAAATGATGTAGTTAATATAGATGGTAACGTAACTGTTACGGGTTATATACATGCTTCAGGAGATATTTCAACTGCTGCAGGAAATGATATCACTCTCGCATCTCATACGCACACGGAAGTACCTGGAACTGGTGGACAAGCTTCACCTAACCCTGCAACACAAGAAACAACTGCTGGTAATGGCGGCGCGGGTCCTGTTGTACCTGAAGAAGAATCCGAATCCACCTGATAAAAGAGTATAAATAGATACATGGCAAATGAAACATCACCTTTAATACAATCCGACGCTAGTGTTAGTAAATCTATCTCTAAGTCAAAAATTGTTGCAAGAAGAAAAGGATATAGGGATTTAGACCTAGCATTAAAGATACATCCAATTAGAAAAGATTTAAATATATTAAAGGATGATAATGCTATTAAGAATGCAGTAAGAAATTTATTAATAAGTAATGCATTCGAGCGTCCGTTTCAACCACAACTTGGTGCTAATCTAAGAGGTTTATTATTTGAACCAGCAGATGCTATAACCAAGATAGCTATAAAAGAAAATGTAAGTAATGTGATTAAAGATTATGAACCGAGAGTTAAATTACTTTCAGTTGCTATAAACGATTTATCTGATCAGAATGCTTATAGATTAACAGTTAAATTTTTAATAAAAGAATATGACACAAACGAATCTGTGGAAATATTACTACGAAGGTTAAGATAAAATGGCAAGTAATTTAAAAGTCACCGAACTAGATTTTGATCAGATCAAAACTAATCTAAAAAACTTCCTAAAAACACAATCAGAGTTTACTGATTATGATTTTGATGGATCAGGCATGAGTGTATTACTAGATGTTCTAGCATATAATACACATTACAATGCAATGAATGCTCACTTCTCTTTGAATGAAGCATTCTTAGATTCCGCACAAATAAGAGGAAACGTTGTAACAAGAGCAAAACTATTAGGTTATGTTCCTCGTTCTATTCTATCACCAAGAGCTACTGTTACTTTTGTAGTTAATGTAAATGGAGTAGATGGAACTATCCCAACTACGCTTACGTTAAAAAGAGGAACTAAATTAAATACCTTAGTAGATGGTGAAGAGTTTCAGTACGTTGTATTAGACAATCACACAGCAACTATATCGGATAACATATTTACGTTTTCTAATATTATTATTGCAGAAGGTTCTTTTAAAACTTTAAAATATAGGGTTGATAACGATATAGAGAATCAGAAATTTCAACTCTCAGACTCAGATGCAGATACTTCTACGTTAAGAGTTAGAGTACAAGACAACGAAGAAAGCTCAGCCTTTGATATATACACAAAATTCGAATCATTAAAATCAGTTGATTCAACAACAAAGACTTATTACTTACAAGAAAATTCAAATGAATATTTTGAAATATATTTTGGTGATGGAGTAACGGGTTATAAACCTATTAATAATAACATCGTAACTTTGGATTACATTTATACAAATGGAAAAGATTCTAACGGCGCTAATACATTTTTTAAAGTAGATAATATTGAGGGTTTTGAGAATATAACTATTACAACAATCGTAAAAGCAGCAGGTGGTGTTGATGCAGAAACAACAGAAAGTATTCGATTCAATGCACCATTAACATTTACTTCCCAAAACAGAGCGGTTACATCGGACGATTATTCTGCTATTATTAAAAAATCATTTACTAATATCGATTCTATTTCTACTTGGGGTGGTGAAGACAATGATCCACCTGATTACGGTAAAGCTTATATAGCTATTAAACCTCTTACATCTACTATATTAACTACAGCAGAAAAGAATGAAATCAAAGATACAATTTTAAAAGGAAAGAACGTAGTTAGTATTACGCCAGAGATTTTAGATCCTAACTTTACTTATTTAGAATTAGATGTATTTTTTAAATATAATCCTAACCTTACAGATAGATCTAGTTCGGACTTACAATCCGTTGTAAGAGATACAATAAGCGATTACAACTTTAATAACTTAAATAAATTCGATGGTGTGTTTAGGCATTCCCAATTATTAAAGAACATTGATAACGCAGATCCATCAATTCAAAACAGTACTGTTAGACCTCGTATGTTTCAAAACATACCAGCAACAACTAACATAACTACGAATAACTTTTCATTAACGTTTACTTCGCCTTTTTATCAATCAGGAGAATCAACCAAGCATATTATATCTTCTACTGCATTTACTATTAATGGTGAAGATCATTACTTTGGTGATGAACCTATTACAGGATCAACAAGCAGAAAGGTTATAGTATATAAGGTTGTATCAGGTTCAAACGTAATTGTTATTTCAGACGCAGGAATAGTTAACGTAGACAGTGGAACAATTACATTAAATAGTTTTGCACCAGCTACTAATACAACTATTCGAATAACAGTTATACCAAACTCATTAGACTTAGCGCCAAAAAGAGATCAATTACTTTCTATTGAAAACACAAGAGTAACAATTACTCCTGAAGTTGATACGATATCAGTAAGTGGATCCGCTGGTTCTATTCGATACACAACTACCCCAAGACTTAAATAATGTCACACGATAAAGAATATAGCTCACCAGGATACGTAGAAACCGTAGTGTCTTCTAAGAAGAAAACAAAAGAGCATATTAATTATAAACAATTAGTTCCATCAGAGATATTACAAAACTCCTCTAGGATGGAATCTTTGATGAAGTCATATTATACCTTTATGAATTTAGAGGAGTTTATATATTCACAAACTAAAACATTTACAGATGTTGTGCTAGATGATAAAGCAGTATTTAGAATATTGGATCCAAAAAACGAGAATGATGAATTCTTTACAGATGAAACAGGTGCTGAATCTACATTAGTTATAACTGATACCGATGGAACAACTACCCCAATCTCTTTAGATCCACAAAACGTAGCAATTACAAATGGTAATGAATTACCTGGAACCTTAGCTATAGAAACATCTGAAATTGGTAAAACATATACTGTTACTGGTTTATCAACACATAATTCTAAAACAGCAACATTAACTACAGTGATTAAAAACTGGGTTGGACCAGGACCTTCGAACGTAATGAATACAATCGAAGAAGCTATGGATATAGATGGCAATGCTTCTAACTATTTAGAGTTTATGCAAAAAGAAATAGCATCAGCTATTCCAAGAGACGTAACAGTTAACAAAAGAAATTTATATAAGAATATAATTGATTTTTATAAAGTAAGGGGATCAAGTGATAGTATAGAAATATTCTTTAGATTATTATTTAATGAAGTGGTAGAAGTAGAAAGACCTTACGATAAAACATTAATACCTTCAAGTGGTAACTGGGATTCAGGATCAAATGCATTCTTGGATAACAAAGGATTTTTATCAGATAGAATAAGAATACAAGATAGTTTAAGATATCAAAAGTTTAGTTATTTAATTAAAACTGGTAAAAATATTTCTGATTGGTCAGATGCTTTTACAAGATTAGTTCATCCAGCAGGTTTTAAATTCTTTGGCGAGATTTTATTGCTATTAAACTTTGTTAATATAGGTACGGTAAACAATAAAAAAATGATGAGTACTCTGGCCAGATTATTTTCTGCAATGCCAGGTATACAACCAGGTGTAATTGGGGTTGAAGATTTACCAGTATTAGTGGAAATGTTTGCATCTGCTTTCTTACCACAGGTCACAGCGAATATTCACCAAAGTGCTACACTTTCTACCTCATTAAAGAATGGGGTAATTACCGGATCATCTATTACTAATGGTGGTACTGGATATATAGTAAATCCAACACTGACATTCTCTGATGGCTCTAGTGGAAAAACAATTCCTGTAGGTGCCGCGGCGGGGACAGATGGTTTTGGTACCGTAAATTCTATTGGATTAGGTGATGGTGGAAGAGATTTCCAAGCACCAACTGCAACATTTTCTGCACCAGAACAACATGTATTTAATGGATCAAGTTCATCTATAGTGAGTACATCAGCTAACACTATAACATTAACTGCTCCACAAGCAGCAGTATTCCAGGCAAATGATCAACTAACATATACAGCTGATGTTGGTGCAATACCAGGTTTAGTATCTGGAACAGCTTATTTTGTTAAAACTAAAGTGGGTAATGCTATAACCTTATCCGCAACAGTAGGTGGAGCAGTAATTAGTCTAACAGGGGTAGGAAGTGGAGCAGTTCACAAATTCCAAGGTGTAACAGCTACAGCAACATTTGTAAAAACAGATGGTTTACTTGATGTTGTAACGATAGATCAACCTGGATTTGGATATTCATCTGCACCGACTGTTGGACTCAATGGTACTGGTACTAATATGAATAATCCAGTTGTGACACTTACTATTGATTCTAAGGGAAGAGTCAATGGTGTAACTATTTCAGATAGGGGTTCTGGTTTCAACACTATATTCTTAACCCCAACAGGTAATACAAACGTAGGTAAAATAGCTGCTATAAATATAATTGAAGGCGAACCTAAAAATTATAGAGTTGCTCCTACGTTAATAATTGATCCTCCGACTGCTAAAGATGCAGATGGAGAATTATCAGGAACAAATGTACAGGCAGTAGCTACATTACCTTTAGATGGTAATGGAAACTTAACTGGCTCAGCAGCAATATCTAATTTTGGTAATGGTTATATATCAGAACCCCAAATTAGATTAGGAAGTCAAGTACATAACGAAATTCGTGCTAAGGATGTACAAGATATATTAATACTATATCTAAACCATAAGGAAGATCGTAGTGAAACACTTGATGAAACACATCTATTTGATCTAAAAGCCCCGTTTGATACAACGGCAAGGTTATACGATCAAAATGGAACTTTAGAACATTTTGGGTCCACAGAGATCCAAAACATGAATACAACTAGTATAAATAGATATAACGTGAACAGTTTTGTTCATACAGATTAGAGGAAACGAAAATGACAGCAATAGTCACATCAAAATTCAGAACAGTTAACGCTGAGAATTTTAAGGAAGATATCGGAGCAAATAGCGTATATGTAGCTATTGGTAAACCAGATGTCTGGTCTTTTACAACATCAGATACAACTGATACAACCCCATTTACCCCAAATGATCATAGTGATGACATTGGTGAAGCAAGAGCAAACCTTATGGCTATGCAAAAAGTTTCGTCAACAGACGTTACTCATGTCGTACCAAGATACACATGGGCTACTGGATCAGTGTATTATGCATGGGATTCTAACGATGGAGCAATATTTGATAAAAAATTCTATGTAATTACATCAGAGTTTAAAGTTTATAAATGTATCATTGCACCAGCAACAGCATCTACTGTTCAACCAACACAAACATTAACTGCACCAACAGCAGAATCAGATGGTTATACATGGAAATATATGTATACCTTAACTGTTGCAGATTCAGAAAAATTCCTAACCACTTCATACCTACCAGTTAAGACCGTTTCCCTTGGTGGACAAGGTACAGTATTAGGAGCAGTTTCTTCAAGCGCGACTGTTATACTATCAGAAATTAATTCAAAAATACATACTGGAATGACAGTATCGGGTACAGGAATCTCTGGAACACCAACAGTTCTATCTATTGCAGGTTCAGTACTCACTTTATCAGCAGCACAATCTATATCAAATGCAGTTATTTTAACTTTTGCATATGCTACCGATGGAGCAGCAGAATTAGCTTTATCAGAAGGAGATTATGCACAATATCTTAACCAAAAGGCTTCAAGAGACGTTGCAAATGCAGCTGGTATCGAGAGAATAGAAATTAGTAATGGCGGTGGAGATTACTCTGCAAAACCTACTGTAACTATTACAGGTGACGGAACAGGCGCAACAGTATCTGCCGGTAATATTACAATGAGTGGTTCTGGTTCAACACAAAGTGTTGCTAGTATTACTTTAAACAATAAAGGTAATGATTATACTTTTGCAGATATTTCTTTCTCAACAGGTTCAGCATCAGCTAATGCTACAATCGCACCACCAACAGGGCATGGAACAGATCCAGTATCAGAATTAGGTGGATTCTTCGTAGGTATTAATACACAACTATCCGGCACAGGCGGAGCAGGTGCAGACTTAACTGTTGGTAATGACTTTAGACAAATATCTTTAATTAAAAACCCAACTAATTATGGAACAACAACTATATCAACAGCTTCTACATTAAAAGCTATGAGCTATTTAGATTTTGCCGATGGCGTAACAGTAGCTAATTACACAGTGGATGAATTACTAGTTGGTGGAACATCAGGAGCTCAGGCTTACGTAGTTTCTATAGATAGTGGGACTGGATTTATTTACTACACACAAAATAGTAAAACCGGATATGGGAATTTTGCAAATGGCGAAACAGTTACTGGACAAACCTCTTCTACAGCAGGAGCATTACACACGAGTGCAAATGGTAATCCAGAAGTTAATCGTAGTTCAGGTGAAATGTTATTCCTAGAAAACAGAAATCCTATTAATAGAACAACTACACAGATTGAAGATATAAAAGTAATTATAGAATTCTAATATAAATATTAGAAACAGGTAAAAAATATGGCAACAAGCAAAGTTAAAAACTATAACATCCCACCATACTACGATGATTTTGATGAAACAAAAAATTATCATAGGATCTTATTTAGACCAGGATATGCAGTACAAGCAAGAGAATTAACACAATTACAAACTGCTTTGCAATCTCAGATAGATCGATATGGTCAGTATGCATTTAAAGATGGTTCAAGGGTATTGGATGGTAAGGTTACAGTTAATACTAAGTATGACTTTATTAAACTTAAATCTTCTTTTGATCACAGCGTTGGAGGATCATTAAATACAGATACTTACTTATCAGACTTTTTAGGATCAACTATTACTGGTTATGCTAATGGTACAAACAAAGTTACCGCAAAGGTAATAGGATTTGAAACTAAAACAGATGCTTCTAATCCAAACACTTTATATATTTCATATGAAAGTAAAGGTGGAAATGATAGAGACGTTGGTACGTTCGTAGGTGATGAAGAAATTATTTCGGATGCAAATACAGTTTCAGGTAATGTTCGATACGGTGAATTAGTTGCTAATAGTGGCACACCAACAGGATATGGTTCAGCTGTTAACGTAGAGCAAGGCGTATACTTTATTGCAGGTACATTTGTTTATGTAGAAGCACAATCTTTAATTTTAGATAAGTATACAAATACCCCAAGTTATATTGTTGGTTTATCAGTCACAGAGAATTTAGTTTCTTCTGATACTTCTGGCCATTCAGCATTGGTTGATAATGCTGCAGGTACTCCTAACTTTGCAGCTCCAGGCGCAAATAGATATCAGATCTCCACATCTTTAGTAAAAGAACCTTTAGCAATTGCTTCTAGATCAACAGGAAATTATATTCCATTGGTCACAGTGGAATTAGGAAAAGTCCAATTCGATAAAACAGATAAGAATAATGACACTGCCCTTACTCGTAGATTAGCAAGACGTACTTTTGAAGAGTCTGGAAATTACGCAGTACAACCTTTTGAATTAAACATTAGAGAATATTTAAATGATGGTTCAAATAAAGGATATAAAACAAATACACAAATCGTAGCAGACGGAGATGCAGGAAGTAATTCAGCTGGTACAACATTTGGTTCTTCTAGATTAGCAGTTGGTGTAGAACCATCAGTAGCTTACGTGAAAGGATTCAGGAATGAAAACCTTGCAACTAAATATGTTAAAGTAGAAAAGCCAAGAGGAGCAGATGCTACTAATGATGTTAATAATGCTACAACACAAATTAGATTAGGAAATTATATTAGATTAACTAATTCAACTATTTCTGGTATACCAGATATTAATAATTTCACGCCAATTACTTTACTGAATCAATCTGGTTCTAATATTGGAACTTGTCGTGCAAGAGGTATGGAACAACCTATAATAGGTACAAGTGGATATACAGCATTATATATTTTTGATATTGCTATGACTGGCGGAGCTACATTTAATCAGGTAAGAGCAGTTTCACAAGCAGGTACACCAGCATTTTCAGCACATTTAATTAATAAGACTGGATCAGTTGGTCCATCTCCACAACCATCTGCAAATTCAGATGCATTAATATATGATTCTGGTTTTAGTTCATTAGTATATAAATTACCATACGATGCAATAAAATCACTTAACACAGCAAGTGAAGATACTATCTTTAGATCAAAAGAATTGTTTACAGGAACTTCAGATGGATCAGGTAGTATAACATTCTCAGTATCGGGAACAAATACATTTGTTGATAGTGATGATAACTTAATTTTTGCAACAGGTGGAAACTTTGGACAACTAGCTAATTCCGGTGGAACGTATAACTATACTACATCGAACACAACTACACTTACAATTGGTGGACTTCCAACAAGTGCTGTTATTAAAGTATTAGCAACAGTGCAAAGAAACGAAGCAGCTATTCCCAAGACAAGAGTACCCAATGCAACAAAGGCAGCTACAGTAAGTTCTGGTTATATTGGATTAGCAAAAGCAGATATCATTCGAATAGTTTCTATCACAGATGGAAACAGCCTAGATGTTACAGAAAGATTTTCATTAGATAACGGCCAAAGAGATAATTATTACGGAGTAGGTAAAGCAGTTCTTAAACCTAACTTCCCAACTCCAACCGGGACATGTACAGTCACATTTGATTATTATTCACACGGTGCAGGTAAATATTTCTCAGTAGATTCTTATCCAGCATTAGATTATAGTACTATACCAACTTTTACGGGTATTAATGGGGAATTACAACTAAGAGATTGTATTGACTTTAGACCAAGAAAAGATGATAACGATGCAAACTTTACTTCTTCTGGTTCAGCATTAACTGTTGCACCACATCCATCTTCTACATTGACTGCAGATATAACATACTATATGTCACGTATCGATAAGCTATATGTAAACAGAGAAGGCGAATTCTTAATAGAAAAAGGTGTTCCATCAGATATTCCTAGTTCACCAGAAGTACCAGATGATGCAATGGCATTATATGACTTACAACTTAAGCCATACGTATTTTCTTTATCAGATATAAAACCTAGAATTATTGATAACAAACGTTATACAATGAGAGATATAGGTGGATTAGATAAACGTATTAAAAATTTAGAATATTATACTTCATTATCTTTGCTAGAACAAAGTGCAGCTGATGCTCATATAGTAGATGCAGCTGGATTAAGCAGATTCAAAAATGGATTCTTAGTAGATTCATTCCGTGGACATCAAGTTGGTGATACTGCAAATAATGATTATCAGGTATCGATTGATAAGAATAATGGATTACTTAGACCTAAGTTTGATGAAAGAAGTGTTAACCTAATTAGAAAAAGCGGTGATTCAGGTTCAGTAGTAATTAGTTCTTCATTAGCTCATTTACCTATAGCATCGAATACAACTATTATCGAACAACCGTACGCGAGCTCGTACGTAAACGTAAACCCGTATAACGTATTTTCCTGGGATGGTGTAGTTAAACTTTCACCAGACTCAGATGAATGGAAAGAAGTTGATCAGCGTCCAGCTATTTTAATCGACGATACTTCTCAATATGATCAGTTTGTTAAAATGGCTGAGGAACAAGGTATATTAGGTACAGTTTGGAACGAATGGGAAACAAACTGGTCAGGCCAAGACATCCAAGAAACATTCCAAAGAGAACAAATTATTGGTGGTGGACCAAACGGGGAAAATATTAAAGAGACAACAACTACTACTACAACCACAACTTCTAATCAGTCAAGAACAGGATTAAGAAGAGACGTTAGTTTTGATGTAGTTAAAAGAGAATCAGCTAGCAGAGTGGTAGAGGTTAACTTTATACCATTTATGAGATCAAGAGAGATATTCTTTTCAGCTCAAATGTTAAAACCAAATACTAAATTCTATGCATTCTTTGACGGATCAGATATTACAGCTTATTCTAAGCAAAAAGCCTTTGAAGAGTTTGCAGGTAGATCTAATATTGTAAACCATAGAGATGCTACATCTCACCCTGATTCAAGTTCAGGCACATTGGTATCAGACGGTAATGGTGATCTTGATGGTTCAATTATTATACCAAACAACTCAGCATTACAATTTAAAACAGGTTCAAGAGAATTTAGATTAACAGATTCTCCTACCAATACAATTGCCACAGAAACTTCTTCAGCAGAAGCACAATATCAGGCAAGAGGATTATTAGAATCTAAACAATCAACTATTACTTCTACAAAGGTTCCACAGTTATCAACACAGGAATTAAACGACGGAAGATCAATTGTAGAAACAGAAGTTTCAGAAACAGTAGAATGGATTGATCCAATTGCAGAATCAATATTAATAACAGAACCAGGTGGGACATTTGCAACAAGCGTAGATATATTCTTCCAGAGTAAAAATGCTGAAAACATTCCAGTTAGATTAACAATCAGAGAAATGGAAAATGGTTCACCAACGCAAAGAATTGTACCAGGAGCAGATAAAGTATTAGCACCAGGTTCAGTTAATATATCAGCAACAGCAGCTTCAGCAACAAACTTTGTATTTGATCATCCAGTATTTTTAGAACAAGATCACGAATATGCAATCGTACTTACTTCTCAGTGTGATGATTATAATGTTTGGATTGCAGAAATGGGTAAATTTGATGTTGCAAATCAATCATTCAGAATTACTAAACAACCATATAACGGTGTATTCTTTAGTTCAGCTAATGCTTCCACTTGGACTGCAGAGCAAGCTAAAGATCTTAAGTTTAAATTAAACTCAGCGGTATTCCAGACATCAGGCGAAATAACATTAGTAAATGATATATTACCTGTTAGAACTTTACCATCTAACCCATTTACAACTGCATCCGGTGATGCTACAGTGACTGTAAATCATCCTAACCATGGTTTACCTAATAATAGTTCTAAGGTAACGTTTGATAATACAGATAATGTTAACGGGCTTACAGGAGCTAGTCACATTGATGGACAACGAACTGTTACAGTAGTAGATCACGATTCTTATACGTTTGAAGCTGGAACAACAGCAAATGCAACTGGTTCAGGTGGTGGTACATCTGTAACCGCTACAGAAAACAGACACATTGATGTTATGAATAACTACATACAGAATTTAACTTTACCGAATACACAACTAAGGTTACATGCTACAACATATAGCGGTAAATCTATAAGTGGAACAGAAACGCCTTATCAAGCACAACCAGAGTTTGAAATATTACCGAATTCAAATGTTATATTTGCAGTTCCAAGGTTAATAGCTAATGCTGATAATGAATCACAACAAGGTAATAATAAAGGTTATGCATTAAGATGTTCAATGAGCACAACTAAGACTAACTTAACTCCTCTTATTGATTTAAATAGAGCTTCAGTAGTTACAGTACAAAATAGAATCAACTCAGGATCAGCAACAGAAACTGCAGCATCAGGCGGAAATAACCTTGCAAGATATATTACTAAAACAGTAGAACTGGCAGATGATGCAGATGTAATTACAGCTTTCCTAGCAGTAAATAGGCCTTCTGCTTCAAGCGTAGAATTATATTATAGAGTACTAACATCTGGTTCAGCTGCTTCAATGGTTGATACAACATGGGTATTAGCTACACCAACTGCTTCTATTTCTATTAACGATAACCCAGCGATATTTGAAGAAGTACAATATGATTTAGATCCATTAGGAGCTAACGTAAGTTTTGGTTCAATGCAATTTAAGATTGTAATGAGATCAACAAATACTTCAACTGTTCCATCAATAAGAGACTTTAGAGCCATTGCGGCAACGTAGGATACATTATGCCAAGAAAGAAAAAAGAAAACCAAGTAGAAATAATTGATCAACCTGATCTAGTTAAAGATACTACTTCACAAGCAGTTATAAATAATAACACATCTGCTTTATTAAACCGAAGAGCACAAATGAATGCTTTAAGAGTTAAAGATCAAGAGTTAGATGATATTAAAAAAGACATCAAAGAATTACAAGCTTTGGTTAAAAAATTAGGTAAAGGATAATGGCCGAAAATAAAGAAACCAGAATATTAAAATCAAGTTCCATTGAAGAACTCAGACAAAAGTCTAATGAGATTTCCTTTGGATTAGGGGATAAAACTTTATTAGATTCAGATATATCTGATAAGGTATTTAGTCATACGGCAGCAGCTGGTGATTATTTAGTTTCTCCTGCAACTACAAGGTTTGAATATAAACCTGAAGAGACAATTGATAATACTGCAGGATATATCCTTTTAACTGGAAGTCCTACGGTTGGTGCAGGTTTTTCAGCAGGTTCAGCGGTCACACAAAGTGGAGGATATTCCGCTACTATAGTAAGTGCTTCTACTAATAAAATTCTTGTAAAGAACTCCAGTGGAACATTTAGTTCTAGTTCTACATTAACAGCTGGTTCAAGTACAATTGCAGGTTCTGCTATTCGAAGCTTAGTTGCTGAATCATACAAAAAAGCAGAAGTAATTGTAAAAGTAGGATCAACAGTTTATACCCAAGACTCTACCTCTACTACTGGATTTCATATACCAAATCATGCAGGATCAGTCACACTTACTGGAAGTCCTGATGTATCGGATTTTGAAGAAGGCGCAGTTGCATATCAAGGATCAAACCTTGCAAATGCTACTTGGCAAGGAACAATTTTAGATTGTTCTTCTACATTATTAAGAACAAAAACAGTTTCTGGTTCATTTAGCGCATCAACACAAATAAAAGTTGATGGTGGTACAGATACAATTGCAGGATCAAACCATGGCGATATAACAAACGAAGATGTAACATTTGGAAAACTTATTGAATTTAATACTCCGTTAAGTGTAAATGATGCAGTTGTAATTACATCAACAAATTTAGTAGATGCTATTAACGAAGTACAAGATGATATTGGTACAATCAGTTCATTAGCTTCTGGTATATCAAATAGAACAGACTTAGTAAATGCTACCAACTCTCTTAAAACAGAAATCGGTACAGCTTCTCTAGACACATCAGCAAATTCATTAAGAGGTGCAGTTAATGAACTACACACAGAAATAGTTTCTAATGATACTGATATAGCTACAATCAATACTAAGCTTGGAACAATTACAGCAGGAGCATTTGGAACGACAGCATCGACAGTAAGTACTGCAATCGCAGAATTACATACTGACGTAGATGCTAGATTGATGTTAACGAAAGGAACATCACAAACAATTAATGGTAATATATCATTTAGTAACGGTAAAACATTTACATTCCCATCGGGATCTACACTAGATATAAGACAAGGTTCTATATTAACTGGATCTGGTGGTGGTGAATTAACATTTGATACCGCATTCTTAACCCTGATAGCTAATGATACAACAGCAGCTGTTAACCAATTTGGTCTGGAAGGACGAAGAGTTGGTTCAGGTAAAGATGTAAGAATACAATTTAATGAAACCCAAGTCACTGGAAACAAAGAAGCAAGAGCATGGCAGTTACAAGGATTAGATGATTCTAATGCTTCAAACACTGCCGATATAGTTACATTCTATAATGCTAAAGAATTAGTTTCCAGTAATACAGAAACAGGTATTGATGTAACATGGGATTCAACAAATCAAAACTTTGATTTTGCTTTATCAGCAGATCCAACTATTACATTGGCTGGCGATTTAGGTGGAACAGCAACATTAACTAATTTAACAAGTGCTACATTAACAGCAACTATTCAGGCTGGTTCAGTTGAGAATAGTATGTTAGCTGGTGGTATTACTAATGCTAATTTAGCTGGTAGTATTGCAAATGCTAAATTAGCTAATCCAAGTATTACAGTAAGTGATGGATCAAATACAAGTCCAGTTGCTTTAGGTGGAACATTAACATTCGCAGGAACATCAGGCGAAGTAACGGTAGCAGAAAATGCTGGAACAGTTACAGTTGGATTACCTGATAACGTAACAGTTGGTGGTAACTTAACAATTACTGGTAACTTAGATGTTAACGGAACACAAACAACTATTAATACATCAACATTAGAAATAGATGATACATTAGTATTAATGGGAGCTTCAAATTCAGAACCAACAACAGGTGGTTTCGGTTTAGAAACAAGAAGCTTCACGGGCGTAGGCACGCACTCGAATAATGCAGCAAACGTAACTGGTTCACACTCTATTGTATATAACTTTGCAACAGATAGATGGGAAGCAGATGGTTCATTAATATTATCAAGTGCTACCCAAGGTGCACCTAAAATTGAAGGACAGTTATTTGAATCCAATGATAATTTACAATTCTCAGCTGGCTCAGGTTTAACCGAATCAGTTTCAGTATCAGGTCTTAACACAACCGTTACATATACAAACTCAGATAAAGGTTCTGATGTAATGACCTTTAAAAATGTAGCTTCAAGTTCAGGTACTGCGGTTGCAGATAATAATACTGACACACTTACTATACTAGGTGGTAATGATTTATCAACATCAGTAAGTGGAGACACATTAACGATTCAACATGATAACTCGGGCGCAAATGCAGGAAGTTATGGAGCACAACATACTGTTCCAAGCATTACAGTAGATGCAAGAGGTCACGTAACAAGTATTTCTAATAATAGTGCAATCACACTTTCTTCATTAGGTTATACAGGTCAAACAAACGCAAATAATTATTCATTTAATATTGACGGTGATAGTGGAACATCTAACGTTATATCCTCTGGAGAAACATTTGAGATAGAAGGTGGAACTCACTGTTCAACCGTAGTTGAATCTAACAAAATTATTATTAATTCTGTAAATACCGAATATGACACATCCACTGGGTTAACAGATAATAACTTTACAAATGCATTAAAAACTAAACTAGATAATATAGCAGGCAGTGCGAATAACTATTCATTTTTAATTGGGTGTAATGGAACAAGTGGAACTTCTACAATAAACAATGGTAATACTTTAACTGTTAATGGTGCAGGAGCAACCAGTGTTACTAGATCGGGTGATGCATTCACTATTACTTCTACAAATAATACATATACAAGTTCAAGTTTTACTATTACCGATCTATCTGGATTCCCTGGAGGATCTACGGGATTCTTAAGAGCAGACGGATCATTCCAAACACCAAATTATCCAAGCGTACCAGGTGTTGGTGATAATGGATTAACACAAAAGAACTTTACAACCACTTTATTTAATAAACTAAACGGTATAACTGGAGGAGCAACAGCAAATACAGGTACAGTTACAAATGTAACCGGATCAAATGGTATAAGTGTATCAAGTGGAACAACAACTCCTGGTATAAGCTTAGCTGGAACTTATTCTGGAACATGGGCAGTTTCGGGAGCGATTACAGCTACAGGTGATATTACATCATCCGTTTCTGATTCTCAATTAAAAGACAGAAAAGCTAATATTGATAATGCATTAGAAAAAGTAGAACAAATAAATGGATTCTATTTTAATTACAATGATACAGCAGTAGAACTACTAGATGCAGATAAAGAAGAGATGCAAGTTGGTGTATCAGCTCAGGAAATAGCTAAAGTAATGCCAGAGGTAGTTAAACCAGCACCAATAAATCCAGAGAAATATAAAACAGTACAATATGAAAGATTAGTACCGTTATTGATAGAAGCAATAAAAGAGTTAAATGCTGAAATCAAAGAACTAAAAAAGCATAAATAAAAGACATAAGGTAAATTAAATGGCAGTTTATTCGAACATGACAATCGACCAAGGAACAGATTTTAGTTCTGCAATCGATGTAACGGATGCAGATGGTGATGCAGTTAATTTGACAGGCTATACAGTTAAAGGTCAAATTAGAAAATCATATACATCTAGTACTGCGGTTGATTTAACTTGTGCAGTTTCAAATGCAGCAGCTGGAATTATCAGCATTGCATTAACAGCAGCGCAGTCAAATGCGATGAAATACGGACGTTATCTCTACGATGTAGAAATGACAAGTTCCGGAGGGGCTAAAACAAGAGTTTTAGAAGGGCAAGTGGAAATTACACCTGGAGTTACGCAGATATAATGGCAAACTTAAAGGCAAAGATTCGATCTAATCCTAATAAGATTGTTGCACAAACCCTAAAAATAGGTAACGTATCTTTGGCGGATTTAACTGACGTAGATACAGGGAATCTAGCAGATGGAGCAATGATCCAGTATAATGCTGGAACGAGTAAATTTAAAATGACAAACAGTTTAGATGGTAACAATCTAATTATAAATTCAGGAACATACTAATATGGCAGCTTTAACAAGAATTAAAATATTAAATACCGCGTCCACAAGTTCGGCGCCAACTAATATTTACACAGGGGAAATGGCGTATTCTTACGTTACTGGAACCCAAGCAAATAATGGAGACAGGTTATACATTGGTACTGGTACTGAGAACCCATACGCTCCAAACGTAGACATTATCGGTGGTAAATACTTTACCGAAATGTTAAATCACGTACACGGTACGACAACAGCATCGAGTGCATTAATTACAGATGCTAACTCTCATGTTAGTGCTTTAAATACAGCAACATTTAAAGTTGCAGCTACAGGGTCATTAGGATCTGCAGTTGGTATTACCAGTATCTTAGATGAAGATAATTTAGCTTCTGATAGTGCTACAGCACTTGCTACTCAACAGTCAATTAAGGCTTACGTTGATACAATTGTAGATGCACAAGACTTAGATATTACTACGGATTCAGGTACAATAGCAATTGACCTTGATGATGAAACATTAACCATTTCAGGTGATACAGGTATATCAACAACTGCTAGTGGAAACGCTATTGAAATAGATCTAGATGATACAGCAGTAACAGCAGGATCTTACGGTTCACAAACAGCTATACCAACATTCACAGTTGATCAACAAGGTCGATTAACAGCTGCTTCAACAGTAACAGTTGCTACAGCATTAACAGTAGATGGTGATTCAGGAACAGGCGATGTATCCTTATTAACAGATGATTTAAGAATCGTTGGTACAGCTCAAGAAGTTACAACAGCGGTAGCTAAATCAGGTACAGACGTAACGGTCACCGTTGGTTTACCAAATGACGTTACTATTGGATCAGATTTAACAGTTACAGATAACTTAGTTGTTAACGGGAACGTAACATTAGGTAATGCTACATCAGACACAGTTCAAACTGGCGGTAATTTAACAGTTGGTGGTGATCTTACAGTTAACGGTACAACAACATCAGTTAACTCAACTACTACTACTTTAACAGATCCAGTTATTGAATTAGCTAAAGATACTTCTGCAGCAGATGGTCTTGATCGTGGTGTTAGTTTCAAATGGCATAACGGTTCAGCAGTTAAAACAGGTTTCTTTGGATTTGATATACAAACTCAAAGGTTCTCCTTCACTAACGATGAAGATCTATCAGGTGGAGATAATGCTTCCTCACCATGGCATGATGCACAATTCGGTGGAGTTTACGCAGGTAATGTCCAAGTTGGTATTACAGGCGATAATGAGATCGATACAACCTCTGGCAATTTAACAATTGATTCAGCTGGTGGTACAACAACTATTGATGATATATTAACCGTAACAGGTGCAGCATCAGCAGCTAGTTTAACACTTACAACAGATTTAGCAGTAGCACATGGTGGTACTGGATTAAGTTCATTCACTGGTAAAGGTGTATTTACATCTAACTCTGGTGGTACAGCAATTGATTTTGTTACATCTTCTGCAGAAGGTGCAATAATGCAGTTTAATAGTTCTGGTGTACCTATTGCTTCTGTCATCGTAGATGGTGGAACATACTAATTATAAATAGTATTATAACACATTAATATGTGTTTGTAAACATTTTTATTAATTTCTCTATATAGAGATTGAACATATAGGAGCCAAAATTGGCACGTAAAACGAACATACAACTGAGGCGTTCAGCAACAGCTGGAGGCATTCCAACTACAAGTAATCTAGACTTAGGTGAATTAGCGCTTAATACCTACGACGGTAAAGCGTATATGAAGACCACGGAGTCTTCTCTTGATAGTATAATTCAGATTGGCTCCGCAACAGATACTTATCATAAGATAAGAAAAGGTAATACAATAACTATTACCGTCACCGTTGCTACAAAAACAACATCGCACCCACATCATGGATCTGGTTCAAGCTCAGCATACTTTTTAAATGGTATTGAATCACCTCATTTCCATATGGTTCCTGGGAACACATATAAGTTTGATCAAGCAGATAGTTCCAACTCTGGTCATCCATTAAGATTCTATTATGAAGCAAATAAATCAACTGCTTATAGTACAGGTATTACGACATCTGGAACGCCAGGAAGTTCAGGCGCGCATACAACTATTGTACCTACTGATGCTACTCCAATGGTATTACATTACCAATGTTCAGCACATGGATATATGGGTGGTAGATCAGATTATGCTACAAGAAACTTTACTGGATTTAATACAGGTGATTTAGCAGAAGGGACAAATCTATATTACACAGACGCTAGAGCAAGAGCCTCAATTAGTGTAAGTGGAGATTTATCCTATAATAGTTCAACAGGTGTTATATCTTTTACAGAAACAACAGCAGCTACAACTCGTGCATTAATATCAGTCACAGATGCTGGTGGAGATGGTTCATTAGCATATAATAACACCACGGGCGTGATCACGTACACGGGTCCGAGCGCGAGCGAGGTGCGAGCGCACATCTCCGCGGGTACGGGCGTAACAGTTTCTAATGGTGCTATATCAATAGGACAAGCAGTTGCAACAACTTCTGATGTAACCTTTAATGATTTACAAGTAGATGGTAATACAATCATCACTGGTAACTTAACGGTTAATGGAACAAGCACAACTTTAAACGTTGCAACATTAGATGTAGAAGATTTAAATATAACAGTTGGTAAAGCAGCAACAACAAGTTCAGCAACTAACGGCGCAGGACTTACATTTGGTGCTTGGTCTTCAGGTACTATACCTACATTTACATGGGATCATTCTAACCAAAGATTTGCAGCTAACTATGCTATTGCAGCTAATATTACAGGTGCATTAACAGGTAATGCAGATACAGCTACTACATTAGCTACAGCAAGAACTATATCAGGTGTATCATTTAATGGTTCAGCTAATATAACACTAAACACTTCTGCAATAACAGAAAATACTAATCTATACTATACCAATGCTCGAGCAGATGCTAGAATTGCAGCGGCAAGTTTACTAGATTTAAGTGATGTTGGTTCTGACGGAACAAACGGTCAAGTACTAACAACAGATGGTAGTGGTGGATTTACATTTACAACAGTAAGTGGTGGCGGTTCAGCAATAACTGTACAAGAAGAAGGTTCATCCTTAGCAACAGCAGCAGCAACAATTAACTTTGTGGGTGCTGGGGTAACAGCAACAGGTACTGGTGCGACTAAAACAATTACTATTCCTGGCACAGGTACAGTATCAGAAGCATTTAAAACAATTTCAGTTTCAGGCCAATCAGACGTCGTAGCAGATACAGCAACAGATACATTAACATTAGTAGCTGGTTCTAATATGACACTTACTACTAGTGCTAGTGGAGATACAGTTACATTTGCATCTTCAGGAAGTGGTGGTGGTGGTTCAGCCTCAGCTTCAGACATAAGAACAAAATTTGTTTATACTACATCATCTAGTACAACCGCATTCAGTGGATCAGATGATAATTCAGCAACATTAAGTTATACATTAGGTGCAGTGGATGTTTACCTAAATGGTGTATTACAAAAGCTTACAACAGATTACGCCGAAACTAACACATCAACTATAACATTTGTTAATGCTATAGCATCAGGTAACGTTGTAGAAATCATAGCTTATTATAGGACTATTGGTACAGGCAATTCTGTAGTGGATCAATTTACAGGTAATGGTTCAGCAACAGATTATACAGTTACAACTGCACCAGTTTCAGAAAACAATCTATTAGTTTATATCGATGGTGTATACCAGCAGAAAACAGATTACACTGTATCTGGTACAACACTAGCATTTGATACAGCACCAGCTAGTGGAGCAGTTATAGAAACTGTAGCGATGGTTGGTGCTATTACAGAACAAGCTAGCTTAACATTAACAGGTGCATTAACATCTGTAAGTGCAGATTTATCTGGTGACTTAACAGTTGCAGGTAATATATCATTAGATGGTTCAAATAAAGAATTAAGATTTTATGAAGGCTCAAATTATGTAGGGTTCGAAGCTCCAGCATTAAGTGCTGATAAAATTTGGGTATTACCAGCAGCAGACGGCACAGCAGGATATGCACTTAAGACAGATGGTTCTGGAAATCTAAGTTGGGGATTAGCTGGTGGTAATGCATTCGAAACAATTTCAGTATCAGGTCAAAGTGATGTTGTTGCTGATAGTTCATCTGATACATTAACTTTAGCTGCTGGAACAGGTCTTGCTATTACAACAGCAGCCGGTTCAGATACAATTACATTTACAAATACCGCAGTTGGTGCTAACGCATTTGGAACAATCGCAGTTAGTGGACAATCAAATGTTGTTGCAGATTCAACTGCAGATACATTAACATTAGCGGCTGGGGCAGGTATAGTATTAACAACTGCAGCAGGTTCAGACACAGTTACAATAGCAGGTGGATCAGGCTCAGTATTCACAACAGATTTATTTACAGCTTCAGGTTCACAGAATGCTTATACACTTTCAGTAGCTCCGGCTTCAGAAGATGAGATCATGGCTTTTGTGGAAGGTGTATATCAGAATAAAAATTCATACGCATTAAGTGGTACAACATTAACCTTTGATGCTGGTATAACAAACGGTCAAGAAGTTGTTGTACATCATATTGGTGCAGGCATAGTTGGAACAAGTCCAAACGTTGAAACGTTTACAGGAAATGGTTCAGCTTATTCATACACACTAAGTGTTGCACCACCTAATGAAAACTATTTACAAGTATTCTGGGATGGAGTATATCAGAACCATGATCAATACACAGTAAGTGGAACAACTTTAGACTTTGGTTCAGGTAACGTTCCGGCTAATGCAACAGCAATTGAAGTTGTTTACCCAAGTATAAATGGTATAGGAACACCAAGTGATGCATCAGTCACACCAGCTAAATTAAGCACAGGCGCACCATCATGGGATGGTAATTCTAATTTCATAGTTGGTAATTCTTATGTAAGATCTGATAGTACTTCTGTTAGTGCAACCAGCGCAACGACAGTAGCTACACATGCAGTTGCTACATATAGAACAGTTAAATATCAAGTACAAATAACACAGGGTTCAGCATATCATTCAACAGAATTAAATGCAATACATGATGGAACAACTGTATACTTAACAGAGTATGGAACAATCTTTAGTGGTTCTTCTCTTGCAACATTCGATGCAACAATTAGTTCAGGTAATATGTTATTACAGGTAACAATGGGGAGTTCTTCAAGTTCAACAATTAAAGTAATATCAAGTGCAATAAGTGTATAAATAGATACATAATAACGATGGAGAGTGAAATCGTAAATGGCTACAAATAAAAATTTCGAAGTAAAGAATGGTTTAACCATAGCAGGTACTGAGCGTATCTCATCTGCTGGTGCATTCACTGGTTCATTGGCAAGTACTACTACTGCAACAACACAATCAGCAGCAGACAGCTCTACTAAAATAGCAACGACAGCATATACAGATGCTGCAATCACTGCATTAATTGGTGGAGCTCCAAGCGCCTTAAATGACCTTAATGAATTAGCCGCTGCAATCGCAGACGATGCAAACTATTCTACTACTCTTACCACAGCATTGGCTACTAAACTACCTTTAGCAGGTGGTACAATGACTGGGAACTTAACTGTTAATGCTATTGTAGATGCAGACAATTTTAAAATAAATAACGCACAAGGAACAGACGGACAACTATTAACCTCCACAGGAAGTGGAGTGGCATGGGAAGATGCGCCAGCGAGTGGTCCAACATTTAAAACATTTGGTACATCTTCGATCATGGTTGGTGATAGTACTACAGGAACTATTAATGCTGCTGATTACAACACAGGTTTAGGTGTAGATGTTTTTGCGAATTTAACAAGTGGAGACCAAAATACTGCAATTGGTTTCGAGGCTGGAAATGGTATAACCACCCAGGGACAGAATACTTTAATAGGATATCAAGCAGGAAAACAAGTTGGCAATGCTGCAGAGTCCTGGGAAGCTCAAAGAAATACCTTTATTGGATTCGGTGCTGGTCGTGATGTTGACGAAGGCCAAAAAGCTATTGCAATAGGTTATTATGCCATGATGAGTAGTACTGGTAGTACAACCGGTGATATAGCCATTGGCTATCAGGCAATGCAATATAGGGCTTCTAATAGTGGAGATAGTATTGCTATTGGTTCTAATGCGCACAGAGGCGATATAAATCAAGGATATCAAAATGCCAATAGAAATGTTGCAATCGGAAATAATGCTTTATCGGTGGTAGAAACTGGTGCCATACAAAATACGGTTGTTGGCTGGTGGGCAGGTCAGAATGTGACAACTGGTCCCAATAACACATTAATTGGTTCTGAAGCTGGACAGGCAGTATCAACAGGCCAACTCAATACTTTACTTGGATATCGTGCTGGTGAGCTGATTACTACAGGAAATTATAATATTGTCCTTGGTAGTTATGACGGTAATGAAGGCGGTTTAGATATAAGAACCGCTAGTAATCGCGTTGTAATATCCGATGGCGCTGGTAATATTCGAATGTATATTGATAATACTGGCAAAGTTGGAATTAATGACACTAACCCATCACAAATGTTATCTGTATCAGGAACAGGTTCAGTACCTCCAGCTAGATTTACTGCAGGAGGAAACACTAATACATTAGAAGTTTTTGGACACTCTACAACAGATGCATCAACAGGTCTTTTAGTGAGCGCAGGTACTTCGGCTAGTGACTATGCTGCATATTTTAGAAAGGTTGATGGAACTACGCCAATAATGATGGTTAGAGGTAATGGTAACGTTGGAATTGGAACAACTTCTCCAGCAGCTCCATTAGATGTAAAATTTGTAGATAACACAAATGCTCAAAGATGGTCTTATGGCTCTTCAGAAGATAATTTTTATTTAGAACTTGATACAGCTATTCCTGGTAGTGGAGTTGTTACTTATAATTTTAATACTAAAAACAATGGCACTTTGTATAATAATAATCTTGTTTTAGATAGAGGCAACGTTGGTATCGGAACGACTGCCCCATCAACAAAACTTCATGTAGATACTGAGACTGATAATGCATATGGCATAAGACTATCAGGTAGGACAAATAATGGGAGTGGAGTATGGACTGGTATAGGTATAGGTGGAGAAACTTCTAATACTAAATCGGCTATTATATTTCAAGATATCGGCTCTAGTTATTCAAGAGGTAAACTTCTTTTTTGTGTTAATAATGATCAAGATCAATCAAATGCAGATCCAGGTGATGCAAGATTAACTATACAAAATGACGGCAACGTTGGTATCGGAACGACTGCCCCAGGTAGGGTTTTAGACGTTTCACATAGTGCAGGTCAACATATCCCAGTTTTAAGACTTTCAGGAATGTCAACTTCTGCTTATTCAGGTGGCTTATCGTGGTACTCAGGTTATGGCCCTAAAGAAACAGCTGAAATGCACAGCACTGCAAGTGGTTCACAAGGTGGAGAATGGTGGCTAAATTGTAGAAACCAAAATTCGAATGCTCAGTCCAGAGTTATGGCAATAAATAATGTCGGCAGGCTCAGGCTAGGCGGTGTTTCAGCAGCATGTTCAGGTGCTTTTAATGTTATGGGTGAATTTGGAAATAGCTATGACGCAATACAATTTTACCATAACTCAGCGACACTAGTTGGTCGTATTAGAACAGCAGCTTCTTCAACTTCATATAATACATCTTCTGATTACAGATTAAAAGAAAATGTAGATTATACCTGGGACGCTACAACAAGATTAAAACAACTCAAACCAGCTAGATTTAATTTTATAGCTGATGATACCAATACATTAGTTGATGGTTTCCTAGCTCACGAAGTATCAAGTATAGTTCCTGAAGCAATTACAGGAACAAAAGATGCAGTTGATGGTGAAGGCAATCCTGATTATCAAGGTATTGACCAAAGTAAATTAGTACCATTACTCGTAAAAACAATACAAGAATTAGAAGCTAGAATAGCTACACTAGAAGGATAATATGGCAAATACAAAGATAACAAGTAACGTAATAGCTAATGATGCTGTTACGGTAGACATGATTACTGATGCAGCGGTTACAGCTGATAAACTTCATGCGACTTTAGATTTATCTGGTAAAACTTTAACATTACCAAGTGCACAAGCAGCAACAACACAATCTGCATCAGACAATACAACAAAAGTAGCTACAACAGCATATGTTACTACAGCAATAGCAAATCTAAGTGATAGTGCTCCAGCGGCATTAAATACATTAAATGAAATCGCAGCAGCACTTGGTGATGATGCTAACTATGCTGCAACAACAACAGCAGCGATCGCAACTAAATTACCTTTAGCAGGTGGTACAATGACTGGTGCCATAGCAATGGGTACTTCCAAGATTACAGGTCTTGGAGATCCTACTGCAAATCAAGATGCAGGAACTAAGTTATACATTGATACAGCAGATGCTTTAAAATTAAATCTATCAGGCGGAACGCTTACAGGTGATTTAATATTAAATACAACAACTGCTTTAAAAATACCAGCTGGTACAACAGCTCAAAGACCAAGCGCAGCAACAGGGCAATTAAGATGGAATACATCTGATGGCGCTTTAGAAGTTTATAACGGATCCGCATGGACAGCAGTTGGAACAGGTTCTTCTAATAAAATCCTAGATACATTTACAGGAGATGGAAGTACAACAGCTTATACTCTAAGCGTTACTCCAGCAAACGAAGATGCTCTTATAGTATTCATAGATGGTGTATACCAAGAAAAAGGTGATTATGCATTATCAAACGCAGTACTTACATTAGATACAGCTCCGGCTTCTGGTGAAAAACTTGCAGTACATATAACTACTGCTTCAGTCCACGATGGAACATCTGCAGTTAATCAACAATTTACAGCTACTGCAGGACAAACAGCATTTACATTAAGTGCAGATCCTAAATCAGAAAACAATACACAGGTTTATATTAACGGTGTATATCAACAAAAGACAGATTACACAGTAAGTGGAACAACTCTGACTTTTGATACAGGATTAACAGTTGGTGATGTAGTTGAAGTAAATATGTTTACAGTTACTACGCTCGGAAATACAGATACAGTAAGTGAAGGCACAAGTAACCTTTATCATACGACCGCACGTGCACGAGGCGCGATTTCTGTAAGTGGTAATGCATTATCATACAATAGTTCAACAGGTGTTATAACATCAGCTTATGAAGAAAGTCCAACATTTACAGGCGATGTTGTATTTAATAGCACAGGTTCTATAAAAATTCCTATAGGAACAACTGCTCAAAGACCTGCTTCTCCTGCGAATGGCATGGTTCGTTACAATACAACTGAATCAGAGTACGAGGTATATAAAGGCAACGCATGGTTTATTCTTGATTCTAGTGGCTACACTTATACTGCTGATTTTCTTGTAATTGCAGGTGGCGGTGGTGGTAGTGGAACTAGTTTAGCAGGTGGTGGTGGAGCTGGTGGTTATAGGACATCAGCAGGAACATCAGGTGGCGGTGCTTCTGCTGAGTCAGCTTTAACTTTTGTTGGTGGAACAACTTATACAATTACTGTTGGAGCAGGTGGTTCAGGTGGGGCAAGTGGAAGCAATGGTGGTAACTCATTAATCTCAGGCTCAGGCTTAGCTACAATTACATCTATTGGCGGTGGTAGTGGTAGCAATAATGCCAGTGCAGGTGCAAGTGGTGGCTCAGGTGGTGGTTCAGGTAGAGACTCGGTAAATACAGGTGGTGCAGGAACATCAGGACAGGGGTTTGCAGGTGGTACTGGTGGCGGTAGCTCAAATAGTTCTTCAGCTTCAGGCGGTGGTGGAGCAGGTGCAGTTGGTGCAAATGCAGCGTCTCCGTGGACAGGTGGAAATGGCGGTGTAGGAGTTGCATCTACAATTACTGGTTCATCAGTTTATAGAGCAGGTGGCGGTGGTGGTGCAGCATATGCTGGACTAGGCAGAGATGGCGGTACAGGTGGAAATGGTGGTGGTGGAAATGGTTCAGGAAATTCAGCAACTAGTGCAACCGCAGGAACAGCTAACACAGGTGGCGGTGGTGGTGGCGGTATGTCTAACAGTAGTGGTGGCTCAGGTGGTTCAGGTGTGGTTATACTTAGAGTAGCTACATCAAAATATTCAGGCACAACTACTGGCTCACCAACAGTAACAACAAGTGGTAGCAATACAATCATTACCTTTAATTCAAGTGGGAGCTATACAGCATGAGTAAGTATTGGGCAAAAATAAATAATGGTTTAGTAGAAAAAGTAATCATAGCAAATGAAGATTTTTTTGATACCTTTGTTGATGATTCAGCAGGAACTTGGTTAGAAACTAAAATTGATGGCTCTATAAGAAAAAATTATGCAGGCATAGGATATACTTATGATTCAACAAGAGATGCATTTATACCTCCAAAACCATATGAGTCATGGACATTAAACGAAAGCACTTGTCAATGGGAATCACCAGTAGCATATCCTGATGCGACCAAACTATATAATTGGAATGAAACAGATCAGACATGGGATGAGGTATAAATAGTACTATGGCATATTCAAAAGCAAGAAGATTATCAGATTCAATATCAGCAACAGGCGAGATAGCAGCATTCGTAGACGGATCAATTACACACGCTGATCTTCATACCGATATGAACTTAACTAGTAAAACAGTACTAGTAGCAAATGCATCAACTGGCGATAGTGATACGACCGCAGCAAATACGGCATTCGTACAACAGGAAATTGCAGCATTAGTTGATAGCGCACCAGGTACATTAAATACATTAAACGAATTAGCAGCAGCCTTAGGTGATGATGCAAGTTTCAGTACAACTATTACCAATAGTATTGCTTTAAAAGCACCATTGGCAAGTCCTGCATTTAATTCAGGCGCAGCAAATGTAGTTGCTTCATTTACCTCAACCGATGGTACAGGAGCAATTCAACTAGCAGATAATGCAGGTAACGTAGAACTTGCAGCAGTTGGAAATGACTTCCACATTCAAAATGCAGGGTCAGCTGCTAAGATGGTTGTTCTAAATTCAGGCAATGTTGGAATTGG